AACTTCCCTCGCCTCAAGTTTGTTCCGCAAAAGCGAATGGTACGGGTAGAGGGACTCGAACCCTCACGTCTGCAAGACATTTGAACTTAAATCAAATGTGTCTACCAATTCCACCATACCCGCATATTTTTTTATTGTTGGTCTTTTCCCTTTCGACATGATAATCATAACATACAATCATCAAATTGTCAAGGCTTTAATAAAACTTTCTTTTTATTTTTCTTTGAAATTCTTATTTAGATGTGTACCCAAAACCGTTAAAATGATACACTCGCTACCTTTTGATTTTATAGTTGGATGCAAGGTGTCTTTTGGCAACATATTAGGCACTTTGACAAGAAAGCTGTTGCACCACATTTCTTTACGAGTTATCTTGTCTTCTCGTAACTGCCGATTAACCAACTGTATATTTATATTACCACACAAACATTAATTTGTCAATGGTTTAATAAAAAATTCTGACTTTTTCAATGTAGGAGTAATATCTAAATTAGAATTCGCACTTGTACGAGTATAAGTAGAACCAGCCCAATCTGACCCCCACATGTCAGCCTTGGTAGCAACATACTTCTTATATTTACAAGAAAGCTTTACAGAAAGACACTCAGGATAATCTTTAATACTTTTCTTGAGTTCATTAAAAGATTTTTCTGCTTTGACCACATCCTCTGTATATTTGCAAATCAATTCGTTTTCACATCCTGAACAAATACCGTATACTCCTCGACCCGCATTAAGCGTCTCCATTGCTTTTTCCTCCTTCCTTATAATATTCATTTAAAATTAAATTGTAACACAAGGTATTTGGATGATAATACGGATTATCATAAATCTGGCTATCATCCCCAGTAAAACATTTCATAATACCAGCACAAACTCCAGAAGAACGACTAATTCCAGCATTGCAATGTACAATAATTTTGTCTACTTTATTATACCATTTATTGACAAAACCAATAATTTTCTTAGCATCTTTTTCAGTCATAAGCTGATACATGCGAGACTCATATACAAACCCATCTGCGTTTGTATAATTTTCTATAATTACACCTTCATCTTTCTTCCAGTATTTCATACCTCTATATGGCTGAATATCATCAAAAAAGAGAGACAATTGCGCTTTAATATTATTAAACTTGTTAGGAAGTTGACGCACTCCAATATCGGCAGAATCGTTAATGCTAATTACAATAGAAGATTCTTCATGAGAACCATAACTATACTTAACACAATCTCTACGACTCATAACTTGAAACTGCATTGGATTTATCTCCTTTCTTTTTATAAAAATAATATAGCACAATTTTAATTTTTGTCAATAGATTAATATTAGTTTTTATATTGTTTTTTAAATCTACATTTTTGGACAAACCAATCCTGCAACTCTTTGACTGTAGTTTTCTCTTTTGGATACAACCATGTATATATACCAGTAAACATATATTTTCTTACAATACATTTATCGGCAGGAATCATTTCGTGAGTGTCAGATATATAATGGTCTGCAACAAAGCTAATAGTAAATTTATCTGCTTTTTCTGTAGCTCTTACAATACGAGTTAAATATAAATCTTGCCCTCTTTCGACTTCTTTTCCTTTATATTTAAACTCTCCGAACATATATCCGACATCCCAAAGTTCTAAGATAAAGTCTAAATCAGAAGGATATATACTAGTTCCCTCAACATTTAGTCCGCTAAAATCTACAAGCTATTTAGCACGTTCAGGATTTTTGAATAAACTCATTGGTAAATACCTTTTGACTAATAAAGTCCTTACCCTCTTCACTTGTTAAAATCGGCATTTCATAATCAAGAACCCATTTATAACGAATAGCCTCCTGACCATCTTTGCCAATAACAGTAGTAGGAACACGATAAGCACAAGTACCACGTTTCTCTACTGTCGTATAATCGTTCCAATTTACACCCTTTTCAGTAAACATCTTATCCTGCAATTTAGTAGTGTTAATACCATGAAGTTCTTTTTGAGGATACAAAGATTGAGCAACTGCCTGAATAGAATTTCGAGTACAATCCTGCTGTCTCCAAACAAAATAATTATGCACTTCAAAGGCAGGGACAACAAATACTCTACTATCAAAAGTAGGCATTTCTTTTCCCTTACGAACCATTCGCCAATCATAAGAATCTTGGTCCATATTAAAGATATCCAAAGTTGTATCAATAATAGTATTCTCAGCAAAATAATTATTAAACCAAAGAGTGCAAAGCGCAGCAGATGTACTAACAATCTTTTGAATATTATTATCAAACCAAGGCTGAGAATTTCTTTCACTTTGAATCATGACAAGAGAAATTTCATCAGATTCAACATAACCAAACTTAACATTAGGAATAATTTCACAGAGCTTAAGCATAGTTTGTTGCATGGTTTTAACAAAAATTGGGTCAAAAGGTTTCTTCATACCACGACAAAAACTGTGAAAATGAGCACCGTCTTCTCTTATGATAACAGGAAGATTCTCAGGAAGATAATTACGATATCTATTCTCGTAAGCACCTTTCATTCTATCGCCTAAAGTTTTATACTCCATTTTCTTTTTCCTTTCTCATTCTCGTAAGGTCTTCAATATATACTGGATAACCATCATCATCGAAATATGCAAGCTTCTTATAACTCTTTGCCCTTTTTTCATTCTTTTCCTGATAATCAGCATCAATAGTAATATCAGTCTTATTATTTTTAGGACAGAAAATTAATGCCACAGGAAGATTTTCCATTGCCACCTGAATGTTTTCGACTTTGTTTTCCTCGACTGTTTCTGCGAAATAAAAAGTACAAGGAATAAGTTCAATATATTCAATCTTGTAATCTTCATCTAACTGCTTACGATAAGCAAAACTTACATTTGCCTCGTGGCATTTTTCAATAATTTCTTTTAGTTGCTTATTTGTAAAACAATAATCTCTATATCCCTTTTTAAGAGAACCCACAACAGAGTCTACAAGAGAAGGAAAATCAGAAGGAATACCAAAAGTTACGCTAGAAACAGTCTGCATTTCACCAATCATTTTATTTATCCTCTATTATACAAATCTTCATCAGAATTGTATCTAAATCCTTGTTGATATTTTTCTTCTGCGTCTTGACGTGCTTTTACAGCTTCTTCAAAAGTATCAAAACGTTTGTTTAATTTAGTTTCTTTATTTACAACTAAAGAAGCTTTCCATTTATTTCGCATTTTATCGTAACTTACGCCTTTAACACCAGAAGTATTATTAGTATAAATTTTACAATGACCAATATTTTGATAATGTTCTAAAGGTCTTAAGTTTTCTTTTCTGCAATCATAAGGAACATGGTTTTTATGGTCTACATCTATTTTAGAGTCAGTAATATCTAAAACAAATCTTTTTAAATGTAAATAATGAGGCTGATTATTTTTATAAACAGTTGTAACAGGATATTTTTCTTTATTATATACCCAAACATATTCTTTTATTTTATCATAATCTTCTAAATCAAAATAAAAAGGTTCATTTTTAGAAGTATATCCTATCCCATATTCTCCACTTAAATCATATTTGTTTAATTTTCTTCTTTTCTTTCCACTCTCAATAGTAGCCTCTTTTTGTAAACAACCACAAGACCTTGTGTTACCAGAAGTCAAACTATTTGTTAAAACATCAAATTCTGTTTTATTTTCGCACTAACATTGCACATGCCACAAATTAGCTCGTTTCCGATTAGGTCCATGATACTAGTAATCACACTTGTACAAAACCTTCAAACGACCGAAAACGTCTCCAATTTTTACAGGCTCTTTCATTTATCTAATCTCCACTAAATATCGAATAGTCATTTGTCTATCATCGTAAACGATAATTTCATCGTTGCGAAGCATAGAAGTATTGCCATGAGCCCACAAACTCCAAGCTTTAGGATTGTCCTTTTTTAGCCTCTCAAGATTATAAGAATAATACTTAGAATCAAAAGAATAGGCATCAACACTATCTCCAATAGCCACATCAAAGAAAGCAATAAAGCCGCAATTCTGATAATCACGAGTCCAATATCCACCTAAAGAAGTATAACCAATAGATTTGGCTACCCCTCCATGATACTTCTCACTATTCGAGAAATAGGCGCCCTTTCCAAACATCAAACCTGTTGTAATAACTCCTGCGGGGCGAATCTTTAAACCCATCTTAAGAATGTTAAACCAATTCTGATTTCGGCTACCATGGCAGAATAATTTTACATTACCAATATTATTTTCTGAAGTAAATTTCTGATATCTTTCTTCAGTCTCAAGATTAGTAACACGCCAAGCCTTGTAAAACTTTCCAGCAGAATCCCCCATTGCCTTTTTAATTTTAGCAATATCTTCCTGAGTAGCTTCTTCCATGGTAATACCCATCTTCTGTAAAATACTTTCAGAAGCCTTAATTTCAGAACCAGCATCAACAATTCTCGCCTTTGGCTTATAAACCTGACCAGCCATAGTATCAAGCAAGCTTTGTTCCTCAGAAAGCTTTTTGTCGTATTCAGAAGAATCAGAAACAAGACAGTCAGAAACACGCTTCATCTTACGAGGGACAATAATGAACAACTCATTTAAATTCTTGTTAAATTCCTCAACAGACCAGTTTTTGTAATTCGCTGCAATATAGTCAATCTTTTCCTGAGCAGCATCAATCATAGCCTGAGTAACAGCTTCAGCACGAACAGAATAAGCAGATTGAATAGTCTTATTAGCATAATCCCAAAGACGTTTAACAATCTCTCGGACAGATAGGTTTTGAACCAAACTAAATTCATCTACTCCATTAGACTTATCCTCAATTTTGGAATCAGCAATAACTTCCTGCATCAAATCAGAACGGTCAACATATCCCTTCTTCAACTTAGAGGCAAGAGTAGAATTCCATTTAGACATAGGATAAGTTTTAGTCTGAGGAGTGGCACCAACACGACCAAATTCTACAGTAAACGTATCATCACCATTTCCAGCCATTTTGTAGAATTTATTTGAATCAACCCCATTATTATTAGGGTCTACTAAAATAAGATATTTACAATATTCCATATTACTCCTATTTTATTTTATCCTGATTATTGGCCCAATAAAGAAAATAATTGTCACCAAAATAATCTTCTTCATATTTCCAATAATATTCTCCTGCAATTTTATTGTTTTTACAAGCATACCGAATTTGCTGTTCAGTAATTTTTGACCATTTTGAAGCTTCTTTTATAGAATCAAAAGTTTTAATTTTTTTCTCATCCTAAAAACAACTTACTTTCTTTTGTAATAAAGACTTATTTTTAATCGGAGGAATAATGATTTCATTGTTTAAATATTTCTATATTAATATAGCATCAATATAATCAAGCAGCCATAAACAGTTCTAATAAATTTTTTGCTAATATAATCTACAACGTGTAATTGGGCTTCGAGCTAATCCTAATATATTAGATGCTTGATATACACTGTCCCATTCCTGAATTAATTCTCCGTTTAAATTATACTAATAAACTTTTTTACTATGCGTGCTACTTAATTTTTCTTTAGTCTTTGAATTTCTTTTAATACCTTTTATTTTTTTAGCTACCGTTTGTTTGGTTTCTGAAGAAACAATATGCCGCCAACCATGAGCGTTTTTCCGCTGTCTATTTGAAGACATTTTCTTTTTAGTTTCTTCTGAAGCTAATCCATTAGTTCCCCGCTCAGCTAAATTATAACAATGTCCCTAATTTTTATAAAAGGCTATTAATTCTATTTCTTTCTAACAAGCTTCTTCTTTTGTTAAATTATCAAATAATATTTCATGAGTAAAATTTTCCCAGCCATATTTTTTTATAGCTTTATTCATAACTTCACAACAATCATATCCTCGACCATTTCTCCATCTTGCTAAAGGATAATCACTTGTTATTCCTATATATACTCCATCAGAAGGGCTTGTATGCTTATAAACACACCACAAATTATCTTTTCTTTTTTTATAGGGCATTTTCCACTTCCTTTCTTAATAAGTAAATCTCTATGATTAGATTACCATAGAGATTTACATTTGTCAAGGGTTTATTCAGTTATTTTTTACTAATCCAATCGGTCAAATTTACTGGTAGCAAAATGTAAGATGAATCTTGTAACCATTATATTCAGAATCAAACTTTTTAGCCTCGTTGATAGCTTCAGTAAAAACTTTAATAATCATAGCACGAACATCTGTCCAATCAAGTTTCCCCTTACCACACCCAATAAAAGGCATAGCAAGATAAGAAATCTCTTCATTAATGCAATACTGAGCGAGGTCTTCAATACAATGTTCAAGATTGGTCATAGTAATTGGTTCATACTTCTTGTTAGCAATCATAAGCAAAAACAAATTCCGAAGCCAAATGGTTTCACCAGCACAACGCTCATCAAACTTATCAGAAATCTTATCAACAATATGATAATAATTATCAAGTCTACGAGCAGTATCACTACCCAAAGAAAGGTCCGCAGGAATGCCATAACAAATGTTGTAATAAGGAGGAAGGTCAAACATATCTTTATTTACTTCCTCATACTCAACACAAGTTTCATAGAGGTCATCGTCAGAGTCATAGAGGTCATCATCTTCATCGGCAAATTCAAGCTCACCGTTATTAAGGATAAGAGGACAACCACAGTCAGGACAATGCATTACCTTGGGCTTCCAAACAGAAACATAACCAGAAGAAGAAACAATCTTACCATCTTCATCAGTAGAAGCAACTTCGGTAGTAAAATAACCCTTGTCCTGAGTAGAAGTTACTTTTGGCTCATCGAACTTGTAATTGCGACTAAAAATATTAGCCATTTTAAATACTCCTTTTATAATTAATTAATTTTTTCACTAAGTATTCTATCTAATTCTTTTGGACACGCATCAATCCAATTTGTAATTTGATGACCGTCATAAGAACAAACAAAAATTTTTTTCTTCTTTCTGACTTTCAATCCTTCCTCATTATATTCCCAATCAACTGTTCCATCCATATATGGAAAATAAGGACAATTAGGAGTACAACCTTTACATTCAATCTTAGCCATCAAATTATCCTTTCTTAAAAACAACTCATAGTTTCTCGTACAATAGCTTTCTTAAAATCCTGTTCCCTTTTCTTTAAAACATCGTTATCTGGAAGAAGATAGTTATCTGAAAGAAGATAATCAGTCTTTCTAGTAGTTGTTGTCTTAGAAGGTTCTTTAACAAGATACAAACCCTCTTTTGCACGAGTAGTTGCAATATAACTTAAATTCTTTTCCTGAATATTTTGTTCTTTACTGTTCCTAAAATCGTAATTAATTTTAGCTTCATTCAAAACAAAAACATTCGTAGCTTCAAGGCCTTTAGCTTTATGAATACTACAAAGTCTAACACAATTAGGAGAAGGGGTAGTATTTAATAGTTTATCAATAAAATTAGAAAATTTAGAAATACTATCAGAAGAGGCATGATTTTCAAAATACCCTTCCAAAATCTCCAACAAAAAGCTCGTATTATCTATCTTAGAATTTGTCTCCGCCACGGCTTCCAAACGCTCTTCCTCGTGTCCCCCCTCACGGACATTTTTTGAAACGATTTCAAAGAGTTTTTTATTATAATTACTTATTACTTTTTGAAGGAATTTTTCGAGTGTGCCAACCGAGGTGCATTTGGATGATAAAATCTGTCTTTTAATTGCCGCTACCATATCTTTATCCTCAATAAAAATAGGTGTCCCATTTCGAGCTAAATCAAGCACTACCTCAGCTATCCATTTGTTTTTTCTGGAAATTACCATATCTCCTGCTTTAGCATACTCTGAAATTTTGTTTTTGTCAATAGTTTTAACAAACCCCATTGGAGCATCATCACAAGGAAGAATAGGAATCCCATATTCTCTATTTACTCTACTAAGATGAGACTTAGCACAACGATAACAAATAGGTAAATCAAAAGTTTCTACAGGAGCAAACATCTTAGGAATTTGATTAAAAGCTTGAGCATTAGCACCAGCAAAATTATAAATGGCCTGATGAAAATCTCCAATAAAAACATATCTACCCTTAGTTCTTTTAATAAACTTTAGAAAATTTAATTGGATATTAGAAAAATCTTGAACCTCATCACAATAAATATTTGTATACAAAGCCCAATAAGGAACTTCCCAATTATCATATTTAAGTTTATTAAAAGTAATCCAAAGCATATCAGTAAAATCAATTACACCTTGAGTTTCAAATTGTTGCCTACTTTTAGTATCAAGAATTTTCAAGGTAGAAGTAATTTCACTGATATCAGGCGCAGAATAACCTTCATCACCATAATACAAAAATAATACATGGTCATCAATTAAACGAGACACATCTTTATTTGAAGACATATCTGTAAGAGTTAATCTACACAAATTGTAAAGGTTTACATAATTATCTTTCAAGAAAACTCGCTTGGCAAATTCAATATATCTACCATAACGTTTTGTGATTTCTTCATCAAGAATTTTATGTGGCTTAAAATTATCTAAACTCACAGTTCTTTTAGAGCGCTGAGAACCAAAACCTTTTGGCTTTTCTCCTAAATCCTTAGATTCTTGTTCTACATTATAAAGCATAATAGAATATGCTAAAGAATGCATCGTCATAACCTTAGTCTTAGGATTCTTAATCTTTTTCTTAAACTCCTCAACTACGCTTGCATTAAATGCAATATATAAATCAGAAGTTTTTGAATGCTCAGAAAGCATACAAGCAGTTGTTGACTTACCACTTCCAGCCAAAGCATTTACAAGCATGTTACTTTGAGGATTGTTAAGAAAAAAATCTAAAATATCTCGTTGATATGTACTTGGCTTAAAGTCCATTATAATCAACTCCTAATCATTTTATAACATTCATGTAATACTCTTGCAGTTTCAATTACATCTTCAACTGTATTTTGAGTTTCATTCATAGAAATTCTAATTTCTCCACGAATATAATCTTCTGGAATCTTCATAGCTTCTAACACAGCAGATGCTTTCATATCTCCTGTATTACACGCACTTCCTGTCCCTACATAAATTTCCTTTTCATCTAACATAGATTGAAGAATTTCTCCCTCTACATTGTGAAAGCAAACACACACTGTAGAATTAATACTATTTGCAGGAGAAACAATCATATAATCATTTGGTTCAAATAATTTACCAAGTTCTTCAAGAAAAGCTCTCTTCATTTTCTTACAAGCTAAATCTTTTTCTTTTTGATGGGCAACAGCTTTATCAACAGTTAAAGCTAAAGCATGAATATAAGGAATATTTTCAGTACCAGCTCTACGATTACTTTCTTGGTCTCCACCATAAATTAAAGGCTTAATCTTCTCAACAGGAAAAGTATCTTTTGAAAAATAAATAAAGCCAACACCTTTAGGAGAATGCACCTTATGTCCACTAAAAGTAGCAATGTCAGCCATGTGTCTAATATCAATAGGAACATTACCTAAAGCCTGTGTCATATCACAATGATAATACATATTAAGTCTATGAGCTAAATCCATATGTTCACGAGGATTAAAAATTTCTCCTGTCTCATTATTTACATACATCCAAGACAAAAGAAATCCACTATAATCTCCCCACAGAAAACCCAACTCTTCACTTTTCTCTGTAACTTTAACAGCATCAATAAGATAATTCTTATCAATAATTATTGACTTGGGATTTTCTGTGATATTATGATGCTCATAAGGACTACATAAACATTTGCTTTTTTGAGCTAAAGCCCACGCATTACCTTCGCTACTACCAGAAGTAAAATAAATTTCTTCTGGAAAAGCACACATAACATGCGCAATTTTTGCACGACTTTCCTCAATTAAATTTTTACTCTTACGCCCTAAACCATAGGTCGTGCTTGCATTACCCCAATATTCAGCTAAATCATCTTTAATAATATCAATGATTTCAGACGATACAAAAGTTGTAGCCGCATGGTCTAAATAAATCATTTATCTACCTCATATTTAATAAAAGCAGTATATCTTTCCCTGCCTAACACGTCATCGTATCTTGTAGTAAATTGAATATCTGTAATATTCTTTTTAGAACTACTAAGCCACATATTTAAACGAGATTCAAAAATTAGTGAATCATAGGTTAAAATTTTTACTCTTTTTTTACTCATTTTTTTAATCCCACAAATCAAAAAAGATAGGCTTAATCATATCTAAAGCTTTTTCAATTTCAGCTTGCATATACTTATCAATTTCAGCGCTTTCTTGATAATACTGTTCTTGTTCTTCTTCGGGAATTTTATTTGCCCATCCGTCATACTTTTCAAGAACAGAGTTTTTCTTAGGACAAGTCTCTTCAGTAGAATTGCGAATATGAGTTGCAATTTCTTTCAGGTAATCTTCCCATGCCTTACACTGGGCTTCTTCTGCGGTTTTGTATTCTTCGTCAGAATTGAACTTTTCTCTTGTAAGCTCATTCCAACCACGATATTCTCGTTTGCCAGTTTGACGAGTTTTGTCAAAATCAATCATTGGGTAGCCAACATGAGTTTTAGCTAATTCTTCTAACATTTCAGGGATTACCTGTTGAAACCAACCATCAAAATTCCAAATGTCCCTATTACACCAACCCTTAAAAGCTCTATCTTTTCTCTGCTTGTGTACAGGATAAAGGTCTTTTAAATTTTTTGGATGTAAAAAAGGTAATCCTTTATAAGATTTATTTAAATAGCTTAAATTAAGCCAGCTATAATTCTTTTTACTCATCATCATTCACCTTATAAAACTCACAAAAATCCGAGTAACTACCATAATCTACATTATAAACCCCTTCTGGAGTAACATAACAATTATAATAATAACTCTTAAACCCTTTGTTGTCAATATATTTTTTAATAAGCTTAAAACATTCTGGATATTGAGCGTTAAGAATAATATCAGTTCCCTTTTCTTCTACACGCCCAAGAGAAACAACAACCTTATTACCTTTTTCATAATGGTAAGCATTAACTTGACAAATCATTTTACGTACACCTCAAATTCTCCATCTAAACATTTTCCGTTTAATCCATACACGAATCTAAACTCTTCATTAGTTAATTCAATAGATTCTACAAATTCAACAATTTTCTTTTTTTGATTCTTAAAAGGATTAATAGTCCTAACAACATTAACTTTTACAATACATTCTTGGTCATAGTAATCATTTGCTAAATCATGAACCCATACTGTATGACCGTCCATGTTTTGTAAAGCGATGAAACTTAATTTTCTCTTCATAATATACTCCATATTAAAAATATGATTCTACCTATGAGTAAGTATATCATAAGTAGAACCATATTGTCAATACTTTTTAAATTATTTTTTGAACGTATTCTAAATAATCATGAGCCCATTTTTTAAGATTTTCTAAATCAGAGCTATTGCTAATTATTGTGTCATAATGATAATAATGAACTTCTCCATCAGCAGGATTGGAAATAATAGGGGCTACATTTGCATTTTCAACCAACATAGTTTTACAAGATAAACCTGTTGCTGTTTCATTTTGTTTAATAAAAGCTCCAATACACTTAGGTTCTCTAATATTAACAAAGAAAAGCCAATTTCTTTTGTTTAGCATTTCATTGTTGAGCACTGCGTTAATCTGGTCAAACACTTTTTGATTAGGAGAATTATCCCACTCTTCCAACGCCATCTTTAATTCGTGAAGAAATTTTCTATCTTTTTCTTCTTTGCTACCATCCCATCCAGCGAACTGAGCTACTGCTTTTACCCAATCTACGGTAGATAATTCCAGCACATTCCAATTTGTTTGACTTTCTAAAATTTCTTTACACAACCTTACGAAAGTAGATTTTCCACTACCTCCAGAGCCATTAATTATTACAATTCTTGCTTCCATAATTTATCCCTCAATTCTTCACGAGTAGGATATCTACCACAACACTTATCGCCCTCTGGACACCAAAGAAGATATTGACAATGAGGAACAAGTTCTTTAGCAAACACTGGATTAATTCCTGCAATTTGTCTTTTCATTTCAACAGCAATTTTGCGAATAGGTTCTTGAGCACGGGTACATAAACGTTTATGCATAAATGTAATTAAAGCTTCAGGAGTAAAACCTATCGCTAAAGTGGTATTAGTTGCTCTTGGCAAAACAAAATTAGCATCTTCTACTGCGGCATTAATCTTAACACCATTCTCAGTAAGGATATCACGAATAAGCCTACGAGTTGTATCAATATTACTCATAAGGTTTTGATACAAAGCCTTGGCTTTCTCATTTTTTTCAATATTACTTGGTATAATATAAGTAAAATTATTTTTGTCAATATATCTAAATGAAGCCAGATTCTTAACAATCTCATCAGGACTTACACGGGGAATTGCTTCAATCAAATCCATGTAAGCATACTTGTCCTGATTATCATAACGCACTCCAATTTCAGAGCGCATCATCTGTTCTAAAGTGCCTCTATCTGCTTCAATTTCAAATTTAATATATTCACAACGAGAACCACTCATGTGACCTGAATCTTCACATTTCTTCCCCACTCGTTCAGCATATTTTTTATCTGTATTATAACATTCACAAGCAAATTCACCGTGGTTTTTATATAAATCCTCTAATACAGTAGGATTCAAAAGGGTTACTTTCATTACGCCTTTATTTCTCCCTTCTTATATTTCATCAAAAGATATTCAAAAGTTTGTGGAGTATAATTCATATAAGGCATCATACATCCAACATTAATCATCTGTGCTCTATTTAAATATTCATTCCCATTGGAATTTTTTAATTTTTCTTTTGCCATTTTAGCAAAATCTTCTACCAAGTCTTGTTCTTTGGTTGTATGAGTATGTCCATGTAAATGGAAACAATTATCATAACAAGACCCATAATATGAAAGAATTGCAAAATGAGAAAGAATTACTCTATAAAGTTTACCATCAACTGTCTCAGTTACTTCTTTATAATGACAAATTTCAGCTAATTTTTTCCTAGCTCCTGTAGAATATTGGTTACAGTCATGATTGCCTTGAATTAAATGAACATTACCGTTTAACTTATTTAAAATACGAATCCATTCATCTGACCCTGCTTTCCACAGAAAATCTCCAAGTACATATACATGGTCTGCATTTGAAACTTGTTTATTCCAACGAGAAATTAAGCCAAGCTCCATTTCTTCTGTTGTATCATATGGGCGATGGTCAAAATTAATAATGTTTTTATGCCCAAAGTGCAAATCTGAAATATAATAATTCATTAACTTAAACACTCCAAACTATGCCCTACAGACGATTCCTGAAACCATCTGGTATTAACAACAGAAGGGTCTCCTAAAAATTCCACATAATCTTCTGTAACTTTAGTAATTACACCAGCTAAAACATAATCTTTTTGAACAGGATTATAACTAAGAATTGTCCAGTTTAACAAATTTGTCTGAGCATCTTCAATATTATCTTCTTTTCTATTAAATTTATATTTTAGCCATTTAGTAGATTCTAAAGGCTGCTTTTTTGGAAAATTCATTCCTTTTCCTCTTCTTTCCAGAAAGGATAATTATCTCTCTTTTTACAAGACCTTTCATACTTACAAGAAAGCTCACATCCATAAACCATATAATGATTATCACAATGTTTACAAACAGCTTGCCCATAAGGATAACTTAATTCTTCAAGCATTAAAACGGCTTTCTTTCCATCTATCCCGTCAATACATTTTCTCTCATGTAAATAACATTCGCCTAAAGACTAAAACTCTTTTCCACACTTTTCACAACAATATTTAATTGTCATTTCCCATAAACCTCTTTCTTTTTACTTTCATAAAACTTATTCAACCCTACGAGGTCAGGAGCATTTGGACAAGTCTTTTCTCCCATAAATGTAGTAATCATATTAATGATTCTCTTATTTCTATGATTAAGAGGAGGAATAGAAGTATCCTTAAAAGCAGAACAAATAAAACGAGAACAAATCTCAGGTCGTACTTCATAAATTTGGCACTTGTTTTCCTTGTTCAAAAAAGGACAAATATCTTTAAAATCTTTATCTAAAGCAGTATTACGATTAATCATTTTTACTTCTGGATGCTGACCAAGATACTTTTTAATCTTCTTTACTTCTGCATCACTTACACAAAGAATTGCAGAACAACAAGCTCCACATCCAGAACATTTACCATCAATAGTATGGTCTACTTTATTAGCCATCTGACTATTCATTCCCAAATTCCTCCATCAAGTTCTTCTCTTACGCGCATAAGAATCTTTCCTAACTTATTTTCTCCAACACCATTGCAAACTCCCCATGTAGTATCATGCCACCAATTTCCCTCTTCAAGATAAGCGTCACCAGTATCAAGAAGAAGTTTGGCGAGATTTTTGTTCTGAGTAAATTTTGCACTAACAATTTCATACATTGTTTGCTCTTTAATATCTTCCCAATCTTTACGCAACTTACAATTCCTACCAGCAAGTTTTGCTTGAGCTGGATTCATGTAAATATATTTTTTACGGTCTTCATCTCTAATTTCTTTTTGTGCTTGAAACGCTGCTTCTGAATTGTGATAGGTTAAGCCATTATAACTTACAGGTGCATTATAAAAATTAGAGAGAAAAGCATAGGCATCAAAAAAATTTTTAATTGCTTCCATATTATTTTCCAATCCTTTTCAAAAATTCTTCTTCGTTCATAATAGAAGTCCCTAATTCAGCGGCTTTCTTAGCTTTAGATGAACCACTATTAGCTTCGTTCGTTAAAAGATAATCAGTTTTTTTAGAAACAGAACCAGTTAACTTACCACAATTATCAGTAATAATCTTTTCGATTTCCGAACGTTTCATGGTATTAAAAGCACCTGTAACACAGAAAGTTTTACCATTGATAAACTCATTCGTTGCAATCTGTACTGGCTTATCCCAAACTAAATTTAATTCAAAAATAAGATTTGTAAACAATAAATCTTCACTATTCCACCAGTTATGCATAGCCTGAGACATTGTTTCACCAAAGCCATCTAAAGTAGAGAAATCAAAATTATTAAAATCAAGAGCTTCTTCAAAAGCCACCCAATCTCCATTAAAATGTTTACTGATTTCCTTTGCCGCTGTCTTACCAATATTGGGAATACTTAAAGCGACAAGAAGATTTTCAAGTTTAACATGGCGAGACTTTTCAATAGATTCAATTAACTTACTATAAGACTTTTCCCCAAAACCATCCATCTCAATAATTTCGTTTTTATACTTATCAAGATGATAAAGGTCTGCATACTTCTTAACATACCCAGCATCAATAAATCTCTTAAGGGTAGCTTCACTTAAACCATCAATATTCATTGCTGGCTTAGATACAAACTGAACAAACTTAGCTAAATTTTTTTCAGGGCAATCTGGATTTTCGCACCAAAGAGTCTCAGCACCAGATTCAGAAATTTTAGTTGTAGTAGGCTTACCACAGCACGGGCAAGTCTTTGGAATTTCAAAATCTGCATCACCATCTTTGTTACAAAAAACAATCTGGGGAATAATCATGTTCATTTTTGCAACTTTAACAGTACAATTTTTTCTCAAACCAAGAGACTTGATAATACTAATATTATGAACAGATGCGCGACTTACTTCTGTATTATCAAGAATAACAGACTCAAACACAGCAGTAGGAGTAATTACGCCAGTTTTACCAACTGCCCATTCAATGTCTCTAAGAATAGTTCCAGCAGTTTCATCTTCATACTTAAAAGCTAAACTCTTACGGAAATGATGACCAGTGTTACCAAGACTTAAACCATAAGCAATGTCATCATAAGTAATAACACAGCCATCAACAGGAATGCCTTTCTTATCAGCAGTCTGTTTCAATTTAATAGTTAAATCTTCAATTCCATAAAGGTCAACATTACCACCATTGAAATAAATACAGGGAACAATAGTAAATCCCAAAGACTGAAGCTTATTCATATCTTTTCTAAAACTACCCGTAGTTCCCTCAATCAAACTCCAAGCCCAAAATTGAAGACCTCTCTGAGACGTAATTTTATTGTCCAAAAGAGAAAGACTACCACTTGCAAGGTTGCGCTGAGTAGCATATTGCTCTCCATCAGGAAGTTCTGCGTTAATTCGTTCAAAATCTTCTCTAAGAATAATACATTCACCATCAATAACAAGGGTTTCTTCGCTATCAATAGTTAAAGGAAGATTCTTCATAACTTTGGCATTATTAAGAACATCAGTGCCTTCAACACCATTGCCACGAGTTTCAGCAGAAACAAGCTTGCCATTTTCATATTTAACAGACATAGTAAGACCGTCTAACTTCATAGATAAAGCTACTTCTCTATCTTCTGCAAAATTAAGCAAATCCTGACAACTTTTTGTTTTATCAAGTGAAAGCATTAAATGGTCATGTTTAACCTTTTTTAGCGAATCAACAGTTTCATAGCCAACAGTTTGAGTGGGAGAATTTGAAAGAATAAAATTCTCTTCTGTTTCTAATTCACGCAATTCGTCAAACAGCTTATCATATTCTGCATCAGAAACCAGAGATTCGCTATAATTATAATATTTATCTCGATACTTATTTAACAGACTCGTTAATTCCTTAATGCGTGCAATATTTTCGTAATTATTCATATTAATCTCCATTACTTGTCAATTGTGCTCATAATAAGCAAAGATAAAACAACCCAAACAACTAAAATACCAACTACTGCATAACTCATAATTTAGTCTCACTTTCTAAAAGCTCTTTCTTTAAAGAATTAGCTATCATTGTCCTTTGTACATTTCTTAAAACATCTTCTACTTCTTTGTTAGTCTCAAAATGCTTATCCATTACATATTCATCTACCAAAACTTCTGCTTCGGTAATTAAGTTTTCTGCAATTCTTTTAGCATCTTCAACTGGAATAGGAGTGGTTTTATAACTAATTAATAATTCTGGATTTTTAGGGATTAAAATTTTTTCATATGGTTCATCTGCTATATATCTTTTAATAAAATCTGCTAATCTTGCAATATGATGAAAATCCTTCAACCCATATCCATAATTATCAATATCAAATTCATTGTGAGGGGCTCTATGAAACATTTGTTTGTATTTTGTTTTCATGTTACCATACATTGTTAATACAGCTTTGTGAGGACAATAATGCGCAATAGCTTCTCTATTTTTAACAACAGCCCCTAACCACAGTCCAGCATATTCAGGATTAAGCTCAAAATATTTAGTAAATAAAGTTTCTGTAAAATTAATGTTTTGTTTCAAATAACTATTAAACATTAAGCGAATGTCTTTAACTTCAAGCTTTCCTCCATCTTCATCTCGATGATATTCTTTACTAACCCAATCTTTAGAATCAACAATATCATCAAAATGAGGAAGTACAATTGCTTTTGTGTCAACATCAGAATGTTCCGTAGCCATTCCGTAATTATTACTACCATAAACAAATACGCCGACTACATTATATCCAAGTTCATTCAAAAATTCATAATCTGAATGAACTCTGTTGTTAACTTTTTCTAAATTCATAATTTACCTTCCTTAATGTAAATAAGTAACAATATATAAATACATTTATCTATTCTTACTTAATGACATTATAACAAATAAATTTTGTCTTGTCAAGAAGTTATAAGAAATAAGTTGAAAGGGGTATAATACCCCTTAATCAACTTCTATCTTTTTATATTTTCCGCAATTACATTCACCAGCATAATTTTGTTCTCTAAAGGCTTTGCAAATACAAACCATATCATCAGTTCGAGTTAAACCACATGGACAATATTGTTTTCCATATTTCTCTTTCATTTCTACAAGCTGACGATTTGTTTCGTCTACTAAATCTTTGTCATCATTCAATACAATTTTTAACATTAAGATATCCTCTCTGCATATTGGTTATCAGAAACTAATGTAATTTGTAAAACATCATCATAACGTGAAATTGAATTTGGTTTGTAACGACCATATTTTAAAACTACATTGGGATATTTTTTTAATTGCTCAATTTCTTTTCCTATTTCTTCTTTATAATATCCCGTATAAATTACAAAGTCATCATTACAATTTTGCTTTCTAAAATAATCCAATAAAGACAAAACTTCTTCAAATTGCAGCATAGGCTCTAAGCCTCCTATTACGACTGCCTTTGTAATTTCATTATCTATATAAGCTTTATAAATAGAAGAAATTAAAAATTCTTTAGTAGCTTGTCTTACCACAGGTTCATTTTGACATACAGTAATTGGAATATTAGCTTCATGACAACATTTCCAATCACATTTACAAGTGATAAGGAAGAGGGAGGGCTTCGCATAATTAACAAAGTCCTCCATGACAACACCTTTAAGATGAATAATAGTTTCATTCATGGATAAATTACCTCGAAATTCAAATTATTTTTCTTAGCACAATCTCTTTTTCTTACATCTAAATCGGTCCAAACATAAATAGCCGTCTAATAAAATTTAGAAGTTTTAGCCTTTTCTTGCCATTTAGCCAACTTTTCTTGGCAATCTTTATCTTCTGGATTGAATGGCTTTTTACCATGAGTCCAATGTCCTTGGTATTCTATAAATTTATCTTCTGAAACAATATAAAAATCACAAGCATATGGATATCTCTCATCTGAATCATAGTTACGTTTTACGTCGCTCTCCCGATATTTTTCGCATAACTATTTATACATTTCATCTTCGGGTTTGGAAGTATTAAAAGTCTAATTCTTTCTTCTTGTTTCCCACGCTTTTGCAATTGACTACTCCCAATATTCAGGAGGCGCTTCGGCTCTATGTCTTTTTGCAGATTCGGACATTTTATGAGAATACTCTTCTTTTTCTTCTTCAGTCCACGATTCTCTTGTAAGAAGTCTTTTTTTTGTTTTAACTTCTTTCTCTTCCACTGTTAATCCAGAATGATATTTCTTTAAAGTTTTAGAAATTTTATTTCCAACTTTTTTATGATAAAACTCTCGTGATACTGTTGCCCAACGTTTTTTATTACCTTCAGAATTCTTTTTGTTTTGTTCGTCCTAATTATACCACCGACGCTACCACCCCTATGCTAACCATAGGGGTAGCTCGTCTTCTTGAACAAATTTATTGATTGTGCCATTGTTAATTTTACATCTCATTTGTTTAAATTCATCCAGTCGCGCATTTCCCATTCTTTTTTGCGCTCTTTGGAATAAGCCTTAACAGGAGTAAAGAATCCTACAACACGACTATATTCGGTCTCTTTTGGGCATCCACATTCAGGACATACATCTCCATAGAAAGCATGATTGTGCTTACAAGCAGAAATTTTACCCGTAAAAGCAAAATACTTCACACCCTGTTTAGCTACATACTTAAGCATATTCCATGCCTTATCAAAACTATCAAAAGGAGCATCTACATTAATATGAAGAATATCTCCACCAGAACAATATTCACTGAAAGCAGAAGCAATCTTTACACGTTCTTGAATAGAAGTTTTGATACCTAAGCCTATCCACTGATTTGCGAGCAGGGGTAAATCTTTATTCACCTTGTCGGGATAAAGCATTGCATCAGCCTGAGAGAACTTAACTGCCGCAGACTCCCGAGGAATTGCTTCAAGGTTAATCTTATAATTCTTATCCTTCTCAAATTCAGATTTTACAGAATGAATAGTTTCGAAAATTTTCTTGCCGAAATCATAAGCTTCTTGTTTATAAATAACATTGCCAAATTCATCTACATCAGTATATCCAAAAGTAGCCATCGTTTCATAAATTCCCATAATACCAATACTAGAATAGCTATGGTCAAAATCTACTAATCCACGAGTAAAGTTAGGAAGTAGACCCTTTTCTACATTACGTCTAATAATTTCACGCTGACAATCAAGTACTTTCAAGTCAAGATTAAGAATCTTGCGAAGCCCCTTTAAATAATCTTTCTCACTGTCATACATATAACTTAAGCGAGCAAGATTAACAGTGGAAACTTTAATCGAACCAACCTTAAGAGCAGCTCCACCAATGCTATTAAAATAACCCAACTCAGAAACGTCATTTCTCAAACGGCAGCAAGAGCTCAAACTCGTAACATTAGAATCTACAAACCAGTTAGAATCATTCCACTCTCTATTTTGTTCACAGGCAAATTTAGCAAATTCTTCATCAACAAATTCACCGTCGGGAGTAGTCAACAAACTAATAGTACTTACAGGATAAGTCATCATATTAGAGTGACGAATTTTACCCATCATCTTAAGGAAACGCTTCTGGAACTCGATAATCTCTTCCTCAGCATCAATCATAAAGCTACCATCGGGGAACTCGCCGCCACCAAAAATAGCTTCAAAATAAGGATGGTCAAAAAAGTTTACATTTGTAAAAGCAGACTGAATTCCACCTCTCAGATAAGGTTGGTTAAGAGAATAAATCAATCTCTGAATTTGCTGGTTAGCATAAGTATCAGGGTCTTTCAAATAATATCCATTTTTGCAATCTTTGTTCCAAAAATACCACATATAAGGAATAAGATTGGGGTAAGCTACAGCACCAGAGGTTCTATTACAAGCATAGCTACAATGCTCTTTTACCATGTCAATGAAACTTTCAAGATGCTTTGGAGGTTCAGCGTTGAAGTTATCAATGAAGAACAAACCCTTTTCAGCGACATCTTTCAAATCATACGCAAAGCAATAAGAGGTAAAAGTAGCAGAATGAGCATCGTGCAAATAAAGAGACTTATTCCACTCAGCTTCAAGCCAGTCATTCGCTGCACGATAGCCATATTTCTTCTTTACTTCATAATAAAGTTTATTATACGCGAGGAGCTTTTGGTGGGGCTTGCTCATTTCATTAATAAGTGATACAATATCTTTATGTCCAACATTAGCATTGGGGTCAACCGAAGCATTAGCTACATTATCACTATCAACAAAATTATCAATAAAATCAGTAAAGCTTAATTTACCTTCATCTAATCCCTACAGCTTTAAAAAATCTTCTCCATATTTTTCTATAAGTCTGTTAAACTGTCTTTCGAAATCTTTGTTAAGTTTAATATTAACGTTCATAAAACTTAAAGCTCCTCCTTTTTAATTGTTATTAATCCATTGATTTGCTTCATTGAAAGCCATAATTTCTCCATCAACTTCAAGTAATGGAGCAGAAGCAAAACCCTTTTTAATCATTTCCTTTACATCGAAATCAGTTCTGGCTTCAAATTCAATTCCCTTTTGTTTAAGTTTCTTTTCTAAAACAATACAACGAGGGCAATTAGTGGTATACAAAACAACCATAACATCAATCTCCTTTTGTCCTTTTATGTAACATCTAAATTACCATTAGATAATTTAACTAACTAATTATATAATTTCATACAACCCCAAGTATCTGCATCTGCACTATGAGCGTTTTCTAAAGTATAACCAAAATGTTCAAGCAAAGTCCCTAATTTATAATTAGCTACCTCTGCTTTTGGAATTAAACGTTTTGCATTTTCTAAGGTGCAACAAACAGCATGATTTGGAATTGGAATGTGGTATCTTTTCAATTCTGGATAAATTACTTTGTTAGCGTCATATTTGGCATTGTGAAAAATCCAAACACTATCTGTCATATAATCTTTTATTTCTTCCCAAACTTCGTCAAATGTAGGGCAATTTTTAATAGTATCATAAGTGATACCATTAACTTTAGATGCTCCACTTTCAATCTAGGTCTACGGATTTACTAATATATATTTATCAGCAATTTTTTTGCCGTTTTCATACACTAAAATTGCAATACTAACAATTCTATTTTCTTTAAAGCCAGTAGTTTCAGTATCTCCTATAACGAGCTTATTATAATTAGGGAGAGCCATAATTACTCTCCCTCTACATCTTTATTAGATTTCAGAGCATTTGCTCTTGCTGTTTCAATAGTATTATTTTCATCTTTAATAGCCAGAATTTTCTTCATCTTATTAAAAGCTTCTAAAATATATTTCAAAGAACCAGATAAACATACTCCTAAAGTTGCCACTGTTGAAATAACAGTACTATATTCAGCAGGAATAGGAAGATTGTTTTTGTTTGCCCAAGGAATAATTAAAGAGGTAGAAAGTACAAGTAACATTGTACCACCCGCAAAAGCTAAAATTTTATAAAGGCTATTTATTAATCTTTGTTTTTCAAAAGTCTCTCCTGCAATTTTAATATTATAATACAAAGAGAAACTAACATTAGAAAGATATGCCATGCCAAAAATAGAAAATCCCACCAAAGCTGCCAAAAGATTTTCTAAGGCTAATTTCCAAAAATCCTACATAACTTTCTCCTTTAAATTTTAATTACCAGAACTTCCAAATCCGCCAGCGCCGCGCTCAGTATCGGGAAGTTCTTCTACTTGTTCAAAAGTAGTGGGAAGCACAGGAAGAATCATAGCTTGAGCAATCCTATCTCCGTGTCTAATAATTTGTGTTTCAGTACTATCATTATGAAGAGCAACAATCCATTCACCACGATAATCTGCATCAATTACTCCAACGCAATTTGCAGGACGCAAACTTTGCTTTGTAGCCAACCCACTACGAGCAAAGACAGCACCCCAATATCCAACAGGAATTGCCGTTGCAATACCAGTCTTTACCTTTACCGTTTCGTGAGGACGAATCTTGATTCCTGCAACATCTTTCTGAACATCCCAACTATAATAACTATCATCAGGACAATCAGCATAAAGGTCGAAGCAAGCATCAGTCTCGTGCGCCTTAGTAGGCATTTTAGCTGTCTTAGACAGCAATTTAATCTTTACATCCATATTTGTCAATCCTTTTTTGTTTAATTTTAATTTGTTTCTGTTTTATTGTATAATATATAAAAATGGTGGAAAGTTACCCTTCCACCATAGAATTTTTAAAACGCTTTAAATTGTGTAGGGCTTTTGTAATTTCAGAATATTTATAGCAAAACTGTCTCTTTAACAAGAAATCGTTTTCCTGTCCAAGATATTTGGTCTTTGTTCTGCCCTTTAACACTTTGGGAAGCTTATCCATCCAAAGCATTGCTTCTTTTTTATCATTCCAAAAATCTACACATTCTGCATTTCCTTTAATTAAAATTTTATCAATAAGCTCTTTATAAAGATTAAGATATTTATGAACAGTATTATAATACTGCATAATTAATTCTCTATACGCTTCAGGACACTTTGCTAAAAAATCATCAAATCTATCTTCATGAATAGCATTAATAACTGCATTAGGAGAAATATTCTTAGACAGTGCCTTATGCATCAAGACATAATCTGATGTTTTAATTTTGCATCTAAAATGATTTTTATATCCATCAACCATATCAACTACCCAACCTTCTTTTTCAGAAGAAAGATAATTATCGGTATCGGCTAAAACACTAAACAAAGTAGCATTATAATACCATTGAGTCATTTTAGAATCATATTCCTCAGCCATGTCACTAAGAATATCAAAAGAAACTTCCTTGCCATCCTTAACATCCCTTGCCGCAAGTAAATACAATCCTTCTTGAGATTCATCATACTTAACAACAATGGGATTTTTTGGAGAAATATATTCAAAAATAAAAGTGTAATCAGGGTAATCCCTAATTAATTCTTTTTGTCCCTCAGATAAAAGTTTATAACCCGCCGCAAGTCTCCAAGATTCTACAGGGTCTAATGCCTGAGAACCAGAACCTAAAATTCTGTCTTCCTCTGCAATATATCTATATTGCTGATAAGAACCATCAAGTTTATTAGTAATAAAAACTGCATGAGCAAAATGATATTTAGACCTAATTTTTTTAGGAGACCAATCACCATCATCCTCGCCATAATTCTTAAACTTTGCCAAAGAAGCCAAAGCAATTTCGTCATTCTTTAAATCAAAGACACAAGAACGACATTCCCTATAAAGACCATCATATAATTCAAAAAAAGAATTTAAATCATAATCATCAGACAATTCAATAAAACCTTTATACTTAAAAAGTACATAATGGTCATAACAAGTAATCTGAAGAGGGTCAAAAATCTTACTCAACTTTTCATTAAGTTTAGGAGTAATATTCTCCCACGCCTCAAAAATTCTGTCGAGCCAATCATTAAAATTGTAATTTTCAGGACAAGGTTCGTTGTTAAGGAGAGTATAAGATTGAATATACTTTCTTTTAACAGTCATAACATATTCATAAAGAGGATGCCAAAGAAACTCTTTCTTAAAATGAAAATTCATCTTAAACTCTCCTTTACTAATTTTTATCTTCTGAATTATTTTTCAGAAGTCCCACTTGCAATTTTATCGCATTCGTTAAACAAAAAAAGCTTATCAAGGTTTTCTTTTCCCATAATCTTTTCCCATTTAGATTTAGACTTTTCGGTTTCAAGAAAGAATGGAAGCATATGAAAATTAACATAAAACAGACATTTTAAAATATCGTCCATATTAGTAAATCCAATACAATCAAGATTTGCTAAAAGGTCATACGTTCCTACATTATGATGACTATAATATCTATAATCTCCAGAACCATCTTCCTTGGGCTGTCCAGTAGTTAACTTACCTAAGTCATGAATTTGTGCAGCTCTATAAAGAATCTTATCATCAGTTCTTTTAGCGACTTCTTCTGCACAAATTCTACAATGTTCATCTAAAGTATACTTATGATGACAAGTTTTCTGGTCAAAACCCTTCATCAAACTCATAATATAATCATCATCAGTAGTCCAATTAGACTGAGGTACAATTACTTCAAACTGATTAAAATTCCAACCAATTAAATTAATTGTATCAAAACCTTCTTCATAAAAAGGAATTTCAAACTTGCCAATCTGTCTGTCAATAACTTCTTCGGGAACTATACGAGTTCTCGCTTTATTCTGTCTTTTGCAAACAGCAACGGGAGTAGTCATAACATAAGCTACTTTAGTAACATTCTCCTTATTGCGAACAATATCCAACAAGCTCTTACGAGATTTAACATTAATATTAGTTGCATCAACAATAACATTCATTTTATCAATGCAATTATTAATACGGCGACGAACTTCCTTAAAAACCTCGTCATTATGAGTCTGGTCGTTTACATCTCCAAAAACAGTTTCACGAATTTCATCCGATGAAACAATCATTGTAGGCTGACCCATTTTAGTCAACATATTTTTGAGATTTTGAGCAAGAGTGGATTTACCACTTGCAACAACTCCAATCATCATCATAAAATTCGTATGTTCCATTTTTGTCCTCCTTATTCCATCTTAGATAGAATACTATCAATCTTCTCATTGAATTCTTTTACTAACTTTTCTTTATCAGTATCAGGTCTTGTTTGTCCCTCAACAGGAATTAAATCTCCTGCCCAAAACAGCCATTTTGGTTTAGTTTCATCTTCTACAAATTGAACAAGGCTATTATAATCAGCAGTTTGTCTTTCTTTTTTCAAAGGGTCAAACTCAACTGTAAAAATATCATTTTTGTGTTCAGTAACCCAATTTCTATAATCTTCTCTCATTTGTTTCCAATCTGGATAGGTAATAATTCGATTATAATCTAAAGTTACTTTTTCACCCTCCCATGCAGTAATGGGATTGATGGTAATGCTATCCATTCTTTTAACAAAAGTAATAGCACTTTCTTTTGTTAAACCTTTTTTAGTGAGCTTCTTTACCGCTGCTCTGCGTTCTTCTCGATTCATAGTTACTCCTTTGAATCATCTATATAATAACATAATCAAATGAAGTTGTCAAGAGGATAATAAAAATTATTCCTCTTGTACTTCATCTTTTTCTTTCCAATCTTTCAGCTATCTAATTAAAGCTCTACGTTCTTCATCTTCTTTTCGATGAAATGCATTATACTATTCTCTAAGCTATCTGTATTCCTATTTTAAAAATTCAGGTAAGAATGTTCTTTTTGTTGAAACAAAATTTGTATCAATAGAACGTCGTAAAGCTTTAGTTTGAGCTACAAGTACACACAATTTCTTAGCTCTGGTTAATAAAGTGTAAATCTGTTGCTGGCAAAGCATCATTGGAGGAGTACTATAATCTATTACTCCAATAATTACAGGACAACCAGAACCTTGATATTTATGAGTAGTACAGGCATATCCTAAAATTAAATGTTCCTTAACTTCTTTGTGTTTTAAAATAATAGGGGCATCTCCTAAATCGAAATCAATGATGGCATTTTCATAATCAATACTTGTAACTACACCAGTCCACCCATTATACATAGCTGTTTGTGCTCCACTTGTATCAAAAACTTTATAATTGTTTTTAATACACATTACTTTATCACCTTCTTGAATCCAAAAAGACCTGTCATTTCCAGAAGCATCTTTCATCTTTTGAACATAAATTCTTGGACGAGATTCATTCAAATCAACAGGATTAATTAATTTTTGAATATCAAGATTTAAATTGTGAACACAAGCATCTCCACGTTCTTTCACAGGAGAAATAATTTGAATTTTTTCAATATCACCATTTACAAGAGGGCTATTAAAATATTTTTCAAAATAAGCAATGGTATCTTTTCTATCATCATCTTTTTCATTTCTAATATCAAGTACCATATCTTTCAGTTCTCCGCGAATTTCAACACCTTCATAATCAATATCTTGATATAATTGAATACCATTTCTTACATTATAAGCGGTAGTTAAAATACCAGAAGCCTTTGCTTGTCTATGTACTTCTTTAAGTTCAACAGTAGGAATTTCTTTGCTATTAATCATATCCGCAGCTAAATTGAGAGAACCAATAGATTCAAGCTGTCCCATATCACCAAGCATTAAAAGTTTACTGCCTGTGGGAATTGCTCTAATTAAATCGAGAAAAATTTCTCCGCCCACCATACTAACTTCATCTAAAATAATGATATCATAAGGTAATGGATTATCTTCTCCATAAGAAAAACCACAACCACCAGTATATCCAAGAAGTCGGTGAATAGTAAAACCTTCTTTGCCAGTAACTTCTTGTAATCTTGCCGCCGCTTTACCACTTAAAGCACATTGAGCAAAAGTATATTCATCAAGTACAGATAAAATACCTGTAACTAACGAACTTTTACCAGAACCAGCTAAACCAGAAATTACGCAAACTTGTTTTTCAATTCCCAATTTAATTCCATCTATTTGCTCTTGAGTAAATTGAAAACCTTGTTTTTCTTCTGCTTTTTTTATTTTTTCTTCAAAATCATTAGCAACAAAATAATTATTACCTTGAAGTAATCTTTTAAGATGATAAGCAATATCTTTTTCAAGATTCCAAAAGCTCATTAAATAAACTCTTCGACCTGATTTAGTATCTCCTTCTTCAACACGAATTAACTCCTCATCTTGAAGTTCTTTAATAGCTTTACCAACATTGTTTACAAGATTACCATCTTCATCTTCTACTATTAAACTTTGTTTTCCGCCAAGGTCTTCATATAATGACCCCATTAATTCACCAGCAGACACCCAAGAATGACCTTCTTCTCCTTGAGCATCAAGATACCATAGGATATAAGATTTAATTCTCTTTGTGTCATAAGTTTTATAACCTGACCTTAAAGCCACTTTATCCGCAGTAAAAAATCCTACTCCTTTAATATCTTTTACTAACTGGTAAGGATTATTTTTTACAATATCAATTACCTTTTGTGGAGCTTTATATTTTTCAATTAATTTAGAAATAAAGTTTGGAGAAAAACCAACCTTATCAAGCTCTAAATATACAGTAGACATATCTTTACTGGCTTCAAAACGCTCAATAATACAGTTAGAAATATAATCTCCAATACCTTTGGCTTTCTTTAAAGTCTCTATATCATGGTCTGCAATAGCTTGTAATGGGTCATCGCATACAGCAAACAACTCGTCCATTTGACCTTCTGATAAGAAAGTTCTTAAAAAGGCTCTTTGGTTCTTCTGGTTAGAAAAATCAATATCTTTATTATAATAAATTAATTGATATTGAACACCATATTTGGGATGCTCAACCTCTTTGCCTAATAACACATAGGCAGAATTGGGGTCAATTCCATCTGTGTATTCTCCCGTAAAAGTAACTTCACCATAAACACTCATGGTAGGAGTCCCTTGTTCTACCTCAAGAATATTCCAAGAAACTATTCCCCAATTTTTACCGTCTGACCCAATTCCAGCACTCGGATAAAGGGTCTTAGAATGAGACGCTTTTATCTTTATGAATTTTTCTTCGGTATCAACACTCATCGTCAACCCTCTCTACATCTATTCTGTCAGAAATCATTTCAAGGTCTCCATTATCATCAATACCTTTAATTAACTGAACAGAATGTTTATATAAACTATCTTTGTACTGTCTTGGAATAAAGTTTTCTCCTCTTCTAAAACCAGTAACAAGAAGTTTAGTTCCACGCTGGAACCAAGATTTCTCAAGAACAGTTTTTGTTCCATCTTCGTTTATTTGAGAAATCTGCCTATTATAAAAATTAAATTGACCTTTATAAAATTTTATATCACAAACTCCATCAGGAGTCAATAATGTAACTGTATTTCTATTAGTATCTTTATCAAGAACAGTACCACAAATTCTTTTAAGAACAAAGCGAGCTTTTTCTTGGTCATGCCAATAATATTTATAAGCCACTTCTGGTTCTTCTGGTTGTTCTTCAAAAGGTACTATACTATATTTTTCTTTGTTTACATGAGCAAGTTCGTGTTCATGATAATACATACAAAGAGAATCCATTTCCCACTTAGAAAGACTTCCAGAAGCTTTTTCATCCCATACAGCTTTAAATTTTGCTTCATTTACAGCCACAAGCATTTTAGGGTCGCTTAAAATATCGTCTTTAAAATCTGCCATGAGCTTGTTAAAAACTCGGTCTAAACTACCTCTTTTAACAACTCTTTGTCCCTCGTCACTCCAGTCGTAATCTTTTTTATCAATCATGTCATTAAGAAAATATTTTTCAAAGAATGGCCATGCAAATTTATTTTCAAGGATATAATAAGCTGTACTTGCACTTTTACCTATTTGTTTATAAAAGAATTTTTTCTGGAAAACATAATTTCTAAATCTATATAATCTTAATTCAAACTTTTTTTGATTTTCAGTTAATAAATCAAGATTTGCCAAATCTTCAATGTTAGAAATATTGAGCGACTTAACAGGACTTGAGATAAATCTAATAAAGTCTTCCATAATTGCTCTTCTATCTTTTTTCTCAAGATTATCAAAACACCGAGCTTTGATAAGAGAAATCATAGCTGTGTCCCCAAACTTGTTTTCTTTAGATTCAGATTTATATTTCTGCATCTTCTCATAAAAATCCCACATCGAAGAATAAGTTTGATTATCAATAATAGCTTTTGCGATAGAAGTTCCAATACCTTGAATTGGTTTTAAACCATAAACAATTTCATTTTTCTCAACGTCAGGATGGAAACCAAATCTAACACGGTTTACATCAGGTAATGCTACAGTAACACCTTCTTTTTTAATGTTGCCAATAGCTTTACTAATTTTACCATAATTGGTATTTCCATCTTCACCGCCAGAATCAGAAATCAAATTAGCAGTATTCCAATAAATAACAGGATAATGATAAGCAAGATTGGCTTCCTGTAAACCAACAATTGAATAGGCCAATGTATGCGCACTATTAAAACCATCAAAGCAGATGTATATTTCTATACTGGTTACTACTTTAGACTATATCTTCCTCGTTTTTAGACTCAAATACTTTCTTTGCCAAATTGTATTTTCGAGTAAGATAGTAATTACTATCTTTATACAAAACAGTAACCAACTGTTTTGTTATGTCTTGCTTTGAATAACAAACTCTACTTATGTGTTTGTTTTTTTCTGTGAAAACCTCATGTTTATTTTCCGCCCGAATTAGTTCATTGCAAGCTTTCTGCAATTCTTCACAGATACTTCTGTAATAAGAGCAAAAAGTCAAACCAATATAACACTTGTCTTTTCCGTGGTAATATATACTACCATCTCCATCTATAAGTCCCCTTATAAAATCTTTTTTTAATTCTTCGGGAATTAGTTTTAATGGTAAATGTTTAGTATTTTTTGTCTTTTGTGAAATTATCCCATATTTTGCTAAATCGTCCACCATTTTTTTTGAAAAGACTTTTAGAGTTACTGTTTCAGAACGATTTTTGCTTTTTCTGTAAGAAATTTTATTGCTTACGTTTAATTCTTTTTTAAGAATTTGTAATATCTCTATATCTTTAATGGCTAATTCTAAACTAATTTGATTAGATTCTTTCTTCCCAAGATAAACACTTCCGTCAGTAAACAATAATCCTAAAAAATAAGCTTTTGCTTCTGTGTCAATATTTTCAAAGTAATCTTCTTTCATAAAAAGCCGACTACGTTTAGTATGTCTTTTAATTGGAATATTATTTTCTTTCAAAATATTACCAACAACAAATCGACTAAGAGCGTATTTTTCAGATAATAACTTTATAGTCCAATTTTCATTAAGATACTTTTCACAAATATCTTGTTTCTTATCTTCGCTAACAAAAATTTTACTCATTTCTTCTCCTTTCTTTTAAAATTGGCAAAATACGAGGTGCGGCACTTCGGATTTCTCCTACATCATTTGATTAGTCGTTGAGCCTTCTTACTGGTTAAGTAAGCTTGGTTGCTGATTAGCATGAGATAAACTATCTTTTAGCGTTCCAGCAGTTCACCGCATTATTCAATATATATTTCTATATAAGGGGGCCTGTTTTGTTAACCCACGATTCATTGAAATTAGTACGTCCCATACATAATGGCACAACTTAGAAGAGAGATGTTTTTCTTCTATATTTTTATAAAATTCTTGTTGTAATTCAACATAAGCTTTAGGATTCTTTTTAGCAATACTTTTCCTAAGCTTATCAGCCCACAGCAAATCAAAACCACCAATCTCAGGGTCTTGAACTGCCATCATAAAGTCTTCTTGGTTAGGTAATAAACCATAGCTCTTCTTAGCGTATTTACAAATAACTTCTTGCTCATGTTTAGTCAAACCATAATCATCCATCTCTTTATACCAAAGAGTGATATCTTTCTTATAACGACCAAAACGCTCAAGAGGTGTTTCTGCCCGTGGAGAAGGAGCCATAAGTCTCATTACTGAATTTAAAGCAGATAAATCTACCAAACTTTCAGGTTTACCTATTGCAACAGCTTGATATCCAGTTTGTTTTTCCATCTGGAAGAATGACATAACTTTATGCTCATTAAGCATTTTCCAAATTTCTGGATTATCTCTTTCTATTTTGTAAACACCTAAATATTTTTCGTAAGTAGACTTTAAATCACCTTGCCATTCAAGCCTACCGTCTTCCATAAGAAGATTCATACAAACATGTTCTTTTTGAAGAGCATCAATAGAAAGCAAATCCCATTTAATAAGAGATACTTTTTCATCAGCGTGTAAGTCAAACTGAGTGATAATATCTCCACTCGTTGTCTTCATTAAAGCAGCATGGTCTACAACATCTGTTGCTGAAAGAACTACACCACCAGCGTGAGAACCAACACCACTTACTAACCCCTCAATGTTTTGAGCAACTTCCCAAACATCGGGATATTCATTAGTCATTAAGTTAACAAATTCTTTGTCAGGGCGTAAATTATTTTCTTCATCACCATAAAAACATTGTTTTAAAGTAAACTGAATACCACGTTCTTGACCAATATGTGAACTTAACATCTGTCCAATTTCAGGTGGATAACTTAAACCACGACAAGCAGTTTGAATTGCAACTTTAGCTTTCATCGTAGAAAGTGTTTGAACCTTCATAACACGACGATTTCCTGCTCTCTGGTCATCGCCACAATACTTGCGTTGAAGATAGTGAATAACATCATCACGATAAGCATTCTCAAAATCCACGTCAATATCTAATGGGCTAACACGTTTAGGATTAAGAAAGCGCCAGTGATAACAAGGAACATCTTCTCTCAGAGGATTAACCTGAGTAATTCCTAAAATATACAAAAGAATAAATCCTAAACCTGAACCACGAGAAGGACCAACTAAAGAACCACAAGCCCAACACGCATTTACCAAGTCACGAGTCTGTAACAAATAAGCTGACCAATGAGCATTATTAGCTTCTGAACTTGCTTTAATAGACTCAAGACATGTTTGAATTGCATCATAAGTTTCTTTATTTGCTAATTCATCAGAATCTTTTTCAAGGCGCTTAACAATTTCTCTAACAAGGTGTCTATCAGCATTGTAATCTGAATTAAAAAACCACTCTAACATAGGAATATCTTTAAAATATTTTTTAGATAAACCCAAATCAGGTTCAGTTAAATCATCTGGCTCATAAGGAATTTCCAAATTAGCGAATAAAGTATATTCTTGAACCATGTTATAAATCAACATGGTATTATCTAAGCCTTTTTGTACAACTTCTGGAGTCAAAAATTCATCCATGTAAGAATGAATTTCTTCTTCTGACATCATATAAGTTGTAGCATAAAACTCTCCAACCTCACGTTCTTTACCACTATCTTCATTAGATTTAAGAAAAGCTTCATGTACTTTTCTATCTTCTTTTTTGGGATAATGACTATCGGTAGTGATAATATATGGAATATCAAGTTCAGCAGACAGTCCCACTAAAGCCTGATTTACAATAATTTGTTCTTCACTCTTTGATGGCTGTAATTCCAAAAAGAAATTACCATGCCCAAAACATTTATCGAGTCTTTTTAACCATTTCTTGACGCCCTTATAATCAGGTTGTAAAGAATTTTGTTTATAAGAATCTAAAATTAATTTTGGACAACGACCACCAAGGCAAGCAGTTGAACCAATAATATGACCTCTATCAGATTCAACTACTTCAAACAAATCTTCATAATAAGTTGGAGTACGAATATTAACATAAGTAAAAGAATTATCAATCCATGCTCTTGTACTTAATTCTCTTATTTGCTTATGTCCAATGGCATCTTTAGCCAACAAAATGAAGTGATAAAAAATATATTCTTTGTCTTCTTCAATACTTTTTCGATTGCAAAGATAAATTTCATTACCTAAAATAAGTTTATAATCTTTCCACTTATCAGGATTTTTCTTTCGCAAATCGTCTATTTGAGTTAATGCTTCAACGTGTGCGGCAATACAGTCATGGTCTGTAATAGCAACACCTTTATGACCAAGCTCCTAAGTATATGTGAGAAGACCCTTGACAGTGTTAGTGCTGTCAAGGAAACCTCTCGTATTGGAGCCTATGTCTGTGTGATTATGTACACCTACAAACACGGCATTACTCTCCTTTATATTTTTGTCTTATTATATCATGTTACTTTTAATTTGTCAACCTTAAAAATCCAAATCTTCTAAATCTTTATCTAACATTACTCTTTTCTTCTTGGGCTTTTCAATTTCATCCCCATCAAAATCTGTAGTAGATTTTGCATTTAAGGAAGTCGTTTTAGAATTAAGAATAGCGTCAGATTTAGTCTTACTTTTTAAATCAGAAGTCTCATTTGTTTTATCCTCCATAACATCATAATATAAAATTTTAACTTCTGGATAAATCTTGTCTTCCCAAGACTCTAACTGGAACTGGCAAATTAAATTCATTACCAAATTCTTTTTATTAGCGCCAAAGGTATATCTATCCTTAAGAGTCATCATATCAAATTCTGTAGCAGGACAATACTTTTTAATATAAGTAATACCGTTATGCTGGAATCTAATAAAACTCTTAGTTTCGCCATACCCATTAATTTGACTAGCATTTATATGAAGATTTGTAATTGCAAAAGTAGGAGTAGGGACAGTATTACCCCACACTTCATAATTTTCAGCTACTTCTTTTACAAATCTTACTTGCATTTCATTAGCAGGAATTTCCCAATCAACTGGATAAATAGTTTTAAGTTGGTCAAGAGGAAGCATTTCGTTACACTTTTTAATTACCTCATCAACATTTTTCTTTTTAAGAAATACACCAGCAGCGTTTTCATGTCCAGCACAACTTATAAGTCCAGTTTGCTCTAAAAACTCCTTCAAGTTTTTAATGTTTCCTTTATCATATCCGCGACAGGAGCCACCGAATTCTGAGATACTCCTTTCCTTAAGAAGCACCACTGGACGCAAATACTTAGAAGCAATCTTGTTTGCTACTAATCCCGTAACAGATTTTTTATCAACTATGTCAGTACAATCGACAAATAAAATAGTATTTTTATCTAGTCCCTGTTTGTCAATTTTATCAATAATTTGCTCCATAAATTTACGAACGGCTGTATCTTGACGAGACTTTACATTGTTAGCTACTCTCGCCATCTCCCACTGAAGTGTGTGTTCTTCTGGAAGAGGTTTCGGGTCGGTAGCTTTTTTTCTTCTCGGTTGATAAATAACAGTTTCTTGTTCCCCAACCATAGCTCTAAATAAATCTCTTTGCTCTTTTTCTGTACCATAACGTACTACACCATTAATTCTTGGAGCAAGTACCCAACCGACATTTGTAATAGTTCTACCAAAATGAATTTCATCAGCCATTCTTTCTTGAAGTTCATTAAGAAAATCATTCTTTTGATTTTCAACCTTTAAACCCTCAAGTACATACCATCTTGTTTCTAAATCTCTTAAATCCATACTATCTGCAATAATACCAAGAGAAACTAAATCAAGATATTCATCAAGCCAACTATCACTACAGTGATACTTTTCACAATAAGCTTCGCCAAATTTGCGAACTACACCAACACCAGATAAAGTAGGATTGGGATAGTGTCCATCAGTATCATTTACAGCTACACAATAATTAACATAACTATCCTCTTTAATTCTGTCAGACTCTTTTTCTTTAATCTCGTCTGCTTCATTTTTTGAAATCCATTTACCTGTATTAGTGTCTAAATATTCAATTTCAACTAAGTGGTGGTCTAATACAATGATAGGACAATTGTAATTTTTAATAATTTGAATTGCATCTTTGCAAATCATTGAAGCATCTGGAATAATAATTAAACCGATTTCATCTTTTGAATATTCGCTTAATGCTTTATAGGTTAGTCCGTGCTCTTTATTAAAACTAAAAATATATTCTATCTTTGCCTCTGGATTAAAATATTTAATAATTTTACTCATTAAAACACTACTTGTCAAGCCATCCGTATCTGGGTCCACTTTAATTGCAATTTTCTTATCAGTATTAATATTATCATGAAAAATCTATACAGCTTTATCCATGTTTTTCATTTGGAAGGGGTCATTAACGACCTTGTTTTTTACAGGATGAAGAAAACTCTTTACATCCTAAATATCATAGCTTTTTAAAATAGTTTCAAGAAAATCATATTCATCATCAAAGTTATTCTAAAACTTTGTCTCCCATAGTAATTTTTCCATTAATTACCTCTTAAAAATATACTCGTAGAACTTTGCCTTTCCCCGTAAGAATAAACAGGTTTTGCTAATTTTATTAATTGATTGTAAACATCTTTTCCTTTATCAAGAGGTGAATCTTTGATATCTAACAATCCTTTGGTGTCCTTAATAAGAAAGACATTAAAGCTTAAAGCAAGTCTCTGAGCTAAAGTCCTTAATCGTTCATTATACCTTAAATAGTTATCATATAACAATTTGTCAGCTTTATATACTTCTTCATATTTATCATCAAAGTCTTTATCAAAACCTAAATAAACTGTATCTACTCCGAGTTTTTCTAAAGCCCTAATTTGCCAATCTGAAACATTAAAGCCACAAGTTGCCACTACGCAACTTTTACCATTAAAATAAGTGTCTGCTTTTAAAACACTTTTCTCACCCTCAACTATAACTGCTTTCTTAAATCTTTTTATATTTTCTTTATTCTCGTAAAGACCATATAAATTCAATCCAAGAGGATGGTCAAATTCTTTACCAGTCATAAACAAAGGCATATATTTTCTTTTAGAATCTTCTGGTTGTAAACTTCTTCGTCTAATACCAACTAAATGACCATCTATATTATAATGAGGAATAATTATATATTTTTGATATTCATACCATTCAATACCAAATTTTTCCATAGAAGAAATACTAATTCCTTCATCAATCCAACCTTTATAAAAAGTATTACAATCAAAATAATTAAAAAGACATTTATAATCATCATAAAACTTCGTAATTTTAGCTTCATGAAATTGTTGTCTTCTTTCAATATCTTCTGATTGTTTTACCATTTCAGATAATTGTCCACGCAACTCTGGTGAAATATCATTTCCAAAACCAATACGACTTCGAGATAATGATTTACCAACTTTTTTAGCAATATAAACAATTACCTTGCTGTAAAATTCTCCGTCTTTAGCGTTGCGAATTCTTTTAATAAATTCAAAAAAATTCATTCGTCCACAATTTGTATAACAAAAAAAATCTTTGCTTTCAGTAAAGAAACATAGTTTATGACTATCTCCACCATGACAAATTGTTTTAAACCAAAGACACTTTTGCTGTGTTCTTCCATCTGTAGAAGTTGAATATAAAGGAGAACCATTTTCTTCCATAATGTTAATAACAACATCTTCTGTTACCAACTTCAACAGTTCATCTTTATCTATCATAACCAACCTCTATTAATAATCTATTTCTTCTTCCTCTTTAGAAGATGATTTTTGCTCTTCTTCATCCTCATCTTCTACCATACTAAACTTTTTACTTTCTGGAGATTCTAAGAATGGGTCTTCTTCATTCTCAATAGTCTCTTTTATTCTTTTTGCAATTTCTTCCGTGTCTTCAAAAACATCAAACGTACCCTCTTCTTTAGCTGTTTCAGCAATATCAACAGCATCACTTATAATTTTACCTCGGATAGCATCTTTGTCGTTTGTAAAAATTACTTTTTGGTCTTCTTCAACACGAGTAAATGTTTGAGGAATATCTAAAAGTTCATAATCATAGTCAGTACAGAACAAATCATGTACTCTCATTGTAGCATAATCAACATATAACCAAATTTTACATTTTGTGTATTCGCCGCCACGATTCTTATATACAGATATACACCTGTTAGGTTTGTATTTTAAGAACCTATTTTTAATAATTTTCTCTAAATATTTTTCTTCTTTTTTAGATACTTCTGATACAATAGAAGCTGTATCAACTTTATCAATAATAGCTTTAGCTCCACGAACAATAGTTTGGTCACGGTTTTGCTCATTCTTAAAATCACCAGAAACCTGTGTCCAAGTATCTATACTAATATCATATTTTCGAGTAAGCTCTTTTAACTTTAAGCTTAAATTCGCAAGAACTTGGTCTTCACGAATTTGCATTCTTGCTTTAGCATTGGCTTGAAATTCGCTAATTAAATCAGTTGTTACATGAATGTAGTCAAAGAAAACATTTCTTACTCCATGCTGAAGAACATGCTGTTCAATAATATTCTCTAAAGTGCCAATATCATAATCAGGCACATATTCGAGATAAATATGTCCTTCTTCATGAAGGATTCTAATAGCTTCATCTACTCGTTCTTCTTCATCTCCATAATATCTACCAGTCATAATATGCTCTTGAGGAACATCTGCAATATAAGCCCATAAAATAGGTTCAATCTCCGTAATAAGCTCCATTTCCGTTCCAATATAAAGAGCAGCATTTTGAGTGCCATTTGGGTTTTTTACAAATTCCATTTTGTTAGAATCCCAATATTTTGGCGTAAAAGAATGACAAAGATTAGCAATTGTCAATCTCGTTTTTCCGACACCAGTACCAGCAGAAGAAACAACGAATTTTCTTGGTTGAATTCCTTTTGTTATAGTTGTCATATAATTACTTGCATAAGACAAACCATAAGCAGGAGTTTTTTTCCATTCCTCTTTCTGCTTTCGTGCTTCATCACTACCAGCTTTAACACTATCTCTCCCAACTTTCGGGCTATATTCTTGAGTTATATTAGATACTTTTTGTCTAAAATGATTGAGAATTTCATCAATAGACATTTGACTAAATTTGTATCTTTGCTCATCTGAAATTTCTGGGTCTTCTTCATCAGGGTCAAAAATTTCATCTACATCAATGCCAGATTTGAGATAAGCACGAAGTAAAGAAAACTTTTTCATTTCCTGATAATTAGTATTAAAATTTTCTGGTGTGGCTAATTCTTTAGCCTTTTCTACATAAAGATTACCATTATTTCTTGTATAAATATTATACAGAGATTGCAAATTATTCTTTAAGTAATCATCAATAATATATTGGTCAAGCTTTACCGCGCCCTGTGAGAAAAGATTATTTATAGCTACAAACAAAAGTTGATGGAAAGCTTCAACAAAATCTTTTTTGTCAATCTTATTACTTGTTAATAAAGTTGGATTCTACAGCAAACAACCAAGAACTTCTTTGATTGCAGATTTACTTTGATAATCTCTATAATCCGCCAAGTTAAACCTCCCATTCTTCAGGATGTTCAGACATTATTTCCTGAATATCTCTTTGTAATTCTGATAAATACATAGTATCTTTTCCCTTTTGCTTTTGGAACTCTTTTCTAAAATTATAATCTCCAATAAAATCAGTATTAACAATACCATCATCAACGATATCATCCGCAGAAATTTCTTCTTTGTGATTACGTCTGTCTCGTTTTTCATCGTCTTCTTCTTGTTTTTTAATAATTTCAGAACGAGCTACATCTATTGCTATAGGCGGTTTTGTTAAAATATACTCAATAAATTCAGATTTTGTCATTCTCATTTCTTTGTACTTTTGCCAAAATTCCCTTGATTCTGCAAAATAACGTACAACCATGAAAATATCTGACTCTGTTTCTATTTTGGGAGCTGGATTGTCAGCGTATTCATACATGTAATATAAAGTATAAAGAATTTGAGAATTAGTTAACCCATACTTTTCTTTAATCTTTTTTATATATGTTGTAATAAGAGGTGCATTAACCCAATCTCTTATCCCAAGAACGTCCCAAAGATAATCCGTTAAAGTTTTATAATCTTTTGCATCTTGTGCGGGCTATTTCCCACAAATAGAACAATAGTTTTTACTATTTACAGTAATAATTTCTTCCGTAGGAAACATCTTGCCACAAACACTGCATTTTTTATTTTTCCTTGGTGCTATAATCCTCACTCCTTTCTTAAAATATTAAAACGGAAAATAAAGGGGAATAGTAATCAGTTTTACTATCCCCCAATAATTATTTATTCTACTGTAATATTGTTTTCAGTACAGTAATCCTTCAAATCATCGAGAATAAGCAAAAGCATATCCAATTGAGATTCATCGCAATCTTTTACACTCTTACCCTTTCCAAGATACTCTGCAATAATCTTCTTATATTCTGTACTACCAGTATTATGAATAGCTTTTACATAGCTACCAATTTCAGCAATAAGCTCATCAACGCTCTTCTTTTCATCTTCAGTAACTTCGTTGTCCTTAAAGAGATTGACCTCATTATCAACAACTGTCGCACCATTAGCCTTTTGTTTATCAATAGCCTTTGCCATATCATCACGCAATGCTTCATATGTAAATGGAATACATTCAGACATATAAGGACTACGAGAACCAGCTTCAAGATGCTTGTTGCCTCTCATAGTAAGCATGGAATGAACATTACCCTGTTCATCAGTTTCATAAGAAGCATAACCAGTTACGTCAACAAGACGAGAAACAACAAGGAATCCACGGTCAGGTACAGTAGGAATAGTCTTATCATATTTCTCACCGTTTTCCTTAATCTGCTTAGTGGTGGCATGAGAAATACAAATCAAAGTATAACCAGCCTTAACAATCTCTTGGAAAAACTTATCATACTCACGAGACAAAGCACGATAGCCGCGCATCTTTTCAGTCTCATCAAGATAATCTACACCTTCCTTGTCTACGATATACTTTTCACAAAGGTCGTAGGCAATATCAATAGTATCAACAATTACCGTTTTAAAGATTGTTTCTCTATTTTCCTTTTCAGCCGCATCTGCATCTTTAAGCAACTGCTTTTTTACTTCAAGAGCTTCTTTCCAAGTGTTAATTGGCTGTGCAATAATGCCATCCAAGAAACCATAGCCCTTTTCGAAGCCAAGCAAAATAGGCTTGGGAAATTTACAAGCGTTTGTGGTTTTGCCACTTTTTCTTTCTCCATAAATGAGAAAACTCTTACCACTAAGGTCACGAGTGACCACATTAGGCTTAATGCTAAAAATATCAATACCCATTATTTAAATGTCTCCTTTTAAAAATTTTGAATTATTTTTAGTTGTCGATTAGAAATTAGAAAGGAATATCATCGTCATCATCAACAACAGGAGACATCTTTCCAGAACCCTTCTTACCAAAGCCCGTAGGTGCAGAAGAACCATTACTGCCCTTAGAGCCCTGATATCCTGCTCCCTCAAGTTCCTTCAAACGACTTGCTCTCTCATTGAGCATAGCCTTACACATCTGAGGGGTGATAATCATATCTTCCTGCTCATCTTCATCATAAGCAATATCACCACCAGTAAGAACCATTTCAAGATAGCTCTTGCCCTCAGTTACTCTCTGCTGACCAAAACCCTTGGTCTTAGGCTTTGCTTCACTCTTTTCATTAGGCTTCCAGCTAACATACATCTTAGCAGTAGCACCCTTAACATAGCCATTATCTTCAAGAGCATCCACAAAATCCTTGGGAATAATAATATTCTTAATATCAAGAGCGTTATGATAAAAATCCATACTAATGAGATTTAAACGCTTTCTACCAGTAGGCTTCTTATCATCTTCAGAGCCACGCTCTTCATCAGTAATACTCTTAATATATCCCTCGATATCAAGGTCACAAGCAAATTCTTCAAAATCATTAAAGAATTGCATAGAAGCAACAGTACCTTCGTGAAGCTGTTCATCAGAACCAACATAATCATTTGCACTAAGAGAACCAACAAGTCTCACCATAGTGGCATTTTCCTTATCCTTAGTCATAGGAACTGCTTTTTTAACCCAGTCAAGAACCTTTTCATAGTTCTCACTATCTGTACCATCAGCTTTTTTAGCCTTGATAAAAGACGTGAAAGAACGAGTCATTACACTTTCTTCGCCGCACTGAATCTGCCCACGAATACGAATGTAATCAACACCATTCTTGTCCACACCCTACTTGGACTCAATATCAGCGAGATAACCCGCAAGAGTCACACTATTTGTCAATCTACGAATCTGGTCAGTATTTTTTGTAGCCATTATTTTTGTACTCCTTTAATTTTGTCTTTTAATTTTTAATTTTCATTTTCATCATTGTTGTCATTGTCATCATCGTTAATAGACTTGTAATCATTACAAGCCTCAAACGTCAAAGTAACCCCCAAATCTCTTCGAGCGTCCTCAAGAAAAGGCTTAAGCTTTGCATACGCCGAGCACTTTACCAAAAAACGACAATCTTCACACGCAAGATTATTAACCATTTTACTATCTCCTAATTATTCAAAAAAATCAACCTACCTTGGTTGTAAATAAAATATAGCATAGTTTTTTCATCTTGTCAAGTACTTGGCAAAAATTTTTTAATCGGTTAGTCCATTATCATCGACACCAAAACGTTTTGTTGTTCCATGTTTTGCCATAACCCAGCAATTATTAAAACTTCCTTTTTTAAGCATTATTTCAACAGAATCTCCTTCTCTTAATTCAAAAGGAGTTTGATTTTGAATTCTTGTAAATTCTGTTTCAGGTTCCCGTGGCAAAATAACATCCACAGTACCATCACTATTTACATTTGTCACCGTAGCACTTTCAATTCTCGGTGAGGTTCTTTTAATTTCTGCCGTAACGCACTAAAGTATTCTATTCAGCATTTCATCTGCATATTGGTCATAATTATTATTTTGGTTTATCATAAATCACCATCTTATTTTCTCTCCCTGACTTTCCTTCTCGGATGTATTAGTAGGTAAGTCAGAAGTGTTACAACAACTTAATGATATTTTACCATCTTTACTATTATAAGAAATAGAAGTAATTAACAACTTTTCTCGTTGTAAAGATAAAAATTCATCTTCAACTTCACATAAATTATTTACTGTCAAAATTGGATTGAAACTAACAGAAACAGAAAATTGCACTCCTACAAAACTTGATTTCCTTAAATAATAATTTGCCAAATCATAAGCTAAGTCATCACTCCACACCTGAGAAGATGTATATGGAGCATCCATACGCCTTCCAATACGTTCTACACAAATAGGAGAGGAAGGATTATTATTTGTAACCGTAGCGGTATAAATAGTAGAATCCACACTATCTCCCACTACTTTTACACAATTAATAATTTGCTCATTTTGATATTGCAAATCCATATTATGTAAATCTCTACTAAGCTTGGGATAAGTCCAAATAACAGGTTTAACAGAGTCATCAACTGTTTCGTTAATTGGATAAAAACATAAATTACCAACTGTATTATAATAATATTCAGCAGATAATTGTGTTGCTAAAGCATCCAAAATCGAACCCAAAGTCTCTCCTTGTTCCGCTCTAATTGTTTGCTGTGTTTTCAATCCAATAAAACTTGGGTCAAAAATAGGTTCTTTATAATCTAAGATATAGCCATTTCCAAGAGAAAAATTTAAAACCCCTTTAACAGCATCAATAATATTACTACCCAATTCAACTTCATACGCCGTCTCAAGAGTACCTGTTTTACCTTCAAAAACAGCGTATTTATCAGAAAGTTGAAGTTGAATAGTTTTGTTTGAATCATCCCTTGTCAAACTAACATCTCCTAAAATATAAACTCCTTTAGGAAACCAGATAGTTGTATCTTGATATTGAACACCCACATCAAATCCAAATCTTGTATTTACCCAAATACCATTAATATTAGGAGTATATTGTCCATTTTCGTTTGCTAAAGTAACTGTAATACTTCTTCTTTGCCCATTTTGATAAGATTCAGTATAATTTAAGCCATCTAAAGTAATATCGCTTTCTGGAATAATATATGATACTTGTTCATCAGGAGTAAGAATAGATAGTCTATAACGAGGATGAATTACAGGTCTCTCAAGTATTCTTTTTAAAGTGTTAAAAGGAATAGCATTTTCATCCCTTAATAACACATCGCCAAAAATATTATCAGCCATATTTCCTCCTTATCTGGCACTTGAAACAATAGAAATCGAATCTACGTCTAAAGCTTCCTACCAAGAGAAAGAAATTGTTGTTTGCAAAAGATTAGATTGCATATTTATATTATAAGTAGGAGCAGAAGTTACTTGAATAACCCAAGAGTTTCCTTTGTAATCTTTTAATAATTTTAAACTACCATTATTAATAAATTCTCTCCAAGCATTATATTTTTCTACTTCACGAGAATACATATCTTCTTTATTAACTCGTTCTGTATAACCATTTGCAGTTTTAACTTTGAAGGTTGTAATACTTGAACCATTTTCTTCTTTCGTAATAGCTTCTGTTTCTGAATAGTCAGAAATATCACCTAACAAACAAGTAACAGTAGAACTCATATAATCTTTCTTACCTTTAGAATATTTTGGAAACTGTCCCAAAGTATCCCAAGTAGAAATGCTATTATTTTGAGTTAACTCTCCATTGTCCATATTATAACGAAGTTTCCAAATGTTGCCAGTTTTAACATAAAGTTTTTCAGTTTCAGTCTCTTCAATATCACAAATAGTCCAAGAATCCCATTTAGTAGAAATATAAGCGGGAGAGGTTGTACCGTCAAGATTTACAATGGTATCCTCATACATTTTATAAGACCCACTGCTTTGACGATAAGCAACTAAATAATGATAAAATGCATTGGCTTTAATATTATAATCCAACATACTATAGTTACCATACATATCACAAATATATGTATAAAAACTATCTTCGGGAGCTTTTTTGTAAACAGAAAGAGCACCATTTGACCCAAGTAAACTTTGAAAATAATAAGCTAAAATTGAAGTTCCAGTACCCTAATCCTTCAAATTAAATTTATTGTACAAAATCAAGTCGGAGGACAAAGGCGAAGAATAAGGATTAGCTTTCAATTTTGCAGTAACTTCTTTACGAATAGTATCAGGAGATTTTGTAATATCGGTATCAATACCAACATCTCGAATTTCTAACCGTGGCGCATAATAAATATAGCTGTTAATATTCATTAATTATCCTCCTTTCTTTATTCTGTAACTAAAACAATAGAACAATTAACAGGAACTTCTTTAGAATTATCTACTGTTAAATTAAAATCAAACCATCTCTAAGAAATCTAAGCCATATTAGTTTGTTTAACAGCTTGAGAATCAGGCATCCAAATATAATCTGATTCTTCTTTTCCTGACCCGTTTTTGGGTCCCCAACGATATTTAACAGGCCCACTAACAGTACCTCCTGTTGGGTCACTTGCAATAATTTTACCATCACCAGTTTTCCCCAATTCAGTGTAAGTATTGCTGATATAATTATAAGCAGTATAAGTTAAAGAATTAAGGTCAGAATCAGAGAGTAAAATAGAAACTCCACCCTCAATAGTTAATTTTTTATCGGCGGTGTAGGTTAAAATTTTCTTTTTATCTATTAATGTTGTTGTGCCATTCGTCACTGAAAGATACACTAAAGATGTTTTGGGAACAATCCCTTTGTCTGTAAGTCCAACAGTCAAAGCTATTTCATATGTATAATTCCCTGTCTCTGAATTACGAGAATAAATCCTATACGCATAAATTGTTCCAGTGTAAGGAAGGGTTTTTTCTATAGTTAACACATTTCCTGTATAAGAGTTAATCTTATATCTTTGTATTACCCCATTTTCAGAATACATAGAATTTCCAGCTTCGTTTATTGCAAAGCCGATGTAAGCCTCGCTATGTTCTGATAAATAATTTGCCAACGCTTCATTATATTCATTTGTAGTAAAAATTCTATTTTCTTTTGTTGCCGCTATAGCATTAGCTAAAATAGTATCATACTAATTTGTAGCAATAGAAGTATAAGTCTAACCACCACCAGTAGATTCTCCTTCAGTCAAATCTTTATCAATTACAACATCAATAGCTTTGCCCTCTTCATCTTTGTAATCTCCGCTTTCATCAAGGTACAAATATTCTGTATCAACCTAAAGAATCCAATCAGCAGAACCATCTGCATTAACAATATATTTATATTGACCAACATAATAAGTTTTCGCTTCTTTCCCGAAAGGAGCAAAAACAATATCTTTAGTTAAAATATAAACCATATTCTAATCCATGTAATCAGGTTCTTCTTTAAATTTTTCTACAAGCATATATTTTAATGTAGTTTTGTTAGAATCTGTATATTTGTATTGAAGAGCGAAACCAAATTTATCAGGAACAGTCATATTACTTAACATGCTTTGTATATCATAACTGGTAGATTTGCCCCCATTAAAACAAGCCAAAGGTTCATTTGAACCATTTTTAAATACTTGCATTTTAAGCATATTAGGATTTTTACGAATTATTTTATTTTTTTCGTCAACAAGAAGTAAATCCAATCCTCCAACTTTTACAGTATAAACATCTCCGCCAAGAGATATATCACCTGATGTAGAAGATGGCAGTGGAATATAATTATTTGCAGACTTAAGAGTGTATGCTTTATAATTAAGATTATTATAACTATCGCTCTTTAAACTACTTTCAATAACAAGTTCTCCTGTTTCTTTATTATATGAAAGTAATTTTTTGTATTCATCCGCAGAATTTTCATCTGAGAAAATAGAAAGATAAATCGAACGTCTATCAAGCTATCCATTATTTAAAGAAGTTGACGAACCAATTTCATCTTTAGTAACCTTATCATAATAAACATAATGGTCAAAAGATGTAACAGGAGTATCAATTTTCTCTTCTACGACAATTTTAGTGGAAGACATTGTATAACTACTTAAAGTATAATACACAATTTTACCATCACTGTCTTTTATAGGAGTAGTTTCATCTGAATATAAAACAATAGAAATTCCGTCAGGATAAAGTGGAATTGCATCTGCAAGAGCTTGATTGTCTTGTCTTGTATATAAAGTAGAATAAAGTTCATTATAAAGAACAGTGTCTACCTAACTTAAATAAAATTGAGTATAACTTGCATGAGCAATTTCCATTAATGTTTTTAAATCAGTTCCTGTAATGTTATTAAAGAAACCAACCTTGTTATCAGAAGTTATATATGGAAATCTAAATCTTGTAAAAAAAGAAAACACCTCTGGAATCTAAATGGGGGTGTTGTTTGCATCTGCAACTTGAGTGTAATTTAACACCCTTCCAGAAGTTGTGTCTGCGTAATAATATTTTGAATTACTACTTAAATACACATCATTCGAAGTAATTGTTTTTTCTGTGCCTTTATCTGTAGAAATAACATAAACAGGACTAACTACTTCAAGTTTTATGGCTTGTTCATCACAAATCAAAGAATTAGCCAAAGGAACTACAGAGCTATAAACTGCATATTCAATATAAAAAGTATTTTCTTCACTATATGCTTTACCATATTTATCATGAATGGTTATTCTAACTTTATAGAAGTTGTTTGTCTCAAAACCTTTAAAATTCCATTCAAGAGAAGAGTCGTAAATATCATCAGATTCAGCAATTAAAGTTTCGTTATTATAATTATCAATCGAATATAAATAATAATGATAATATTTAATTTCAACATTATTTATAGAATCCCATGTACCCAAAAAAGCCACATCTCTCCATGGAGCAGGAACAGACTAGTCAATACTTATATACGGTATATTTTCCAAATCCAATTCACGGTAATCTTTATATTTAATCCCTAATGTTGGCGCTTGTCGAGCATATAAAACAGCATTTGGAATAGAATCCATAAAATCAGTATAAACTGTGTAATCAGTTTGAGGAACAATTATTTGCTAAATATCACCTGTACTTTGAGTTGCAATTTTGCAATTTCCTTTTAACAACCATTGAGTATTATCAAGTTTATTAAAAGTAATATCAGTTTTCTTCCCTGCAACATATTGTCCTAATGTACTAATTTTTTGTGTTATATTTAACCTCACGCCATTTTCCCAAACAATTTGAGGAGGGTTTAAAGTATCTGATTTAATATTTATATTTGGCTGAACAAAAATTTGATGGTCTGCTTCACTATTCCAATAAGAAGTCATAATTTTAAAATTTGGATTCGTAATAGGAGCTCCACCTACTTTTCTCTCGGCAGAACTGTGGTAAGTTTTTTGCGAAAATTGCGAAGAAGATGAAGTCAAATCTTTTGTCCAAAGTTTATAAGTATCTCCATTTTTAGGAACGGTCACAAAACCTTCCTATAATCTAATTTCGCCAGTTTCTTGCCCATATCCAATAATTTTCCTTTTTACACTATCATCGCTATTTAACGAAATATAATTGCCTAATTCAATATCATCATTGGGCTCGACATAAAAATTATTTAAAGTATGCTAATCAGAAACGTTATAAAGAGTAAATGTTTTACCATTTGTATAATTATATGTAAAAGATTCAGTGAGTTCAATTTTTATAACATCTTTATCCCAACCTAAATCTGTATAAACCCAGTTAATTTGTCTACGTTCTCTATAAGGCCAAGTAGTAGGATAAGCCAAATTATCTTCGTTTGGAAGAGTGATAGCCATCATGCCATCGTTTTTACTTGAAGCAGATATCTCTATCCATCTATCATATTTAAGCTAGTCTTTAACTAATTTCTTAGTTTCTTCGCTACTAATGCCACTTAAATCCACCCAAATAACAGAAGTAGTAGAACCAACGGTAAAACCAGAGCAAACTAAAGTTGTTGGGTCTTCGTCTGTTGTCCTTGGAGAATGATTTTCATACATCCTAATATTCCATTGATAATCTTTTCCGTTTTGAAAAGACTAATTTTCTTCACACTAAGCTGTCGTTGATAATCCTTTTTTCCCTTCTTCTTTAAAAGTAACAAAATTACCAGAAGAATCCACGGTTAAATTTAAAGAAAGCTACTCTTTATTCCTAATTTCTTGTCCTAGTGCTTGAGAAGGCTAATTAAGAATCATTGTAGCGCCATCTCCCGACAAAAAATTGATAGAATAAGCTTTTACAGATGTTCCAAGGGTGTTAACCTAAGCCTAAAATGGGTTCCGAGTGGTAGATAAAATATCTATTTCATTCAGGTTTGGACTTAGCGAAGATGCTTTATATATCATTTCTTTTAACTCCTTTCGTTATTTTTTTCGTCTAAGGGATGAGGTGTGGCGAGTTTTTGTTCCACACCACACCCCTTTTTCTTGCTCTTATTATAAGCTATTTTTATTTAATTGTCAATAAACTTTTCCAAATTTTTTATCCTCTTTTTGATGATTTTATTTTGGGTAAATTTATCCTCTGGTTTTACGAGTTACATTCCACCTTGACCCCATTGCTGTAGTTACTCCACTCCAGAACTTAGCAGGGTCATTAACTCCTTCAAGTACAACATCACCTTGAACAATATACTGTGTACCACAATTATTGTCAGTTCCAGTGCGTTCCATCTCAGGAAGTCTCGTGGTTGCCATATTGCGTAACAAATTATAAGCTTGGTCACTATTTAAGACATACTCAGGTTTAGAAGGCGTACCATGTAACATCGCAAGTCCTGTATAAGTTACAGGTCCTTCTTCAATACCAGTAGCATAACGAGCAACATTATTTTGATTTTTGCCCCCACTAGGTTTAGCCGAAGAAGTGTAACCTTTGCTCTTTTTCCATCTTTCATACAATTCCTGATTAGAAGGAACTCCCGCTGAACCTAAAGTAATACCCATAGCATATGCTTTATCTGTTCTATATTTAGCTAAACGCCAGAAATCATTGTCATCTTTAGCAACGAGCATTAACTTGCCATAATCAATATTTGCAGACCATTTTGTTCCATAAGGAGTGTTTTTTTTATTGTTACCACTTGGACTTGAAGGACTCACAGAATTATTTTTGCTGGGGCTATTACCAGAATTACTTGAAGTAGGACTGTTTGAAGAAGAGGTAACTCTGTTTGGAGTACTATTAGAAGAATTATTTCTTCCCTGCCCAGATAACCATTGCTGATAAAGTTCATTATTACTTTGATACCTAAACTTATTACCAGCTTTGTCATAACCATAACCACTTCCGTCAATAGTAATACCCATTCTACGAGCTTTTTCATCACGATAAGCAGCCCATCTCTTAAATTCTCCTTCATCCCTTGCAGCCAACATTTTTGCGGCATAGTCTGTATTCATGTCAAGGTCAGAGAAATCATAAGTATTCAGGTCATCTTCTTTAATATACCCATTTTGATTATTGTTCTTATTATAGAAATCAGAAGTGTCTAATAATTCAAGTCTTTGTCTACGCAATTCTGCTAATTGTTCGTTAGCTTGACGATAAGGCGTAAGCAAATTGTCTTGGAATATTGTAGTATAATTCTTATAATTCTATTGAATATTAGAATTAAACTTTTGCATATCCGCTGTGATACGAGCACGAATCTCTTCTTCGGAGTTCGCATTCATAAGCTCTTTCAATATGCGTTCATTCTCAAGACGTTCATATTCCTTATAATCCCATTCAAGTTGCTCAAGATATTTGTCCCAAGCATCTATACGGTCTTGGAGAATTTGTTGCTCTGCATCTTTCGTATTGTTGAGGTCATCAAGGCGGTCTTGTTTATAGAAATCGTCAAGGTCTTTTTGAGCTTCACGCAATTTTGTTGGGTTGGATTCGAACACCCAACCAAGGCCTTTTCTATACCATTCTGTTACTTTAATGACTATTATTAATTAAAATAATAGCGGATAGGAGTTTCTTCCTATCTCTTACGTTTCATTATTATTTCAAGATTATATCGTAAGTTCGGACTGTATCTTATATTGTATATTTCAACAATACGATGGCGAAGGTCTTTATATTACTATAAAAACCATTACAGTCTCTTAGGATTCTTAATATGATTTATTTAATATGAGTTATATCGTTTCTTCTTTGTCCAGTGACAATTTTGTAAATATATCCTTCTGTTGTATTATATTTTTCAGCTATCTCTTTTTTAGAATAACCTAACTTATACAAATTTACCATGTCTAAAATATCCTTATCTGTATATAAATAAAGGGATTTCTTTTTCGCTTTTTCTTTAGGAGGATTACGTTTTAATTTTTCTTCTTTGTAATCCTCTTCTGTTAAATGAGTTATTGCACTCCATGTTTTACCAGATAGGATTTCGTTCAAACGAGCAGAGACAATATTATATTTCTCACAAATCTTTTTTGACGATAGCTTGTTTGTATAATAATCTTCAACCATCTTTAAAACTTCTTCTTTAGAACGCTTTGAATTTACAGGATTATATAATTGTCTTTCATTTCTTGTGATATGTTTAATTCCAGTTCTTTTTGACATAATTCGTCCCGATAAAATATCTTGAACCCATTTAATAGGAACATTCATTTGTTCTGAAATATAAGAATTAGATTCTCCTTTTTTATTTCTTTGAATTACTTCATCTATTTGTTCATTAGTATATTTCAAGCCTTTTTTCATATATTTTTTCAAAAAGGTTTTATCGTTATAATAGAAACCAGTAAATTCGGAACAAATAATACCAGTTAAAATATTATAAATGACAGTGTAGCCGCAATCATGCTTTTTAGCTAATTCATTTACACTACCACATTTTTTATATTCTTCTAACAATTCGTTTATTTTATCTTTAGTATCAAACATGCAATGATTAATACAATCTCCCCGTTCTGTCATATTATAACCATTGCAATTATCAAATCCTATATAAGTGTTATATTTCTTTATATAAAAAATTTCTTTCTCATTTAATTCTTCATTATCGCATTCTTCTAAAACACTCCATTCAATGTCGTTCCAACCATATTTTCTGATAGCATTATAAAAAAGATAAGGCTTATCTTTAGAAGCTTGTAAATGTTCTTTTTTTCTGTCTTCTAAATTATTTCTACTTGTCTATCCAATATAACTTTTGCCATTAGTTTTAAAATAAGCTTGATAAATTAAACCCATATTTCCTCCTTTCCCTAAAATAAAACCAAATCATATTAAGTCTTTCCTAAGTCTCTGCCATCTCTGGCGTTTGACTTATATAGCCATCTTTATAGAGAGCATATTTTGGTTCACTCTCTCCTTCTCTTTATTGGCGTTCTTTTTAGCCAAGAGAAGATTTTCAAGTTCTATAGCTCTTTGACGCTCTTTATTGGCATCTTCCAAGGGTTTTATCTCATCTTCATAAGCCTTTTCAATAGCATCAATAGCATCCTGAAGCTCATCCTTATAAAGATTAATTCTATAAACAATTGCATCATATTGCTTTTCTTGAAGCTCGGTCTTATCTTCCAAAGCATTTATCTTAGCTTCATGTAAAGCAACCGTAGCTTCATTTAAGCCATCAACAAGGTCTTTAATTTGTTCATCAGTTAAATCAGACACATCTTCCAACGCCTTCTGATAAACACTAACTTGATTTTGCAATAAAGTGCTCCTACTTGCATAGTAGCTTTCAATATCAGAAATTCTAATCCACTCTTGAGGCTTGGAATCTTCAAGAAGTTGTAATTTATTAGAAAGTTCTTCTATTTGCGCAGAAGTTCTATTAACAACATATTCAGTCTTAGAATCAATTAAGTCAAGATATTCTTGCTGTGCTTCACGATAAGCCTTGGAATAATCACTATTGCCAATAGCAACATGAGCACGAGCTTCCATTTCACTCATACCCTCAGTCATATAACCATAAACGGCTTGACTGAAATTAAATTGAATAGAAGCCTTAGTAGCTTCAATCTGTTTCTCAATTTCTGCAAGAGAAGCATTCATGGCTGCATCATAAGCAGAACTATTACTCCACGCACTTCCTTTTACATAATTAAGTTCGCGGTCGCTTAACTTCTGTTGCCATTCAGAAACTTCTTTGCGTAAATCAATTTCATCTTGAAGTAGATTATTAAGGTCTTTCTGATTCTCAAGAAGTTCTTCATATGTGTCAGAAGTCTTAACTAATTGCTGCTTCATCAAAATCAAAGAATTAATAGAAGCTCCATATAATTCAAGAATCTTATACTTGTCTTCAACCTCTTCATCATCAAGGTTATTAATAGCTTTTTGATTCTCAATATAATTCTTTTCTGCATCTAATCTCTCTTCTTCTGTGAGATTGGTATTTTGCATCATACCCTCATAATAAGCCGCTAATTTTTCAAGACTTGCTCTCTTCTTTTCAAAATATTGGGTATATCCAGTAGGAGTTAAAGTATTTTCATCAAATACTTTCATTGCTTCCCATTCTTTGTCGATTAAGGAATCATAAGCTTTGAGAAGGTCAAGAACTTTATCTTTAGTGTCCTTTGCTGCTTTACCAGCATTCTTTATTGGATTGGTATATGCCTTCTTCCACTTGCTCTATGTAAGTTTACCAGAATCAAGCATATCCTAAATCTTATAACCCAAATGCTCCCAAGTGGCAATTTCGCCCTCGTCAAAATGTAATTGTCCATCATCACCAATATGTGTCTTACCCTTCCAAGTCCAATTACCATTTTCATCAATGTCATAAGTCATACCACCAGAAAGTTTGTCAATTTCAGATTGTAAACTGTTCAACTTTTCTTGGGTTTGTTTAGCGTCAAGAGTAACTTGGGTAGTTTCAACAGTTTTAGTAAACTATTTTGCTTTTTGATTACCAAATTCAATTTTACCCTTTGCTTTAGAATATTGTTCTGGTGTAATACTTCCCATCTTAGCCTGATTGTAAAGCGCCCACCACCGAGTAACATACTCAAGATTATTGGCTTCGTTTATTAATGCATCACTTTCAGTTTGCAAAGCTTCTACTTTCGTATTAGCCGCAGTGACAGTTGCATTAGCAACTTCTTGGTAAGTTCCAGAAGTTTTTAATTGCTGATATTGGTTTTGGAGAGAAGCTAAAGTATTTTTCTTTTCAGCAATAGTAGCTTGAATACTTGCTTGAACAGCTTGCAAACGCACTCTTGCCATAATTTCTTCAGCATCCGTCTTTAAAGTAATCGCATCACCTTCAAAAGACAAAGCATTAATATAATCCTCGTTAGCGGCTAAAAGCTCCAAAGTTGTTTCAAGACTTAATTGACCAGAAGCATTTTGTTCTTCACGCGCAGAGGCAATTTGGTCAAAAATTTCATCAACGCTGTTAAGAGCTTCTTTTAGTTCAGAAAAAGTATTAATAATTCCATCTTCACCAAAATCAATCCCTGTAAATAATCCTTCTAATTCATAAGCAATAGACTAAGAATCATATTCTAACTTATCTTTAAACTCACTTAAACTAACTTCTTCAAGTCCAGTATCAAGAGCATCTTGCCATTCTTTACCGTAAAGCTTTCCAGCATCATCCAATTCACCTTGTAAATTAAGAATTTGATTCCAAACTTCTTCGCCATACTCAGAAAATTCTTGCGCAATAGTTTCTTTATTATCCCACCTTGCACCAGAAGACAAGGATTCTCTAAGTCTTCTTGTAAGAGCGGTTTCCCCATTTTCGTCCATTGCAGAACGAGCTTCTATTCTCTTAGATTCTTCTGTCCTAATACTAAGGTCTTTACCAGAATAATATTCGCCATTAACCATGTTCATCATGGCTTGAGGATTATTAATAATATTACTACCCATCCAGCCATTTTGAGCAAGACTAAATGCTCTCTTATATTGGTCTTGCGTCATTCCATTTACAGCATTAGCGAACTCTTCTGAAATTTTACCAGACATGCTATCAGAATCAATACCCATAGCTTCCAGCAATTCATCCAAAGGAGTAGAAACATGAACAGATTCAACACCCTTAAATTCAGCATCAATCTTATAACCCATACTTATAAGCATAGTTTTACCATCAGCAGAGAGTTCTCCATTTTCATCCATAAGAGCCTCTACCAATTCTTTTCTATTCTTTTCTTTCCACTCGGCAGATTCACCAACAGTTTTAAATTCACCAGTACCATAGTAAACATCTACTATTGCTGGGTTGTTTTTAACTATTTCTGTCATTTCTTGAGAAATAGATAAAATCTGAGTTTTAAAATCGTCCATATCAGTATAATCAATATCTTCTCCGCGAATCTTTACCATGGCATTAATAAATGTTTGTTCATCTTCATCCATGGCTCCAATTGTAGAACTAAGCCCAGAGAATTTATATCCAACATCAACTATACCCTCCGCCGTTGCAGCATAATCAATTAAAGCATCCGTGTATTCCAGTATATCTTGTTTAGAGTCATGTATTACTTTTTGATATGCTTCTTGTTCTTTCTTTAACTCTTGCAATTCAGAATAGGCTTTCTCATATTCTTCTGTCCCCTTGGTTAAAGAATTAACATAGTCTTCTTGTTCTTTTACTTTGGTATTTAGCCCTTTTGTTGTAGCATCAAAACCTGTGCCAGTAATTGTCGTTTCATCATTTAATTTATTTCCTGCTTTGGAAATATTTTTAACCGAATTTTCCCATTGTTGGCCAAAAACACTTAAATCAGAATCAGTAGGACTTAACCATTGATGAACCCAATTAAAGAACCCTCCACCATTATCAAAGAATTTCGCAGTTGCAGTCTCTTTTAAAGATTGTACCATTTTATCAACTGCTTCTGTTACTTCTCCAACTTTGCCAGCAAGCCCATCGGGACCAACTAATTTATTTCCATATTCATCTGTACGAACAACCAACTCAGGGAAAGCTTCTGCTAATTTATTAGACAAATCTAAAAATTGCTGATATTCTTCACTTGTAAGAGAAATATTGTTACCTAAGTAATCTACTCCTTTGGCAAGTTTATCATATTCAACAGTATTGGCAGAAGAAGACAAAGCATTGCTATAAGCTTCAGAAGCTTCATTATAAGCTTCCTGTAAATTTTTCTTAGAATTTTCAATACCCTATGCAATTCCTGCAACTACTGCTGCACCGACCATTATTCCTAATCCAGCTAAAGAAGAAGGCTTTATTGTAGTTGTAAATTCTTTCCATGCGCCACTCAACCGCGCACTCAATTGCTCACTTGCTTCTCCACCTAACATTTTAGTGAGTTCTTTATTAAATAAAAACTTCTTTCTAGCTTTTACAAGAGCATTACCAAACTCGTCTCCAAATTTAGAAAGGGTTTTACCACCAAGAGAACCTCCCAAAAGCATTCCAATTGTTTGTCCTCCTGTACCTCCAAGGTTTTTGCCTATTGAAGACCCAATCCAAGTTCCTCCAAGCATACCAAGTAATCCACCAATACCAGAAGCAACCATTCCAACACCCGTTTGATTAGAAGACTAACCGACATTAACACCCATCTAATTAAAAGTACGTCTATAATTAGGGTCGGCATTTCTACCACTTAATGCTCCACGGGCAAGGAAATTTTTCTTCCGAGCGTCATATTCAGCTTCTCTTGCTCTATATTGCTCTTCGGTCATACCCATTTCTGCTATTGCTCTTTTCTTAGCTTGTTCGTATAATTCAGAAGCATTTTGCTCATCTTTATACTAATCTTTCAAATTTCTTATGGCTACAACATCTTCATACCTTGCATTGTATTCGGCTTGTAAAACTTTTAAAGTTTCAGCCTTCAAACTAGATATTAATTTAGTTTTTGTTGTATCATCTAATAATGCTACAGTTTCATCAGAAATATTACCATTTAATAACTCTTCGGCAATTCGTTTTCTATCAGTTGTTTCTTGGGCTAAGAAAGTGGATTGAATAATTTTATAAGTGGCTTTTTCTTCGTCTGACAATGCCGCTGCTGCACGATTCAAAGCACTACTATAAACTTCTCCAGCAACACTATCCATACTTGCAGAAGTTTCTGCCCACATTCTACTCCAAGCAGCTTTTGCATATTCTGTATCAGCACTTTGATTTGCAGTACCGCTAAACACTTGCCCAATGTTACCTAAGAAACCAGCAACTTTACCAGCTCCACCAATAGCACCAGACATAAGAGTTCCTTTTCCTACAATTCCAGCAGTAGCTATTAAAGCAGCTCCAAACAGTGTTAAATTATCAGCCACAGCAGCCAAACCATTATAAACAGTTTCGAGCACACCGCTACTATTGAGTATTAAAGCCCATTTTTCTAAACTGGCAGTTAAACGCTTTTGAGCAGCTTCAACTCCGCTTGTATAAGCTTCCATCTTCTTAGCAGCAGTACCAGCAGATTCAGCAGCAATCTTTTCATATTTAGCCACCAAATCCATGTTCTCCATAAGAATCAAGAAGTTTTCACGTTGTCTTGTACCAGCCACAGCAGTAGCAATACCAGACTTTTGAACATCAGTAAATGATGTCCATTTTTCAGAAATATCGTCAACAATATCGTCAACGGCTCTGAAATTATCAACAGAATCTCTAACTGTAATGCCGACAGCTTTTAACACCTGTTCAATTTCATTCAAGTTAGAGAAATCTTCTTGAGATAAACCTTCTTTTTCCGCTTCCTCTTGGGAAACTTCAAATTTTGTCGCGGCAATTTTTTGGAAACGTGAATACAATGTCTTAAAACTCTCACCAACAGTTTCAGGGGTCTTCTGAGAAACTTCCGAAACTGTAGTAATCATTGCCATGTATCTATCCAAACTGGAACCCGCTAATTGCGCTGAGACGTTCGCACGACTCATTGCAGCAGCTAAGTCACCAGCACTAATGGCCGCTGCCATATCAACCGCAGTTAATTTATCAACAACTTCTCCAACTTCATCAACAGAAAGTTTCCAACCTTTAAGAACAGAAATTAAATATTCCGTAGCTTTAGCAGAATCAATCATACCAAGAACACTAAGATTCATGGAATTTTCAACAAGTTGAGAAGCTTCTTGTCCCTCGTAGCCAGCACGGAGCCAGTCATTAGCTGCCGTAGCAACTTCTTCTGTGCTCTTACCAACTTTACGAGCCAATGTGTTAAAATCAAGCATCATGCCTTGAATCTCTTTGTAACTATAACCACTTGCAATCTACAAGTCAACCATTACTGCATTAAGAGATTTAGCACTATTCATGATTTGATTAAACATGTTTCTAACAGTCATTGCCAACTGGTTAGCAATAACATCAACACTTACCAATCTTGCAAAACTGTTAGTAAATGTTTTTCCTATAGTTTCAAGAACGCCTCTTTGCTCTTTATAAGTAGCGTTAATTTTAGCAAGCTTAACTTGATGTTGAGCCTGTAAATTAGCTTCCTATTGTTCAAGCTTATTAATAGCTTCTTGACTATAGCCCATTTCTTTAAGTTCTTTAACTCTTTCTGCATATATAGTACCCTATTGCTTTAATAAGGTCAGCTATTCATTTAAAGCAGTACGAATATTTTGTTGCTCAAGCTTTTCATATCCAGAAGAATTATTAACTTTTAAGTCAGTTCTTTGAAGTTCCTCTTGTAACTTCATCTATTGCTTAAGATTATTAATATAATCTTTAATATCTTTATTACCTTGAGAAGTTTGAATACCAGCGTTTCTATTTATTCTGTCAGTAATAAATTGAGGTCTATTTATTTCTTTACCATCTTGATAATAACCTGTTGTGGCAAATTGAGTTTCAGCAAGAATCTTATCCTATTGAATACCTTGTCCCTTAGAACCTCTTTCAAGACCTTCGGCAACAGTTGCCATAGAAGCAGCTTTACCTCTAGTCGTTTCAACAAAAGATTGCCCATCTTTAGTAAAACTTCTAATAATTTGTACAAAAGAACGCGCAAAAGCTTCAACACGAGCTTCGCCATCTTCAATGATAGCAGAAATATCTCCCGCGCCAGTATCTTTATCAAAACCTTCAAATCCAAGTTCAGCTACTCTTGTTTTTAAATCGCTTGATAAATCATCGAAAGATTTGCCCTAAGATTGAGCCTATTTTAACTTTTCAACTACTTGACTATACTCTGACTCAGCCATCCTAAGATAAGTACTTGCTTGTAAAACACGAGCAGCACGCATCCGTGGGTCATCTTCTCCACCACTATTAGAGAATTTCCAGTCTGCAACAGTTACATCTGCATATTTACCATTAACTTTTTGACCAAAAGTTAAAGCATCCGCAGTACCAGCAAATGCACGATTGCCAATAACACCGCCAAGTTTAAGTTCCTTAAGAGTGGAGTTATTCATTGCTCCAGATGTTCTTGCAGCATTAACAACATCTTGCGCTCTACTCTGTTGACGTTGTAAATCTTCAGCGGTTACAGACAAACCAGCGCCACCAAGCTGGGGAGATTTTCTAACTTCGTCTATTAATTGTTCCATTAACTCATCAGTCATATTGTCAATATTTTCAACAATAGCATGAGCAAATGTACCCAAGGCTGAAGCTCTATTACCAGATTGTGTAGTGTTAGGGAATTTACTGTAATCCTCATAAGGAGCCGTTGTCACTTGAGTAACAGACCTAAGATTTCCGCCCTCAGAAGAATAAGTCTTATCACCGACCTTCATAGTTCTGGAATGACCTTCACCAAGTTCACTCACAACATCAGCCGCAATAAACTTTGCCCATTCTCCTCCAGCATCTCTTAAATTAGCCGCTTTATCAATAGAATTAGTTTGAGGAGTAGCTTGACTTGTTTGCGCAACAGGAGCGTTTGTGTTTACTTCTGTAGCACCATTTACATCAATGCTACCAGCATTAACAACAACTTTACCATTTTGTGCATTAACAATAACATTGCCTTTTGCATTAATAATAGACCCCTCAACAGTTTCTTCTGTACCATCCTCGGAAACTCTTACCCATTCGCCATTGTTGTTAAGATAAGTTTTGTCTTTCCTTAATTCGCCATTAACCGTGCGATATGGGTCTAACGCTTTAGAATAATTTGTGGCATCTTTAAGTGATAATCCCATTGGTTTAAGAAAAGCTTCAAAACTATTAAAAGCTTCAACAAGATTTGCCATTGTTGCTCCGTTAAAGGAAGCAAATTTACCTTCCTTATCAACAGAAGCTATACCCATTTTTGTAAGAGTATCAATCTGAGCTTTATCTCCACCAGCGATTATTTGAGAAACAACAGTTTCAAACTGCTTACCACTCATCACTTCATCAAGTACATTAAGATTTTTAGCAATAGTTAAGAAACCTTTTTGGTCATCAGTATCAGCAAAACGACCCTCGTGAATTGCACCGACCAAATCTTTAACAGCTAACAAAGCTTGGTCTTCGCTCATTCCATTCTTACCAATTAATCTCGCATAAATCTTTTTAGAAGAAATAGCATCCTGTTCAAAAGATTCCATAGTAGCTCTAATAAGAGCAGATTGTACGGCAGAAGTTGCACCATTGTTGTCAGCAAACCCTGTCTTATACATAGATTCTCTTGTTTTAGTGGCTGCATCAGAAAACAATCCGACGTTTTGGAATGCCATTTTAGCTTGTTCAGAAGCATCTTTATTTATCCATTTTCTAGACAAATCTTGAGCAATCTTATTCCAGCTATCATCTATATCAACTTTTTTACTTTGAGCTTTTTGTTTCTGAATCTAATTCATAATACTTGCAACAGTATCATTATATTTTAAAATATAATCTTCTGCAAGTTTTTCATCTTCACCATATTGCTCATACACTTTGAGAGCCATGCGGAATTTATCGCCATCAAAGTCTCCACGGAACAATTCAGCCAAACCAGCACTAACCCTAATTGTATCACCAGCAGATTCATCCAAACCAAGTCTTGCGGTATACCCTTCCATGCCTTGAGTGTAAGGATAACGACCAACCTCAGTTGTAAAAGTATTATTGCCGCTCTTTATTTCACCAATAATAGCACCAATAATTTCTTCTTCGATTTGATTTAATTCATCTTCCGAAAGTTTATTGGTAAATTTCCCATTTTCAAACCGAGGTCTTAAGGACATAGAAGTTATAGCTCTTTGTCCACTGTCTTTAATAGACTTTGCACTCAATGTAGAAAAAAGTCTATTAACATTTTCAAGTCTATCTTGTTTTGTAGCAGAAGACGCGCTACTCATTAATTCTTTCAAACGTTTAGAAGAAATATAAACCGTATTGGCTTGCTCATCTGTTAAATCAGCCAATTTAGAAGTACCAGCCGCAACTGAAAAAGCTGAATAAGGTACAAAATTATGAGTGGCTTGTCTTACCAATTCAGAATCTTTTGTATTGCCGAGTTTGTGATAAACATCAGCCGCATATTGTTTGGCTTTTTCAAAAGCTTCTTGCGATTCTGTAGCCGCTTGTAATAATGCAGCATTAGCGCTATCAATAGCACCAGAATAATATTCTCCATCAGGAGACATAGCTGCGCCAGCATCACCAAGCAAATATTTCTTCCCCCCGATGGCAGAATCGGAAAGGTTTAATACAATATTACCACGAGCATAAGCTTCACCTTCAGAACCTTCTAAAGCAGAAAGTTCCTTTTGAAGTTGACGAGCTCTTTCCATAGCAAAGTTCTAATATTCTTCAGCACTTATCTTACCAGAATGCCTTAAAGCATTAATATCAGTAAGTATATCAGAATAAACTTGCTCTCCAGCTTGAAGAACTACTTGACCGTCTTGAACTCTAAATTCAACATCTTTTGTTCCTTTAGCTGTGGTATAATCTGTAACATTATTAAGAGATTTGTTAGCTGCAATTAAATTTTGACGTATTCTTTGAGCTTCCTATCCCTTTTTGCCATATGTATTATCTTGTTTTTCTTGTTGGGCCTTTAAACTCTTCAAGCCAGCAATAACTTTTTCCCTATCTTTAAGGTTACTTTGACCAGCAGCAGATTTAGTAATATAATCTAAACTTCTTTGCCTTGCATTTCTTACTTTCCAATCATCGGTAACACGACCATCTCTTTCAAGAGTATCCGCACTACCATAACCAGAAGCATTAGAATAGGGATAAATATTATGTTGTCCAATGCCAAGAGAAGCCAATCCCTTGATAGAATCATATATTGCTTGTGCTTCAGAAGCACTTTTACCAATCCGCTTAAAAATTGCTAAAGCAGATTGTTCAATTCCCTTAAAAGAAGCTAATGTTTCGTCTGGATTAGCAAAAACATTCTCGCCCTTTTTATTTGTGACAACACCATTTTTTTCATCTGTGATATCAACAAGTAATTTCTTTTCTTCTCCATTTTCATCTTTTACAGTCTGAATTTCAAACATCTTCTAAAGAAGAGGGGGAAGATTACTATAAATGTTTTCAAGAGAAGAACCTTGTTCTAAAGCCTTGTCAATAATAGTGTTTATTTGACCCATAAACTCAGAATAATAATTACGTTCTTTTACATCATCGTTTAATAAAGTTAAATAATCAGCGTTAGCAATAGCCTCTTTACCATTTGCAGCCCAAAACTGTTTAACAAAATCAGCTTTGCTTACTCCGTGTTGCTTTTCTGTATCAGCAGTTAAACGTCTACCACCTTCATCAACAAGCTTTACACCTTGCTCAACTTGTCTAAGTCTATCAACTAATAATTTCCAACCATTATCTGTCTTTTCAAGACCAACTAACAAATCCCCCTCATTTACGGAAAAATCTTTGGAAAACATTTTAAATTGGTCTTTGCCAACTGTTTGATTAATATCAATAACAGAACCAGTTTGATATTCATTGGAAGTAAGACTATCAATATCTACCCCGAATTGATTTAAAAAGTCTAAAACGATATCTTCGGCATTAGTAGCTTTAGAAACATTTCTTTGAATACTCTCGGTTTCAGCAATAATTTTATCTGTGACCAAAGCAACATCGGTCATATCTTTTAACATAGAATCTATTCTATGGGTATAGTCCTCGTTGCTCTCGTCAGCCATTTGAGGATTGAAAGTTTTATAATATTCTCTTTCCGCTTTATCAAATTCTTCCTGTGTTAAACCATAACTCTAATATCTTTTATGCGTAATATCGGTTCTATCAATACCAGCATCCAAAGCTTGTTGAGTAGTAGTAATAACTTGGCTCATTGCATCAGAAGAAGATTTTCTGCTCGCAAGAGCCTTTTCGGATAATCTTAAAATGTCAAAAGCTTGCGTTAAGCTTCTCTGAGTTGCATCTATTCCTTGACCAAAAGGAACATACTGTCTTGAAGATACAGTATAATTTTTACCAAGAGCAAACTTACCTTCTGATTCACCAGTATAATCACTTGGCATTGCCGCACCAATTTCTTTGGCCGCTTTTCTATAATATTTAAAAGCATCACTGGTCATAATGAATTTAACCAGTTCATCAGCTATAGTATTTGGGTCTAAATTTTCTTTCATAGCTAACGCCCAAGCGTTAGCCATAGCATCAGTTAATTCTTTACTGGGGTCAAAAGCATTATAATTTGCTTTATATCCTTCATTCTTCCCTGTAAAATATCCGCCTAATGCCTCTTTAACATCTTTTTGATTAAGAGTGGACTGAATTTCTCTAGCAATACTGTACTGGGTAGAACGCATTGCTTCTAATTCAGTTAGTTTACCTGAGTAACGAGTGTTAGAATCTTGAATATCCTCTCTTGCTTCAGAGCCCATCATAACAGAAGACACTTTATTAATAGCTCTGTTTGCCCCTGATTGCAAACGGTGAGAAATTTGGTCAGAAGAATATTTAGTAAAATCTGTGTTTCTTAAAATAGAAGTTGCATCTTTAACCTGTAAAGTTTCTGCCGTTTCCATCACTTTGACGCCCTTTACTTCAGGAGAGCCATCTTCTTTCAGTTTCCCCGTAGGAATAAATTCTGTTGCAACCTCAGCTTGATTGATTCTGCCCCCTGCAATTCTACCAGTTCCGTCACCGACCGCAAAAGATACTTTTATATTATTCTCTTTTTTCCAATCGGTTGATTTATATTCTTTATCCAAAGGAAGAAGCATAGCCTAAATTTCAGAACCAGTTCTTCTAAAATAAACAGAATATCCTTTCTTCTCTGCCTCTTCAACAAATGTCGCCAAAGCATCACGAGTAGTACCATATCCCTTATTACCACCGCCCGTAATATTAGATACGTCTTGTCCAGCTCTGCTTTTTTGTCTATTTCTATATTCAGCACCAGTTAAAGAAGCTTTCGCTCCTTCGTTAAAACCATTAATTAAAGCATCTAAACTTTTGTAAACTTCAGCGGAATGTCCTTGGATATTTTCTTTATCAGATGCAAAAACATTGGTGAAAGATTCAATTTGTTGTTTTGATAAAGCTCTGGAAATTCCGCCAGAATTTTTAGTAATTAAATTAAAACCACTTCTATATTTTTCTGCTTCCTTTTTAGCAACTTCTTCAGAAACATTTCGTTGAGATTGAATAGATTTTGAAAGCTAATTAATTATAGCTTCTACTCCATCAAAAGTATCAAAATCTTTAGAAGAAATAGCTTTTACAAAATCAGCCTTAACCGCACTGTTTATAATAGTTTTAGGAGTACTAGGCATTTTAACTGTTTTACTTTTTGTAGCTTTTGCAATTGTTGGCTTTTTTGTCCCCATATTGGTAATCCCCTAATTTAAAGACAAACCAACATCTACAGCCATTTTTTGAACAGCGGTTGCTAATTTAGCCTCTTCTTTAGAAGTGTCGATAGGCGTAAAGCCAGATTTCTTTTCTTGAAGTTTTTTTGCTCTATCTATAAGCTCTTGACCTCTCTCTTGTGCTTTTTGTGTTAAAGCTTGATAAATAAACTCATACGCCTTTCTTTGTTCATCTACACTACCCTGAAAATTTTCAGCTTGCTTTATCATTTCAATAGCCATATCAGCTTGCTAATTAATATAATCAATTCCTTGTTGCTCCAACTATTGATTCTTAGCATCATTCACAGCTATCTTCTTTTTGTTTTTATTACTTTGTCCTTGTCTACTGGCTTTCAAAGTCTCAGTAGATTTTTTCATATTAGAAATTTGTTGCTCTCTTTGAGCATTTAGCATATCAATAACATCGTTGGTTTGAGAGTCATTGTTCGTTAAACGTTTAGTGGCTTCTTGTGCTTTCTTTGTGTCTATAACCTAACCAGTGCTCTTACCTTTTTCATCCAAGCCATAAGTTTTTCTTATATCTGAATATGCTTTAGTTTGAATATCTTCTATTCTCTATTCTAAACTTTTCAGTAAGTCTTCCATGTATTATTCCTCCTTATTTTAATTGAATTCCATATTTTTTATAAATCATTGGCTTCAATTCAACCAGATACTATTTTTCATATTCTTGTTGAGCTCTAAAACGAGCTACTCTATAGGTTTCATCTATAGAAGGTAACGTACTTGAATCTATTCCTTGGTTAATTGGATTAAAATTGTAATAATCCAATCTAACATCTGCAAGTATATCTTCTTGAGAATCTTCGTCCATTTTTCCACTTGATGATAAGAATTCCTAATCATCATCCTAAAAAAACTAATCAATAAATAACCCAGCGGCTTCGTCTTCACTTCTGAAATTCTTTACCGTGGATTCTGATATTGTATTTGGATTAAATTTTTTCTTTTCCCTATAGGTCTTATTGCTAAATTTGAACTTTGCCGTATTGTAAGTGCAATAAGGTGTAGCATCGCTATTTTGTCCGAAATACAAAGAAGACATTAAAGAGTCTTCGTCATATAAATCTCCATAATAGTTATCAAATACACTTTTAAACACACTTTTATATATTGCTGTATAACTATTTAACAATTCAATTTTAATTGCCATCACTCTACTTGGCAACATCTTTTTAGTTGCATCTACAGTTTCTTTTATTTCCTTCTTTAATGCGTTTGAAACTGCATTTGGTAACGCTTGTTCCATATATTAACCTCCTTATTTTATTTTAAAAGCTGCACCAAAAAATGATGCAGCTTTATATTTCTTTTTATATTAAGATTTTTTACTTTCCAGTTCCTTAGCACCTTCAGCATTAATTTTATCAATAACTGCCTTTTCAAGAGCGTTGGTAAGTTCCTTATTTTCTTCTGAAGTAGCTCCATAAAGCTCTTTAAGATGTTCAACCATTTCCTTACTTTCTTTAAGAGCATCAATCATCATTCTGTTTTTATCAGCGACTTTCTGCAATTCCTTATAATCAAGATTTTCAAAAATATCACTAAAATTATTAAGATTGTTAAAATTAATAGCATCTCTCAACATCTCAACAAATTCGTCATAATCCTTTTTACAAAAACCTAAAATAAATTCAGAAAATAAAGGATACAACAAATCATAAGAAGTATAAGTACACAAAGATTTTTCAGAAACATCTACCATTGCATACTGTCCAAGCAATACATCAAAGAACAAATGTCTCTTCATAATAACACTCTTAAGGGAAGCATCCTCAACATCTTCATTTTCAATGGTAAAAACTAAAATCATAATGAGCTTCATTTTATCAAGAATAGGAAGATAACTTCTAATTGTCATGTTATCTCCAAGTTGAGAAAACTCTTCGGGGGGAATTTCACCATTTAAAAACTTTTTTGTTTGTCTAATAAGCTCTGCAACGGTAATTTTCTCAATTTTTTCCTCATTTTTCTGTTCATTTTGAGTCAAATCGACCTGTTTTTCATCAGATAAAAGTTTGTTTTCATCTGCCATTTTTATTCTCTCCTTTTAATCCTTTTAATTATCAATACTAATACCAAATAAATCTTCAAGCTCTTTATCATCCTTCGGGGCAAGATATCCCTATGTAGTACTGATATTATCGTGTCTTGCGATAAGCCTGAGTTTTTCAATTGGAATAGATGGCATATTATTATCAATCAAATGTTGATGCGTACCATTAGAATAATTCTCTAATGCGCTATGACGTAACGAGTGAACATTAAAAGATTGCTCTTCTCCTGTCATTTGCTCAACTATCTTTCTCCAACCAACTACCCATTCATACAAATTCCGTGGTGATGCAGCTTTTCCCTCCGCATTTACAAACAACTCGGGGATTCCATCCTCACCTCTTTGTTCTAAATATTTCTTTGCTGCTTTTTTGGTGTAATCAAAATAAATTAAAGGAAATTGCTTCCGTCTTTTTCCAGTTACAATATTTGAGCAATTTCTATCATCTCTAACACTATCTTTAAGAACCTAAGACAGTTCATTTTTTCTTGCTGAACTTTCATAAGCTAAAGCTAGCAAAGTAGCATCTTTATATTTTTCATTTTCCATAAAATAATTATAAAGCTTCATAATTATATCATTAGAAAGAAATTCAATTTCACGAACAGCTTCCTTTGGCAATCCTTTAACTTTTGAAGCATTATTAATTAAATAATTATAATCCTGCTCATTGGAAGCATATTCAAGCATTGTTCTAACCATTGACATAAGACGATTAATACGTGCCGCACTTACTCCCAATTCTTCAGAATAATAAAGTGTAAAATTACGAAAATCTCTCTTACTTAATTCTAAAATACTTCTATTATCAAGCTTCTGCTTAATATAAAGTAATACGATTCTACCATCATTATAGTACTATGCAATAGTTGACGGCTTTTTCTTTGTTGCCTTACATTCAATTATAAAATCATCAAGCAAATCTTTATTTTCTCGATTTACTTTTTTATATTCTTCTTCATCAAAAATTTTATTATAAGGTTGTTGACGAGCCATTATTCAATTTCCTCCTTTCTAATATCTTCAAGCATTTTCTTTATATTATAAGTATAATGAGTTCTCTTTATTTTTTGTTCAATTATAATTGCTCCATATTGAATACAATCTAATTTATTAATGGATTGTTTATCATTTTCACATAAAAATTTGCTAAAATTCTATATAGATAACCAGTAAGTTACATTATTTGAAATGTCTTCATCATCTCTAAAATTAAATAAAAAACCAGCAAATACCCCCTCCTATTGAGCAAATTTCACCAGACTGTTAATCTAATGAGCTTTAATCATCTTAGAAGCTTTATCTTTTATATCTCTCTGTATAGTCAAAGATTTATAACAAGTGCTTTTACACTCAATAGCAAATAAATTGGGAAGTTCATATACCAAAAAATCACAGGGGTTCTCAGGTTGAAACCTTGAAGTTTTTTCATGCTACCAAGATAAAGAAGTATCATGTAGTCTTAGCACAAATAGCTCATCATTCTTAGCCGCTTCTTGAAAATCTTTTTCAAAAGCTTTTCCTTTATTCATCTTTCACCTCTTTTAATCTTTTTGGAATGGGAAAAAAAGAGATAGCCCAACCTTACTCAGTTAAGCTATCTCCTTTCCCATGAACGTTGATTATCCAGTTCAATCATTCAAAACTTTTTTAAACCACAAACTTTAAGTAAGGGCAATTAATTCCAACCGTCGTAGTAGTCATTATCTTCATAATGCTTCTTTTTCTTTTTACGGTTTTCATATCTATTTCTGTTTCGAGTCTTTTCGTAATCCTCTTCAAATTCAAAAATCTCTTCTTCTTTTTTCTTCTTCACTATCTATTTTTTCTTAGACGGCTTTCTCTCCTCAGATTCATCATCTCTGTACTAATCAAAAGCCTAGTTTTTATTTTTCTTACCCATAAATTCTCTCTTATTTTTAGTTAAACATAATAGAACTTAATGTCGCTAAGTCCTTTATCATAATCAAAAACAAAAGCAATGCATCCAGCATCAGCCATAGTATATCCACTCTTTGTAGTCCAATTATCCATCTTTGTCATGGCGGAAAGAATGAAAATAGAAACGCCATAATTTTCTCTCAAAGCCCAATCATTGTGATGTAAATGACCGCACAACCAATAATGATAAGATGTCTGCCCCCAATCTTCTTTGGCTTCGGTCTGCATCAAACCATTAATACGGTCTTTTTCATCACTACCATGAGTCAAACCAAGAAGAGTCTTGCCAACTCTAATATATTTCCTTGGAAAAGGACTTGCATCAACTTTAACTTCTTCTACATTTTTATAATACGCTTCAATTATTTGCATTAATGCAAATTCTTCAAATCGAGAGTGATTCCGAGAAACAAATACAACTTCTACTTGCGCCACTTTACTAAGCATATCTATAACTTCAATCAAAGCTTCTGTGCCTTTTTTGAAGATAGTATTAAAAGTTCCTTCGTTATCCTGCATGTGAGATTGACTTGTTGTATAACCAGTAAAGCTACTATTAAGATAATCGTTACCAACCATATAAATAATCTTTCCCACATTATTCCAATATACGGAATCAATCATCTTCTTAGTGGTAGAAAGCATATTCTGTCTTGCAATTTCCATATTATACTCGACCCCTGTTTCATAGGGTTGAGAAATTCTACCAAAATGTACATCAAGATGACTAAAGAAAACCACATTTGGTTTATTACTAATATCTCCTCTAATATGTTCTGTCTTACGAGGAGACTTGAAACCTTCAAAATATTTTCTAAGCTCTTCTAAATCTAAACCACAATCAGTAGGCTTTACAGTAATACGAGAAGAATAAAGATTCTTCAAACCACCTTTGCCGTCACCCTGTTGCCAAATACTGTTCTTAGCATTAAGCAATTCAAACTGAACTGGATTATACCCGTGTGCTTTTAAAAGAGCCGTTTTATCTGTAAGCTCATCTTCTGATAAAGCTATAAACTTTTCACTTGTCCTTACACCATTGCTATCTAAAGTGGTGGTGTTTTTAGTAGGAATGTTTTTATTAACAGGCTCATTAACCCATCCTGAAGCATTAAACTCAGAATAAAGCAACGCACCTCTACGAATTGTATCAATAGTCAAAGAAGGCAAACCATACTTTTTACGAATATCGTTTGCATTACTCCAAGTTGCGTCACCATTTGAAATATCCATCATCAATTGACGCATTTCACGAAGATAACCTTCGGGTACTTTATCTGTAACTAAAGCCATTTTTATTCTCCTACAATCTGAGTAATGTCAGTAATGATTTCATCAGTGATTCCATACTTAATCTGGTCATCAATGTAAATATACCATTCTTTCTTCATCTGCTTATTTAAGAAAGCTTTTCCAATTTTGGTATGTTCAAGCACGTTTTCTTTAAGCATATCCATTAATCTCTTATAATTTTCTGTTTGCGCCAACACAGCATCATACCGACCAACGCTACCTCCCTGACCAGCATGAATAAGAACAGTAGATTTTGGCATTGCAAAACGCTTATGTCCATTCAGATAAATTAATGCTGCTGCACTCATACAAGCATTTAAATTATAAGTATAAATAGGAGTTTTAGAAATCTTCATTACATCCAGTAAAGCAAAGCAAGAATCCAAAGTTCCTCCATAAGACTAAAGCATTATTTTACAAATTTTACGGTTTTCTACGGGAATATTATTTTTTTCATCTTCTCTATTATACTGAATAATTTGTCTAATTTCATTAAACAAATCATCATCAATGTCTTTATCAATCCAAATAACTCTTTCTTTTCTGTCTAAATAATATTGCAGAAGAGAGGGAGTTGGAAGCTAAAGATTACCTTCTGGTTCAATATCAATAAGTTCAACTAAATTTGACAAACTATCGTTCTTGCACTTGTCAGTACTCATTTTAAAACACCTTTTTTAACCTTTAAATTTTTATTCATTAAAATCTATTTGTCTAAATCGGGAACATCTTCAAGACGTTTCCAAGTATAACCAAAAATTTCTTCGTTGCTATTTTGTTTTAAAGCATCTATAATTTTTTCTGCATCTTTATCTGAAAAAGTTGGTCTTATGCCGTTATAAACCTTGTCTGGCTTACCATTTTTATAAGCAACAGCAATGATACTTTTCCCAAAAGATGAAATATAATGACCAAATATTTTTTCTGTTTCAGTGAAAGATGGTGGTTCTGGATTTTTTGAAATTTTATATTTTTTATCAACCAAACAACCATGATTTGCCGCTGATACAATAGTCTAACTTTTCTATCCAATTAATTTTCCAGCATCAGAAGAACTAAAATAACTTCCAATTAAATTACCATATAAATCAAAAATAAAATAACGAGGCTTATTCACACCAAACGGAATACCCTCTTTTCTTAAAAGATTTTTTAGCACGCTAATTCCACAATTAATTTCTCTGCTGATTTGTTCAGCGGGCATTCCCAAATTATATAAATTCATTATATCATTCCAATGCTCTCGCTTTAACTTATCAGTTTTATCATTACTTCTTACAGGAAAATTATAACCGGTTAATAATTCTTTATACTCTCTTTTCTAATATATATCTTTAATAGTAGTATATTTTACTCCAGTTTCATCTGAAATTTCTCTTAAATTCAACTCAGAATTCAAAAGTAAATCAACAACTTTGTAAAACTGCTACGGAGATATTGCTCGTTCTCCATTAAGGAGTTTTTCAGTAACATTAATAGAAGGATTTGTCGCTAAATTGCTTTCATTATACCCCTTCTTATTATTACTAGTATCATATAAATTTATATAATACTGTTCTCTTTTACGAAGACAATCTAAATTTTCTTTTTTATCAAATTTATCATTTGGTTCATAAATTTCTTTTAATTCAAAAACAAAACTATCTTGCCCATATTTTAACCATGCCGCAGATAGATGCTTATTTATATGATTCTAATAAATTAAATCACTACAATGGTTTTTCCATCTTCTAACTATATCATTGGAGGAACCTACATAAATCTTATTATTTTGTATATTTCTAATAAAATATACTCCCCATATAATAGGTTTTCTATTACCTGTCTTTTTAGAATAAAATAGAGTTTCCCCATCTCTAATCTACGCACAAGTTAACTTTGTTTCAGTATTAAATTCTTGTATTCCCATAACTAAAACCCCCAAGTCTTAATTAAAAATGAAAAAGATGATAATTGTTTTGTTGGGGCAAAACAAAAGGTAGCTACTCCCTGTCTCACCTTTTTCATTGCATAAAACGCTAAAGCTAAACTCTAACGTCTTAAGGAACTCCTTGTACACATGGTACATGAGATATATGGCTCAGACCCACTTTACGAACCCGTAAATTTGGTCTTCTTTAAGTCCTTATCCTGTGCTCATGGACACCACATTAAAAAGCTGCAAGACTATGCCTCGTAGCTGGTCTAAATATACAACATGGTATATAAGGTGGTAAGGTTTATGCCGACACCTTAAAACGCCTTTCTCTTCCATTTGAAACCACGCATGAAAGTATGTTGGTCGGACAGTTTTAATTGCTACCCTGTGGAAACCTGACAACCCTAATAAGCCTCCATTGCATCACTGGATGGTAGCCCAATATACAACTTCTCTGGCAACCCTGACCTCTTGTGTCAATAGGTTTATTTAAAAAGCTTTGTGAAGCTTTTTATACAATTATTTAATTACAATAAAATTTCTGTCGATTTGTTTACAATTATAACTTTATCTGTTCTATTTCGTTTACTAATTTCTTTTTTTAGTTCCTCAGCAAACTTAACCTTACCATCAAAATCTCCATGAACAAGCGCAATTTTTTCGTAGCTTGCCTGACCATATCCGCCAGATAATAATTTAAGTAATTCGTCATGTTGAATATGACTAGAAAAACTTTGAAGATTAATAACATTCGCTCTGCACGGGGCAGATTTCCCATTAATTGCTATAGTTTTTGTTTTCTTTTGTTTTATTTTTCCTGCTAAACTTGTAGGAGTGGCATAGCCACAAAAAGCGATAATATTCTTAGAACTCGGAAGTAGTTTTTCCGCCAAATAAACAGAATACCGCCGTTGCATAAACCGTGATGAGGCTAAGAACAACGCTGCTGAATTTTCCTTGGTGTGTTTATTCAATAAATTTTCCAGAGTTTCAAAATCTTTTACAAAATGAACTTGACCCCAGCCTCTAATTTTTTGCCACTTTTCGAGCTCTTCTCCTTCTAAGTGCGTATCAAAAACATCGCAAATTTTACAAGCTAACGGAGAAGCTACATAAATTGGGCAAGTAAACTTCTCATCTGTATAAAACAAATCAAACAATATGCTCAAAATAATTTGAGTTCTCATAAAACTAAAAGTCGGAAATAGAATTTTTCCGTCTTCTCTATCTATTACATAATCATATATTATAGATTTAATTTTTTCTATATCTTTTTCTCTATCTTTTCCATTCGCACTTCTTTTTGCATCAGCATAAGTTGTTTCAGAAATTAACAAATTAGAACTTTGAATGGGTTGAAAAGTATTGGTAAACAATTTAGGCATTGCTATATTTCCCATATCTCCTGTGAATGCAATTTTTTTAATTGTGTTACCATTTTTAATATAAAGAATAATGCTTGAAGAATGTAAAGTATGACCAGCAGGAACAAACTCTACAGTAATATCATCGTCAATCTTTATCTTTTTATTAAATTCACATTCTTCTAACAGCATTGTAGCAGCATAAACATCCCCATTATCATAAATTGGAGGATAATTTTTTTTGAACTTTTTAGTTAAATCAAGAGCATTTCGCTCCATAATATTAGCGCTGTCTAATGCCATTGGTTTAAAAATATCTGTAAATCCTTCAGGGACAAATGCTTTTCCTTTAAAACCTCTTTTTACTAACAAAGGAAACAAAAGGCAATGGTCTCCGTGATTATCGCTCATAAAAACATAATCAATATTTTTTGTTTTAAATTTAAAATTTGCGTTGTTTGCCTAATATTCGCCAAGTAAACTTTTTTCTCCTTGCACAAGACCAGCTTCTACTAAAATAGAACGCTGAGGTTTTCCCCATGTGATTAAAGTCATAGAACCAGCAACGCTCGTAGCATTATTACCAATAAAACTCACTCTAATCTTGTCTTTGCTTTTACTCATACTTTACCCCCTATGTTATTATAGGAACTTATATTATATTTCTATAATACAAATAATACAATTTTTCAATTGTAGATTTTTTGCCTTGATATATTTATATACATTATTATTTATATACACATAATAACAAATATTAATGTTTTTGTCAAGGACTTTGAGAAAAATCTTTACCGAATAAAATCTTCATCAAAAAGATACTTTTCAAAATCCTTGATTTTAAAGGGAAAAACACACCTGTTTCACCAAATAAAATTCACTTTTTATTCTCTTTCGCGTCTAAAAAGAGGATGGGATTAACCCCATCCTCAGTTTATTTGTCATTACTTACTCTTCGGTAAATCTTTGTACCAAGAAGGTAATTCAAATTCAACAGTCTCACCAATAGAGTATTTACCAAAATTATTCATCGTGAGACCTTTCCCATTTTCAAGAATTACCCAAGCAGAAGTCTTCCACTTACTATGTACAATCCCTCTTGCCCAACCTTCTTTTAATTTTGACTTTTCGGCAATAGGCTTAACTTCTTCTTCAGCGACACTTTCTAACTCCTGCTTAACAGACTCAACAATTTCTTCTTTTACAATTCCCTTGTTGTGCTTGTTTTTGTCATACTTCTTATATTGAATCTGCTTCTCCTTGTTTTCTTTCTTAGGAGAAACTTCAATATCAAAAGCGCTGTTCATTTCATCCATTTCTTAATCTCCTCTCACAGCTCGTCATGGCAGGAGAATTTTCCCATGCACACTTCTAATGACAATATTTTTGATAAGGACAGAGCCGATGAGGTTCTTTCCCATCGACTCTGCACGTTATTCTTCCACCATTTTCCTGCTGTGCATTACTGCAAAGCATTTATTTTAATCTCCTGTTCGTTAATTAAATTAAGCAACAGTAATATTCATAGTGTCGGAAAGCTTATCATTAGGGACAAACTTAACAGTAACGACACTAGTATCCACAACGGTAACGACACCATTAGCATAAGTGCTAGTACCAGTGGTAACAGCAACCGTATACTGGTCAGGATTCAACTTAATAGGAGCACCATCAACAGGGCAAGCATAGACGTTAAGTTCAATCTTATCGCCAGCCTTTGCGGTCTGGTTTTTATCCTCAATAACAATGCTAGCGAACATGTCAGCGGCGGTCTTGTTTTCAAGAACCTGAACGATTTCAGCATAAACGCCGTCGCCGTCGCAGCCAGCACAACCAGAAGCAAGAGCAGAACCTTCAATAGAAGTGTTAGAAACACCAGAAGCGCTCATGCTGAGTTCTTGAGAACCGTTGAGCATGAAACGAGGAACCTTAATGATAACCTTACCAGCGAGGGTAGAGGTCTCAACATCACAAGAACCACCGTTGTAAAGATTAGCCTCAAGAATGCAAGTCAGAGTCTTAGGAATGAAGTTAGCGCTAATGGTAATCTTAGAAGCAATATCATTATGATACATATAACGAACACAAACTTCGGCATCCTTCATTGCCTCACCAAGAGAAACTTCATTTACACCATCGCCAGCAACAGCATAACGCTGATAGCCTTCGTCGGTGCCAGACTTCTTAATATAAGCATAAACATTAGTATTACCAACCATAGGAACAGCCTTATAAGACAAAGTAACCTTACCAGTAGCATCAGCAGTGAGCTTCTCGTCTTTCATAGCGTCACCACCGAGTTCAACCTCAGAACCAGTATTCATGGCAAGATACTCAAGAGAGAACATGGCATCGGTCAGCTTGAGGTCAAAAGTAGAAGTATGCGCATAACGACCATAAAGCTTGTTCCGCATTCCCGCGCGGAGGTCTTCGAACGAAATCCGAATAGTAATACTGGAGTCAATCAAAGTATTGGCAGTAGCGACAAGGCGTTCGCCATCCAAAAGGGTCGCACGGCCTACACCAGCTAAAACATTTTAATTTAAAATAAGACGCTACTCTTATTTTGCTTTCGCCTTATATTTTCATATAAGATTAGACCATATCATTACCTTTTATTAAAAGGCAGTCTCCACTTCTACCACCAATCACTTGTGGTATACTTCCTTTCGGAATGGTCGTTGAACTTTTCTTTATTCAAGACTTAGCGGCTGATTACCCATTATTCAATACTTAGGATTTAACCATATATCATCTGTTTATTTCTTTTTACTTTCGTAGCATTCACAATTAGGCATATTTCATCCTTTTGTTGTAGCATAAACAGCTTTAGGGAATTCCAGCAATTCAAAGACTATTTTTACATACACATCACTGTATACGGTTACTCTTTAGCCAAGCAAATGCGGACTCGGCATCCGATAACATAATATATATCCTCCTTATTTATTTAGTCTTTCCTTTTCTTTGAAAGGTTTTACGTCATTTCTTTGTAAAATTTTATACAAAGTATTATTAGATATCTTGTATTTTTCACAAATTTCTTTGTTGCCAACACAAGATAAATAAGCATTTATTATTTCTGTTTCTTGGGCTTTAATTCTTCTTTGTTTTTGCCCTTTGGTTTCTATAGAGTAGTCCCTAATAGATAAAAATTCTTGATATTTTTGATATTTTCTTTCTAAGTATAAAGTACTATCTTTGTACATCCAATCTAAAAATATTTTAATATCTTCCTATCTATTAATTTTTAAATGAGCGCAATTCTCCTTGTTTTGATAATAAACTATATTAACAGAAAGAGTTTGCTCTATGACCTCTTTTAGTTCTTTTAAGAAAATAGGATGTCCAGCTATTTCTGTCATTCCTCTTGCTTTTCCTTTGTAAGTTACACTTACACATCCATCCCCGTCAAATACCCGTCGAATATAATCTCTTAAATATTCTTTTGGAATATAATCTGGAAAATGTAAACAATAAGTTTTTCTTTCTGGTAAACCAAGGTCTTCTATTTTCTAACAAAAATATTTATTGGTTAATCTCAAAGAGCACTAAAAATTTTCACCTCTGCTTTCTGTCGCTTTTTCATAAACGTCATAAATAGGTCTATCACTTTTTAATAGCTTTTTAAATTTTTCCAATAGCTCCTAATCTCTCTTTTGCAATTTAATCTAAATATAATTATATTTTTTTAAATTACAGCCATCAGCAGCAAAGAAACCCAAAAAATAAAATTTTTCAGGACTGTCTAATTTATCTAACCAATGTTCATTAAAAGTATATGGAGAAGCTTGATTAGCATCATAAATAGGGTCGTTTGATTTTCTCATTTCAACCCGTTTCTTTTTAAGATAATTTCTAACTGCAACATCACTCATTCCATATCTTTCAGCCAACTAATCAGCCGAAAGACCACTAAGATAATCTTCAATTACAGAAGTACCATCTAATTTAGATTTACCCATAGCAACTCCTTTCCTTTTAATTATGTAACAGAAGCAAACTTCTTTTGGAAATCATTCATCGTCATAATTTCCTTAGACATATCCTTCTTGTTATCAGTAAATATCCAGTGCGGAATATCCCGCTTAAATTCAACCATCCCTGACATAGCTCCTTGAATCTAAGCATAGTAATACCCCTTAGCATCAATTGTTTTTAACATTAAAGAAAGTTTTCTTAAAGTTACTTGTTCTTTTAACATTTCCATAGTATATGGAGAACTAATTGATACACAAACAAGCATCTTCTCTAAACTGGGAGAAGTGTAATTCTTGTTTTGCATCCTAGCCTTTAATTCCATTTCCTCTTTTAGATTAGGGTCTATATACTTATCTCCATCATAATCTAAAATATTTTGGTGTGTAATAATAGCTATAAATTCATCAAATTCTTTTGGTTCTAAAACTATATCGTATATATATAATTTTTTCATGCCATTAGCACCCGTTTGAATTCCATAGATATCTCTCATTTTGCTCTTACATTCTGGACATATAGCATAATTATTAATAAACTCAAGAGCTTTAACTTTCTTTTCAGTTTCGCTTAAATTATCAGGTAATGTTTCTTGGAATTTAGCATATTCTTTGATAACTTCAAACTAAGTTCGTTTGAATCCACAATGAGGACAAAACAAACCATTTTTTTCATGGAGCACAAGTTCGAACATATTAATTACCTAAGAAGTAACCATAGGTCCATATTCTTGGTTTTCCATATTCTATATTAAATATGCCATATAAGACATACCAATACCTTCTGGATTAGCCACTTTTTTAGTGGTTTCTATTCCATTTTCATCTACAACTTTTATTTCTTTAATATTTTTATCTTGAGTAAAACAAGATAAATTAGCATAAAAATTATAGTAATCTTTCGTTAAAACTGGATAAATTAACAAGCCTTTAAATGGCACTGGTAAATCCAGACCGAAATAGGCTTGTTCGTACATTTCCATTTTAGCTTGTAACTCTTTAGATATTGCCAATTAAGACACCCCACTCATATAGCATCCTAATACAACTTTAATTCCTTCAAAATTTCTGTTATTCCAAATTCCATATTGAGCCTATTGGAATCTACTCATCATTGTTGAAAACTCTAAATTGCCAACACCCTATACATGAGCGCCATTGAGCAAAAACAAAACAGCTTTTAACAAAGTAGAAACACGACTTTTTCCAGTAATAGGAATTTCAACCCCATCAACTGTATCAACAGGATAAGTTTTATCATCATCACTTGGATTGATATTAATACATTTATTATGTGTAATTATATCAATTCCAAAATTAACAACAGCTTTGTATCTATCTGTAGGAATAATTTGGTCGATATAAATTTTTAATAATGTACTTTCAACCGTCCAAGCATCTTCAAAATGAGGACTTCTAAAAATACGTTTGTCGGTTTGTGTTATATCATCAGAACATATCAAAGAAGTAATCTATTGATATGTAGGCAATTCTCTATTAAGAGCATCTGCATCATTATAATACAAAAGTTTCCAAATAATATGAGTTTGTTCCAATTCTTCGGGAGTTTTTTTATTAGGAGATAACAAATAATAAATTATTCTATCTTCTACTCCATCTAAGTTAACAAACCTATTAAAAGCTGAAGGTGCGTAACTAGAATCAATCATTAATAAAAACCTCCTAACTTAAAGCTAAAAGTTTCGCTAATGGTAACTCCCGCCATATCTGGGTCAGCACATATAGCAATTACATCCAATGTTCCTCTATTACAGGTTTTTAGATTTTTAATAACAAAAGTATTGTCACCAGTTTGTTTAAACTCATAATATTTGCTCCAGTTTTCCTCTTTTATACCATTTAACACAACTTTATACTCAAATTGAGTAGGAAGCGTACCACCTTTGAAACTTAATTCAGTTTCATATTCTTGACTATTGCCAAGAATTATTTTATAATCATCACAATTTTTAAGAGTAATATGGTACTCCTCATCATGAAGGTCTTCCTTTTTTGGAATAAAATACAATGGCGCATTATTAGCAACACGAGTAATCGCATTGTCTTCTGCACTCCACATGTCTTTATCCAAAGCCAAGACTACGAAAGGTATGTCTTCCAACCCTGTAAAACCACTTTTTGCAAAAGTTTTTGTAGATGTACTCTTTATAACAGCTTTAACTTTATATATAGCATTATTTTCTATATCCTGCTAATTTGTTCCACCAAGAATAACTCGGCTATTAATCTTAACAGCGTTAGAGAAATAATTTAATTGCATCGTAACATACCACTCAGCTTGAGGTATTACCAAAGTTTTGTTATAATACTGGTTCATATATTTCAATTCATTTTCCAGTACAATAGGCTCGTACCTTATCTCAGTAGCATCGGTTTGATTGTTTGTCGGAGACCCGAGTAGCGCAATATTCGCATTGCATCTACGCACAACACAAGAGTTCCGTGGATTTATAGGAGCTTTATTAATAGCAATCCAGACACTAGTATCATAATGTTTTTCTTCTTCTGACATCTCTTTCATATCAGGAAACGCCAAAGAAAAACGATACCTTTTTCCCAGTGGATTTGGATATTTTAAATCTCTAAAAGAAATCTCAGCCCAATCTGTTCCCAAATCCTCTCCACGCTCACCTTTTACATTCCTTATAACTACGCTATCTAAGGCTGTATATTCAGGCATCTTTGTTGTATATTCTATTTGTCGGTCTCTTTCTTCTTCTATATCAACTACATTATATCTATACTCCCAATCCTAATTGCGTTTATGTTGCAGATTTTGAATGTAATAATTATCTCCAACCATGTTATGCTTTAAACGAGCTTTGAGCATGATACTGCTATCAACAATATCGGTAGTATTTAAAATCGCCATTTTAATCCATAATCTCCTTAACCTTCGTTTTTGTATTTCTTTAATAAATACTCTGCATAATTGATTGATTCAAATATTAACTTCTTAATCTGTCCTTTATCTAATTGATTCGTTAAAATAGCATTGATATTAATTATAATACTTACTAATTCACCATCAAAAAGAATATTACTTGACGAAACATACATCATTATTCCACCACAATACACACGGTAATTATAAGTGGAATCGGGTTCTTGAGATTTGTCATATACATAAAGAACTTTCTTCAATTTTGAAACTATTTCTTCTAAGCATATAATTTTCTCATTAATAGATAAAACTACTTTGAAGTTCTTTTCGTCTTTATCCATCTTTACCCCCTTCCTATAAACTTACTACCACCCATAAAACGGATTTGCCACGCAAGTCTATTTTGATAATTGTATATTTCTGAATCAAGTTGGTCTACCCATTCGTTTTTTGCTTTTAAGATACGGTCATTAGACATAATCTTGAAATCGCTGTCTTGCATTAAATTGCGAATATCTAATAACAAATTGCGCTCTTCTTCTCCCCATGCTTTTACAAGCAAACGAGCAAGAATATCTTTAACATAACCTACCACTAAACTTGTACCATTTACATTTTTATTAGTTAAGCCTTCAAAATTGTCAGTAAATTCACCAACATAATATTGCTCAACTGCATATTGCTTGCCTTCAGGTAACACATCAGGGAATTCTACAGTGTGAGCTTCTTTATCAATCGAGCCTTGCACCAATAATTCTCCCTCAATATAATTATATACTGAATTATCCTGAATCTCAAACTCAGGGTCAAGTTCGAATTTATTATTCTTACCATCCCCTTCAAAAACTTGCATGATACCTTTTGGTTCTTTATATTGAGATAAACGTAAAGAAACGCTTAGAGGGTTGTTAAACATAGATATTGCATTTTGCAAATAGGTGTACATTATCTTATTAAATTGCAAAGGATTAGTCTCATACGCTGTCGTAATCCTTGGGTCATCAAATAAGGCTATTGCTTTTCGATAGACATCACTAAACAAAATGCCCATTTAAACCCTCCTTATTTGTTTAATGTCTTATTGAATCAAAATTCATTTGAGCCAACAGATTGTCAAAAACACCCTTGTTAGAAATTCTGTTCAGAAGCTCAACTTTACTTCTAACACGATATTTAGCATCATTTTCATAGCACTTTCCAAGCCAATAAGAACAAATAAAGTCTTTATCAGCTTCAGTCAAAGAATTCATGTAATCCTCAAGTTCACGCTCACTCTTCTTGTAAATATTTACGAGGTCTCCCTTCGTAACAACAGCATGACCCTCTCTCTTTAAACAGGAAACATTATAGCGTTCCGCAACATCAGCGAATTCGGGAGCCAAAAGAATAATTTCTTTATCGAACCACTTACGATATTTGGAAACACATTCCTCAAACTGTTGCCAACTAAGAACACGCTGTTCTCCGAGAGTATGGAAATTAATAGTCAAACCAGTAAGCTGAATAGCGGTTGAAAGACCACCAAGCAATTCACGATTATGAACAATAACAATTTCCTTGTCACTCTTTCTATTACCAAGAATTTCCAGAAGTCTTTCTGTTGTATTAGAAGTATTATCCTGTACTTCTTTTGCCTTAAAAGAACTTTCTGTGTCGCCCTCTTTATTATCCAAAGTAGATTCTTTGATTGCTTCTGCCAACTTTTCATTCTTTGCTTTCTCTTCCTTGAGTTCACTACTCAAAGATTCAATCGTAGACTGGAACTTTGCCATCATAGCTTGAATATCTTCTAACGAGATAGAAGACTGAGTAGCAGGAGACTCCTTAACAGAAGTCTCCGCATTCTCAGCAATTTGTTCCTTATTAGTTTCGTTTACAACTTCTTCTGTATTTTTAATAGTTTTCTTATTTACAGCCATTTTTTACAATCTCCTTTTAAACCTTTTAAACATATCTGGAGCAACCAGAATTTACGAAATTAACTAATTATTATAATTAATTACTTATAATTAGATTATAATTTGATATTAGTTAAGAGTAATAGCACCAATCTTGCTACCTACAATAGCGTCCATACCCATACGCATGTCAACGGTGAAACCGTAAGTATGGTCAGCAGCAAACAAGGGGTCCTTCTCAACAGAAACGGTATTACCTTCCATGACAACCTTGATAGGCTTATTCATACCAAGAGGAAGCATGTAAATAATATCATCAGGAAGAACGACTTCAGGCTCACCATTGATGGTGTTAGGAACAAGAGCGTTACCCAGTTCAATCATAGGAACATTCTTGTAATCAGGCAGGAAGCCATCTCTAACAATAGCGCTATCCTCACCATAACGGAAACCCTTTGCACTGTCAGGAAGGACAGAAGCGAGAGCAATAGAAGTACCAAGAGCATAAACATCAGCACCGCCATTAGCAAGTTTTACCAAACGTGCAACTTTGAGCCAGTTTTCATCAGTAAGACCGTTAGCCATATAGCCAGCGATACCATCCTGATTGTTAGTGGCAACGTCAGTGTTATTGGTAATAATAGAAGCCATTACCTTAGCAAGACGAGCCTGAATATAAGCGGCAAAAGAAGCACCAATCTTCTGGAGAAGCTTACCCCAGTCCTGACGGCCAGCAGCCACATGATACCAGTCAACATAGAGAGAAATCTGCTCTCTCTTAGCAGAAATAGTATACTCAGTGTTAGAAGCAGTCTGAACACCACCACGAGCAATGCCTTCAGCAAGGCTATTCACAATGAAGAGCTCATTGCTATCGACTTCATACTTAGCAACATCACCGAAACCAACCTGAGTGACATCATAAAGCTGTTCATAACCAGACGCAGCAACAGTAGGAACAACAGGAGTGATAGCACCAGCAAGAATGGTATCAAAAGTCTCAAGGAAGTTACTCTTCTTGTAGACCATAGGATTCTTAATCATATCGAGACCGCTCCACTTCATGCCAGCGTTCTCAACACAATACTTCATAAACTCTTGGTTAAAGGTCTTATTAGCTTCAATATACTCAGGGGTGTTGTTCTTACCCTCAATGGACTTCTGAGCCAAAGAATAGCAAGTTTCAACGAGACCATCAGCGACATCTTCGTTGAATTTGTTATAACTAAAAATTTGTTTCATAATAACAAAATCCTCCTTAATTAATTTATAAAAATCATAAAGTAAATATCAATATTTTTTAAACTATTCAAGTTATTCAAGAACAATTATTCAAGAACAATTTAAAATTACTCGTGGACAACGGTGCAATAGAACTTCTTACCCTCGTTCTTGACACCGATAATCTTATCCTTGCCAAACTCGACCTTAACACAGAGCTTGTCAGCAGCAGCAACAGCAGCAGGAGTCCACTGACCATCAGAACCAGCAACAGCGAACTGACCAGCCGTAGGAGCAGACTCAAAGTTATCTTCACCGAGATAGAACTCGTCACCAAGCTTGGGGCAACGAACGCGAGTATGAGCACCAGCAGGGCAAGGAAGACCGCAAGTCTTAACACCCTCACTGTAGACAACGCCCATGATTTCTCCCTTAGAAACGCCAACATAGTCAACGATACCGACACGACCAGTACCAGCGTAAGGCTTAATCTCACGAGTATTCATATCCTTCAGACCCTTATAAACCTCATGGTCGATAAGGTCGCCAATTTCAACCAAAGAACCATCAGCGAGTTCCTTGTCTTTGCAAACGCCAGAAACCAGATAGCTTTTAACATCTTCAGAAGCCATCAAAATCTTCTCAATAAATTTCATAATAAAGTTATCCTCCTTTTTTAATTAAATCTTATTAAGATTTTTCATTGCATTTTTAAGGTTATTTGCGCTGTCGTTCACTTCAGTAACAACAGGTTTATCCTTAACGATATCAGCAGAGAACTCTTTCTCCTTAGCTTTTCTACTAAGTTTCTTCTGAGCATAAAGAGCATCTGCAATTTTATGGTCAACAGCCTCATTAAGTTCCTCATCGGAAGCATAAGTACTGTTATCACAATTTTCTTTCATAAATGCCTTAATATTAGTAGCATTTTCCTCAGTCAAATCTTCTTCAGAATCAACCAAAGAGCAAGCCAAAGCATAAAGTTCGGCATTTTTCTTTGCGTTAAACTGAGCATTAAGAGCGTTATACTTTTCAGTCAGTTCAGCGAAAGAGGTATTAAGAGTATTGAATCTCTCATAAAGTTCATCAGCAGTAAGTTGTTCATCACCGACAGCATAGTGGGTATCCTGAATAACATTACTTTCACCAGAAGGTTGGCCGACTAAAATACTGCCATCATCATGTTCTTTGAGGATATCAGTATCAACTTTAGGAGAACCAAGCTCTTCACCTTCAATCTGTCCATGGTCAGCATGAGATTCATCGACAGTTACATCAGTAGCGGCAAACTAAGCGGGGTCTTCGCAATTTTCGATTTTCTTTTCACCATCGTTATCCTCAGCCTCGGTTTCCTTTTTGCCATCATCATCGTCGTTATCATCATTATCATCATCATGGTCGTGGTCATCATCATTTTTGTCATCTTCAGACTCATTCTCTTTATGACCGTCATCCTTATTACCATCATCATCTTCATGCGCACAAGTGCAAGGGTTGTTACCGCAGACTTCGCACTTGCCGTCTTCAGATTCACATTCCTTGGATTCAGTCTCTTTACCACTCTCATCTTCAGGATTTTCATCCTTAGAGAGTACAATCTTTTCTTTAGCGTCCATATCAACATTAGCGACATTTTCTTCGTTGATGCTATAAGTAGCTTTAAAATTTTCATCATCAAGGCTAAAGCAAACAACATTGTCGTTAATTTCCGTGACACTGTAATGAGAAGCATTCTCATCAAGACCGCTATTCAGAAAAGATTCGAGAAGTTGTCTTTTCTCTTCATAGGTCATTGTTTTTGGTTCCTCCCCTCTTTGTTCATTATCCATCGTGATTTCGTCCACTTTTTCATTAACAATTCCGTTATCAGGAATAATGGAATCGAAATCCTCATTTTTATTATCTGTATCAGAGCCAGAATTTTTATCTTTATTGTTATTATCTTCCAACTCTTTATAAGCGAAAGATAAGCATTTTTCCTGTTTCTGATAAACAGCGTCATTAATTTTATCAAGAATGGTTAAATGTGCATTAGGGATAGCTTCAGTAACAGCAGAACCAAGAATAGTAAATCCATCAAAAATGAATCTATCTATTACTTCGACTTTATTTTCATCTATATGACTTTCAAGGACTTCTATTTCTACAGAAATTTTCTTTTTAGTATCCTTAAGCAATCTTTTAACTTGTTTATAAGCATATTTAGCCCAAAGAACGCAAGTAAAATGTACCCAAGTTTGACCGTCATGTTCGACAATTTCAACCAAATCTTCGCCACGAATTACGCCAAGTGGGACTTCACATTTACCATTAGTAAAGTCAAAGTAATCTTGTTGTAACTCATTATCCCATCTATATTCCATTTCATGAGCTTTAAAGTCATCATGAGTAGTATCAAAAGCACCAAGAGCGGGTTTATTATAAAAGGTAGGTTTAGCGTCTTGCATAGCAGACACAGGGAAATAGCTATTATTTCTATTAGGGTAGACATCAGAAATCGCGTAAACGTCGATAGCAATAAAGTCATTTTTTAACACATTCTTAATTTTCAAACTTTGCGGAGAAAGTTCAAATTTCAGAACTTTTTTATCCAATATTTTTCTTCCTCCTTTCTCCTTATGATGTAAATGACAATGGCACAGAAGTCATAGCCATTACTTTGTTATTCCAAGCCTCGTTCTTCCGAACGTAGCAATTAGGAACAAGGTTAACTATATTAATATAGTCCAATATATCATCTGATGGCTCAAACCATTCTCCATTATTTCTAATTTTATATTGCTAAAATTTAGAATGAAGGTTTTCCTCATCAGTCATAGTGCCTTTCATATATCCTAAGATATATAATTGCTTATCACTGCCAGTATTTAATTGTTTTAGTCTTTTCTGAACTGAATTTTTAGTATATCCTATTTTAATATTTTCCCCATTTGTTATAAAATAAACATAGCCCATTATATAGTTACCTATATATATTTCAGATTTTTGTAAATCCTTCAAAATTAGCGTCAAACAACTCTGGTGAAGTACTGTACAGTCTAGCTTTTTGTCTCCAAGTATCACACTGATGGAGCAAAGAACCAGCTACTTCAGCCATATTTTCCAGAACAATTACAAAAACCTTACATGACTTGTTGTAATCTAAAAATTCAATAACATCAAGAATCTTCTTTTTAAGTCTTTCCATTTCTGTGTAGGCATCATTAAACAGCAATTCGATATTATCATAAATATCCACATTAGCCTCAAGAGATTTACGAATAGGACGAACGCCTTCTTGAACCATTATTTCGCTTAACTTGTCAGCAAAAGTATCGCTTGGAAAAACGTGCGCGAACTTATGATGAAAAATTTCGCTAGCCTATGGGCAGTTCAATTCGCAATCAAGAGAATAAGCCATATTATCTGCAATAGAATTCATCTAAAAGAAGCTTCTCAACAAATCATTTAAAGCTTCGACAATCTCTGGCGTATAGTTATTACTTACCATATTATTGTCCTCTCACTTTCCTTTTTATAGTTTCTCCATAATTCCTTTGACATCTTTTTTAATATCCTGAATATCAGATTTATTTTCCTCTATTTTCTGGAAAACAATTCCCATATTCTTTTCCAACTCGTAGGTACGAGTAATTAGATTATTGTGAGCATCTACTTTTCGTTGCAACTGCTCGATTTTATAATTGGTTAATTTATTGGTAGTAATGATACCACCAATAGTACCAACACAAGTTCCGATAAAGGAAATTATAGCAATTATAATTGTAGGGTCCAATTTAATCGACCTCCTTTACGAAAGACTGAAAAAAGGGAACAATCAAGCTTTCTCAATTGTTAATTCTCCCTTTTCGTCTGTATTAAAGACGAAACATTTTTGACATTGCGAACAAATGTAAAACTATTTATCAGGAGAAACCATTAATTTTTTTGTGCTTTTTTGCAACGTGGAATTAGAGTCTAAAGGATTATGATTACAACAAGGTTCAGAATTTGTGTGGTCTTTTTTAATACACCACTTTTTTTCTTTAAATGTTTTAATCAAATTCACACTTTCAATCCTTTACTTTCTTTGGAATCATGTGAGTAAAAGCACTCATATCATTGATACGAGACTCATACATTTCTTCCAAACATTCGTTGCAAATTACATCTTCATCTTCATTCAGTTCTTTTCCGCAAATTTGGCACTTTTTGATATTATATGAAAACTCCTTAATGTCTGAAACATTAGTTCCAGCATTGGAAGAGTTACCAGTATTATCGTTGGTAATCTCATCGTCGGTCAACTTTGGTCTACCAACAGGGTTAGCGATTAAATTTTCTTGGTCTAAGACTTTTTCAACTTTAATATCTAAAGCTTTAAGGTAAGCTTTAGCTTGTTGGTAATCATCAACAGTCATACCATTAGCTGACAGAAGTTTAGGAATAAAGCCTTCTAAACCAAACACAACCTATTCTCTAAGAATTTTGATATCCTCGCGAATATTAAAGATATCACCCCAAAGAGAAATTTTCCATTGGAACTTCAAATCGAAATTCTTATTAATCATTTCATTTAAGAAACTTTCGTATTGTCTGGTAAGATAATCAATTCTAGCAGCCTAAATATATTGAGCAGCCTTGACAGAAGCAATAGAAGGTTTATCAGTAATACTCATAAGAGCAGAGTTACCAGAAGTAGCGATTAAATCTCTAGTTCTATCGTAAATGATATCCATTGCTTCAGGCTGATTTTCTAAGGTATGCAAATCAAATTCAGTAAACGGGGCGAAAAACGGCAGAATATTACCTGAAATATTTTCCGCGAAGTAATCCTGATACCCAAGAATTGTATCAGGAGTAATAACAGTGGCATCACTACCCGCTTTAGGGTCTTTAATAAGGGGAACCTCAGCAGTTAAAACACTATTAACACCTTTACTTAATAAATTTGCTTGCAACCATTTATAGTCATCCAAGTCTGTCAAATCATCAAACAAGCCAATTGTATCAGGGAATGCATTAGGATGAGAGCCATCAAAATAGAATGTATAACACAAATCTTGAGGCAATCTTACCCAATACATATAATTTTCTCCATTGCTTTCCAAGATGTGACCATCGGGAAGTTTCGCTTTAGGAGAAATTCTCTTTTTCTTAGTTTTCTAATCTATAACAACAATTCCTGTTTCCAGCATTTGATTCCAGACATCCTGAATAAATTGAGGATACTGACTAACATCATAAGCTGGTTGAAGGAAAATTGCCATATTAAAAGCAATAGTAAACTACTGTTTACTACCAAAACCAATCAATTTAACCATATCAGTATTAAGTTTCTGCATGACAAAAAAATTAACATCATTCTTATCATAGCTTGTACGAGGTAAATAAGAAGATTTACCTTCCAAACTCACCTGAGTAGTAATAGTTTTTAAAGTTAAATTTGGTTTAAAAGCTTTTAAAATCTTATCGACTTTTTGACTTTCTTTTTTAAAAGCTTCGGTAGACATATCTTTCGAGTCAACATACTCTGGGATATAATAATAATTAAATAAGGGAGTATCTCTATTAAGTTTTACTAAAATATTGTAAACATAATTAGTATAATACAGCCACATACTGATTCTCTAAAAAGTCATTTCAGAGTTTTCTGGATTGTTTAAAGCATTTTGAAGGTCTTCTGATTGAACTTTTTGAGCCTTAGCGTTAACTTGTTTAATACGTTGATTCTGCAAAAACGGATTATTTAATTGACTCCAAGACATAGCCCAAGCGCCAGCCAAGTTGTCAAAACCAGTAGAAGCGTATTTACCAAAAATAGTAGCCCATCTTTGCTGAATAGCCTTCAATGAAACATCTTCTTCAGGTTTATCCTAAGTCATAGTAATCATTTTAGCTTCTTCATTTACAACAGCTTTAGGCGATTCAACCTTTTTGGGTCTTCCTCTTTTTTTTGGACTATCCAATATTATTTCCTCCCTTCTTATTAATATCTGTAGTCTTAACAGACTTTTTAGCTTTTTCTTGTTCAGCTAAAATATGTTCGAAATTATCGAGAACTTTCATAGTATCTCTCAATTTCTGTTGCTTTTCTATTTCGTATCTTTGTTTTTCTATTGCAACTAAATTGTCTCTACACCATTCAACAACAAAATCATTTTCATTCATAATATTTTTCTCATTGACTTCTCTGATAATAAAATTACGAGCTGGTTTTAAAGATTTTTTTAAAGTTGCATAAGCTTCATCTCTAAATTTATATTGAGCCAAAGCAAGATAGAGGTTATCATCTTGATAGATAAATTTATAATACTTTCCAATTTTAGAAAGCATATTTTCAAAATTATCGGTATTGAAATCACCGATTATTTTATAGACCATAGTTATACTCCTTATATTAAAATATGTCCTCTATAATGAATATTAATCATGTTAATATTAAAATTAATATTAACAATTGATAATTTCGACAAAAAATTGATTAATCTGCACAAACAAGACATATTATTTCCCTATTAAGTTGTTGAATTTTTCACCCCTCTATGGTATCATCAATTTACAATCCAATTAAAAAATACCATAAACAAGGAGATTTTTAATTATGACTTTTGGTTACATTCGAGTAAGTACTGACCAGCAGACTGTTGAGAACCAGCGTTTTGAAATCAACCAATATTGTGAAAAGCACGGTATGAAAATTGATGGCTGGATTGAAGAAACGATTTCTGGCACAAAGAATCCCGAAAAGCGTAAGTTAGGAAAACTTCTTAAAAAGGTACAAAGTGGAGATATCATTATTTGCTCTGAGATTTCTCGTCTTGGTAGAAGTCTTTATATGATTATGGACATTCTTTCTTTGTGTATGGAAAAAGGCTGTCAAGTAAGAACAATCAAAGATGGATTTGTATTAGGCGATGATATTCAGAGCAAAGTCTTAGCATTTGCTTTTGGACTTTCTGCTGAAATTGAACGTAATCTTATTAGTCAGAGAACCAAGGAAGCACTTGCGATGAGAAAAGCAAGTGGAGTAAAGCTTGGTAGACCGAAAGGTTCTTTAGGAGAAAGTACAAAGTTAACTCAATACGAAGAGACCATTAAGGCATTGATTGTTGAACAAAACAACTGTTACGCAGATGTAGCAAAACTTTTTCATGTTAATCGTTCTACGATGAAACGTTTTTGTGATAAAAGAGGGTATTTTAGACCAAGTATTGTAGAGAAAAATCAGCGCAAAGCAGAAAAGTTAGAACGTGAACGCATTGAAAAAGAATATAAAGATAGACTTCTTAACCTTGATGAAGAAGATTAAATAAAATTAAACTGTAAGAGGGAGGGTTAAACACTCTCCCTCTTTTTATATCGTAAATTAAATCTTTTTCAAATAAGCAAGGCTAATCCAACCTCTACCATCGGCTAACTTACCCCAAGTTATACCAGAGACTTTTTTCTCACTAACAATAGTTACGACAGAATTATAAGTTAAAGCTCCATTTTTACTGTAGTTAGTACCAGCCCCAGTTCTTATATTAACGCCAGAAGATGCTGTAATTTTACCTCGGTAACTTTTAAATGTGCTCGTTGGAGTGGAATTCTTTTTAATATAAGTTAAACTTACCCAACCACTACCATCAGCCAACTTACCCCAGCCATTATCTTCAAGAATAATAGAGACCCCCGTTCCCTTTTTAAGAGTTCCAGCAATAGAAGAAGAAACAGAAGGACCTTTACGAATTCTCAAAACAGAAGCGGTAACAATACCAGAATAAGACACAGTAGTTTCAGTATTAGTGTGGGTAGTAGGAGCTACCTTTTTACCCATCTTAGCAGCAACATCTTGTCTAAAAATGTCCATACTCTTGCCAAAACGAGGAAACCAATTACGAGGGTCGGCATGATTAGAAGCGATACCTCTTTGGTGTCCTTCATAATGTCCAATAATTACTCCGTCTTTTAATGGGTCGAAATTGTAAAGCTGGCAAAGATAAGCTGCGAACTCAACAGCCTCTTTATATACTTTATTAAAATAAGTAGCATCTGTCAGCGCGTCCTCGCAAATCTCAAAGCTTATATGAGAAGAATTCCGACTGCCTTTATTTCCCTTGCCACAATGCCATCCTTTATAATTCCAAGGCAAAGTTTGAACAGTAGCAATTTCACCGTTAGCAAGTTTACCAATAAACGCATGTACACATACATTTGCATTAGAATTATTCCAAGCTGTACCACCATTATTCTTACCAAGCTATGAAATCAGGGTTTTATAATTAGCATCATTAGTAGATGGTTGCACATATCTTTTCAAATTGGGATTATTACAGCCAGTGCTATGAACCATAATTCCTTTCGGAGTAATCTTCACTCCATTTTTATAACATCTATTCTATGTAAAAAGACATTTTAATAATTTCATTCTTTTTTCTCCTTTTAAATTTTACTCCTGAATAATACTTTGAATAATAGGAGTAATTGCTTCTATACCATATTTATCTGCCAATTGATTTATAAATGCCAAACTTATCTTCATTCTATTTTCTGCACGCTCTTTAAAACAATAGCACGCATTATATACAGCAACCTCACCCCAAGATAAACCCACGACAGTAGCAAAAGAGGTGGTATCAGCGCCGACTGGACCGAAAAATATATACATAACGAACAGCACAGTCAAGCTTATAGTAGCAACCCAAGAGATAATTCCCCACTTTTTCATGGTCGGAGTTTTCTCCATGGCTCGCTTAAATCTTTCAAACAATGAAATTTTTGTTTTTCCCATAATTATTCTCCTTCCTTTCACAAGTAGCAAATATTTATCATATTTATTTCACAACAACATCTAATTTCATCATGCAAGAAACCTTGCACATTTTTTGATGCTATTTCGTGCAACAAATCACATTTTTCTCAAAGTTGCATTTAATTGAGAATTTCACGCAACTTGCATCTTTTTTGTTGCATTTTTCGATGCTAACGCAACAGCTTTACTTAAATAAAGTGAATGTATTTGAGAGGTCTTTTGAAAATCTAATTTTTTTAGTTTAGGCTCTCAAAACAATTCTCAAAAAAACATGTTACTTAAATTTGCCAAGTTGATTGAGTGTTTTAATTAGCACTAATTATCTATTTAGAAATTATATTAAAACAGAGCAAAAACGGCAAGATACCAATTATATCACTTTTTATGATGAAAATTTTATAACAGGGTAGGTTTATGATTTTATTTTTATCTCTACTAAAACATTTTATCCTTATGTTGGGATTGGTTCTAAAGAAAGTTATGTTTACCAAATGTATTTAGACGGAGGCAATTTGCTTACAGGATTAATGGCTACTTTAAATAATTCTAAGATGTTATCTTATAAAGAGGGCAATATAGATATGACTTATAGCTTAGGAAATGGGCTTTTTAGAATAATTTTAAGTGGCAATTCTATTAGTTATTTTTCTCAATATGAGAGTTATATTTTACATATACGGGTTTCTTAACAAGTTGTCTATTAATGCCAAATAATTGAGCATACAATGTCTTTCTACAGGCAGTTCTCCCAAATTACAAAGTAAAACCGTATCTCCTTAGACATATAGCTAGACCATTACGGCTGATTCTGGATATGATGGATTAAGTAACGTTATTGTTTCTGCTTATACAAATTCTATAACATATGAAAATTTATTTGTGAAATCTCCAACCACTTTAAAAGTAGAACAAGCATCTGGAAATACCGCATTGTCTACTTTGTCCGTTTCTTTTTATTAGAACCAAAATTGGGAGAATAGAAATTATTTACTCCAATTTTTATTGGGATATTCTTCTGAAAGTACCTCAAGTAGATTTTAGATTTTTTACCAATATTATTTTAAATATAATAATATTAATAATACTACTAAATTATCTATGCCAAATACACAAAATTATTATCGGTTTTATTTAGGAGAATATACTCCCTCCACAGGCGATTTCAATATTGTTGACCCAATTTGGTGTTTTGCTCATGACGATGAAAATAAAATAACCGCTATTTCTTCTACTGGCATGACAATTCAATACAGATTGTGGGCGCTTGGCTCTTATTTTAGAGCTTTCGTTTGGAATACTTACACTCTTACAGATTGCTATTTATTTAAAATAATTTAATTTTAAAATATAAAAGAAGCATTTTAACGCCGAAATCATTGGCAATTCAAGTGTCGAACGGTTCTGCTGGGGCGAATCTACAAACAAAACGAGTTTCGACAATAACTGGAGAACCTTACTGGATTTATCCTGATGCTGGATATGACGGTTTTTCAGCAGTTCAAATTCCCAGATTTTTAGTGAATATACAAACTGTAAAGGGGACTTCTGGAACAGTGACATTCAATCAAACCTCTTCTTCTAGTAGCTCTTTACAAGGAACAATTCAAGGAAATTTCCCGCAATTAGAAGAAACATCTTATTTTATTTATATTTACGGCACGCCGTATAATGAGAATGATAATATACAAGGCTTTTTCTCTTTAATTTATTATATATCTTATTCACCGTATAGTTAGAGCGTTTCAAATTTAGGTATAGGAAATGCAGCAACATCTTCAGGATATTAGGAAAGTCTGGTTTCAAATGATAGTTTGTTTATGGACTTCTCACGGAGTTATAATTATGGTAATAACGGGATAACTGAATATTCTGTCAATCATATTTCTTTTAAAAACAATATGACTGTTAATCGACACGGAGATAATCCAGAAAAGTTATTTGGAACATTTAATTTGTACTTATCAGGCGTTTTTATAGTACTTTAAAGTCGCAATTAAGCGCCCACATAAATGTCTGTTTATATTCACGCACAAGGAGGCGGGTAGGAACATTTTTATTTCTCTCAAGTTACAGAGGGAGTACAAGTTTCTACTCGAATTTTAACAGATGGTGATACAGAATATTTACAAGTAATAACAATACTTCCTTCGAGTTTTAACATTAAAACTTTATCGAAAGATATAAAATATATTAGTGTGAAGGCATAGAATGCCTTTTATAAACAACCGAATGATTTTATTCCTTACAAACGTTTTGTGGTAATACAGTGGACTTGTAAAGACAAAGTACAGTCGGGTTGGGGGAAATTAACTAATTATATGACTCCCACCCCTACTTCTAACAACAAAAATGTTTACTATTATCGGGGAGCAGCACGCTTACAAAGCTATATTTTAAATGATGACCCAGAAGAAGCTTTATCTGAAAATAGTTCGAGCTTTATTGGTATCACACCAGAAAATGAAATATTTACAGAAATTTGGTCTAGCACGAAAGCTAATTTAAAACCATCTACATTAATCGGCAGTGATACAACACAAAAAATATGGTTGGATATATGCATAGGGTTTTAATAAAAATAAGTTGCGCTTAACCGCCAATATCCTTGTCAATTCAAGTATTTCGGGCTTGGTCAGCTCCATCTTTACAGACCAGAACCGTTACCCCAACTACTTCAACTACGACATATGCTCCTAGTTCTGGTTATGATGGATTCTCTAATTTTACTGTTAACGGAGATAGTAATTTTATCTCATCTAACATAAGAAAAGATATTACAATTTGGCGGATTACAGGGACTTTAAAACCTATGGATTCCTATATGTCTTGGGGGGATGGAGGTACATTTAGAGGAGATGGAAGCTATTCTCATTTTTTCCCTATAACTGCCTTTAACCCATCTATCAACATGCTCACATGGGGTATTGCAATTTTTAACGGTCAGCTTGCCGACACCTACAAAGACATGGCTTTACTGTCTTATCATTATTTTAGCAGTGTAGAAGGTGCTTCTTATACAATATATCTCAATGGTAATGTTACTACACGGTCAGCCCAAACTCCAACAATATCTTCTACTGGAGTAACTGTGGAAACTAACTTCCTTTTTTATAGTGGAATTACTTATTCTTATATTATTTGCGCTTTATATTACACAGGCTAAGTTGCAACCTATTGCCCAATTAAATATAGCACAAAACGCACCTGTTTTCCCATTAATATCATTTATTTTAATATATGCATTTAATATTATAAAATTAAAAACTATCAAACTAATAATACTTTTTAATTCTATACTTATATACATAGAAAGGAGTCAATTATGGCTGACAAGAATGTTCTCATCCAACAGAAGAATGATTCTCGGTCTTACGATAAATTATATCCATTCAGCCCACCAGTTCAATATGTTAATTACACACTCTATGGAGCATCTTGGTCAAGTGGAGCATACAGTTTTGAATCCGACTATCCGAATTCCAAATATAATTTATCCATCTCTGTATCATCTACAGCTACATCTACATAGTTTGATGCTTTTACAAAGGCTAAAATTGGAAGTTCATCTACTTCTAATACAATTAAAGCTTTAGGCACAGTTCCAACCTCAACAGACATTCCCGTTGTTTTAAAGGTGGTGAATAAAGTATGAGCGTAGAAGTCCTTACTCAAGGTGGAGGAGCTAATCTTCAATCAAGAAGCGTTAATCTTACATCTACCTCAGCAACTACATTTTCACCACAATCTGGTTATGATGGAATGTCTTCTATAACTGTAAAACCTAATTTACAGAGTAAATCTGTAACTCTTTCTTCAAGTTCTGCCACAGTATCTCCAGATTCAGGGTATAGTGGACTATCTTCTGTTACAGCCAGAACAAATAATCAATCAACCCAATATGTAACTCCCGCTTCTTACCCGCAAAACATTTCACCTTCTTCTGGATATAGTGGATTAAGTGGGGTGTATGTGTATGGAGATTCCAATCTAATCTCAGAAAATATTAAATCTGGTATTAGTATATTTGGCGTGAATGGAAGTCTATCTAGTGGCGGAACTGGACAAAAAGGATATTACGGAGCCTATTTTAATAGTAATAGCTCAACAAGTTTGACAATTCCCGTTTCTGGCATTACTTCTAATGAAAATATATTATTTGTTGTACTTTTAGCGCAAGAAAAACCTTATGATGGAGAACTTATAGTAGCTGGTTATTCTTCTGTTGTTTCAGGTTCTAATAAATTTTTTATGGCAAAACGGGATGAGGCAATATCCTTTGGAATAGAATTTAGTTATCAATTATCAGATGGTATTCTTACGGTGAATTATTCTGGGTATTATACATTTGGAGGAGAAATGACTTATTTATATGCCATAGTAACAAATTAATATCTTTAAATTACTTGTTTATTATTTATTTTTCAAGCCTAAGAGTTACCATCGCAAGAACAATAACTCTTAGGCTTTATAATTTAATTAAAATTTTAATTAAACTATAGTATCATTTTTAAAACTATAGTTTGCAAAGTAATATTAAAAACCCAAAAAATCTTAACCCTTCCTAGTAATCTTTAACATTACAGGTATATCAACAGTAGGAACTGTTCCCAAAGCTTTAACGACATTAGTAGTTGCATTACCAACAATTTTAGCTTTACCGAAAGCATCGAATTGAGCAGAACTTGCCGTACTTGCCACGGATACAGAAATATTATACTTTGCATTAGGATAAGTATCCTCAAAGCTATACTAAGAGCTACTCCAACCGCCACTAGTCATGGTAACATTTGTATAAGTTTCTTCTGTAATAGGATAAATAGTATCATAATCAGAAGAATTTTTTTGCTTCATGAGAATGTTTTTAGTTGTTGCCATATGTCGTATATTCCTCCTTTCAAATTAAAAAATTAATGTACATATATAAGAAGAACTTTTAGTAAGTTTATTATCTAAAAATAACAATTTTGTAGAAGGAGTGTAATTTGCTATTTTTAAAGTTAAAGTGTAATTATTTATTGTCCATTCTAAAGAGTTTAGAGTCCGTTCTATAATATGAGTTTCAATGTAAGTTGTTTGTGGATTATATTGAGTTACTGTTGTTAATAAACACCCCGTTACATAAGGAGAAACTTCAAATCCTAAGTAAGAAAAACTTTCAACTGTTAAATCATCTGGGCTTGTTGACCGAACAAACGATGCAGCCGCTTGACGGTTTACTCCTATATAATAAGGAATACTGCTAGAAAATTGTGCTAAATTATAATCAAATGTAAAAGTAATGTTTTCCTACATAGCAGTAGAGGCATTAGAATTATTTGTTACAAAAACTTGTTTCCCTTGTGTTAAACTTCCACTAACTCCAAATATACTAACGCCACTCTTAATATTAGAGCTAACCAAATTACTATCTCCCTATACAGTAACCTAATTCAAAGCGTCATACCGACTTTGAGGTGTAATATATTGAGTAGAACTTGAAGGAGTAACAGTACGAGATTGCAATGTTGGTGATGAACCTGATGATTTTACCTGTACGCTCAATTAGGTCGGCAATTGGACGCAACGTTAATATATTACATAAACAAAGGTGTTATTGCCACTTTCTACCTACATTGTACCGTTATTGACTACAGTTATAGTAAAACTATTGGTATATCCATTAGCCATATAAATGGAATTAAACCCCATACTGCCCCAACTCATAACAGACATATTAATATTTGAGTCAGGGATGAAAATACCACAAACTTGGTTTGTTTCATAGGAAGAAACAGTTACCTTTCCAAAAAAGCTCCAAAAAATCCGCCAAATTGAGTTTTCAGTCACCTAATATGGAAGAGTACATGTTGCTTTATAAGCATTCCATGCGTCTGTGCTATAAGTTGCGGTGCTAATTACATTATAAATTTGTACTGGATTCACGGTTACTTGACTAAAACCCTCAAGATTATATGAAGAAGCGAGCTATGTTGCTATTGTTTTCGTTGATTTTACACTGAATGCGCCCAATTTTGAGTCAGACTCTCCAGAGTTAACAACTTGAATACTCACGTTCAATCGGTAATTGTATACAACTATTAAATGACGTTTATATACAATTGGGCATCAAAAGAGGAAAAAAGTTTAAAGTAATTATAGCCTGTCTAATCAAAATTAAAATTAACCATTAACGAATAATTAATATTATCAGTAGTGAAAATTACTGCGATACCCCGAAATTGAAACATCTATGAAGAAGATGATGAGTTATACTACAAAAAACAATTATGAGCAAAAGACGAGTTATAAAAAGAACTTGTAGACATTTGGCAGCAAAAACTTGTGCCATTTGTTAAAAGTGAAGCTCCAGTTGATGGGTTATTCGCCTATATATTAATAGCAGTAATAACAAATTTTTTATTTTTTTCTTGTATCCCCCAATTTACCGACAGTGAATTCGTAAGTTGATAGTAATAGGGGTAGACCTAGTCGTATTGATTGTACATATATGTAAAATCGCTTCTGGAAAAATCATAATAGTAAGTATCTACAATTTCTCCAGAAAAAGCAGAAATATTAACCTGTTTTAACCGACAATATCCGCTGTCAGGTGTAATAGTTTGAGCAGAAGTGGAAGAAGATACACTTTTGGATTGTAAATTAGGAGTAATAGTAATAGAACTCATACCATCGTAAGCACTATCTTTAAAAAAAGTCTAAGCAGAGGTGGAAGTTAAGGAAACGGATTTGGTTTGTAAATTAGCACTTCCTCCTGAATTTAATACAGAGACACTCAAAATTTCGGCAGTTTAAAGCAACTCATCTTTTAAATAAATAAAGTCATTTCAACCTAGCTCGCTGTTATTGTATTGTAATACCAAGTATTATAAATTCCCCTACTTTCAAAACTAAGTATTATACCATTATCAGTAAGCTATCCCCGTTTGTATGTGACAGACATAATAGCTTGTAAATTAGTATAACTATAATCATATAAGGGATAATAGGTATATATTCCCGATGGTGTTAAATTTCCAGTGCCAGAATCATTATACAACCCACAATTAATACCAGAATACATTAATACTCCACTTTTTATTGGAGAGCTTGGAAAAGCCACAAATAGAGCAATCCCGCACAATTTCTTAATATATGATAAATAACTATTATCCCAAGCATATTGATAGTTACTACCCGTTGATTGAGTTCCATTATTAAAGTTTAATGTTGGGGTTTTATAATAATTAGACCCGTCATAAGTAAAAGTAACGTTCTTAAAAGAGAAAAACGTATAGCCATAACTATTACTCTATAAACTAACACTAGATAAACCATCATAACCAGAATCAGGTTGTATAAATTGCGAATATAAAAAACTAGAGTATGCTACTTTTGATTGTAATTTAGGTTCAGAACCACCAGAACTAGCAACCTAAACACTCATTTAGATTTAGGCGTTTTCCTGCAACGAAAACGCATCTATTTACCCCCAATCATGCCCTATTTCTGCAAGATTTCTTGCATAATTGGAGGTCTCCTATTAATATGAAAGCCCCTGTGTAATGGGCTTTGCGTGTATAAGAATACACAAACAAACCTATTATATTCATAGGTTTATAAATAATAATACAAATATTTTTGAGTAAGAAATTGTCGGACGCGATGACTACCATATATGGTGTTGTTGTAAAATTAGCACCCCTATATCTTGTGGTTTATAACCAAATAAAATCACGTTTTTAATTCTTAACAATTGTTAAAAATATCTAACTATTCTTACTCAATATATAAATACTTGTTCATCGAAAGATTCGTGCTTATTGTTCTCAGACTTCAAAACTGTACTTATCTGTACCTCATGCCTTCATAGAACAATTACACAGTCACTTATCAATCGTTCAATTCATTTATTCCGTCTACTCTGAGATGATGAGTCTTGCTGTCTCCTTCACCGCCGTCATTCTGAACATTAAATTCAGAGAAATCGCTTTCGCCACCGTCCAGTATGGAGTTGGTATATCCACTATTTAACGATGCTAACCAGAGTTCTTGGAATTTTTCTTCACTACCTTTGAATCCAGCTTTTACAGCATAAGTGTATGGACCATCACTTTGTCCTACATTTAAACTAAGATGCTGGTCTACAGGAACTCCATTTATTACTTTATAAACATCTCCTGTAGTATATAAAATTAAATCTCCCTCTGTACTTCCCTCGACAGCAGACCGAGGTTTGCCATCAGAAATGTACCACTAAGAGGATTTTCCATCTAATCCCCTAGGAATATAAAAATCAAGTTGTACTTCTTTTTCTGTACCTACGTTTTCTACTCGCGCTTCTTCTGTGGATTCTATAGTATATGTAGCATGAACCTTTACGGATACGGTTCCACCACTTCCACCGCCCGAACCACCTTCACCAGATAGCGCTGCCATACTATACAGTAAAGCAATATTAGAGATAGCTTCGTTTGCCATAATTCAGCCCTCCCTTATAACATTACGCTAATTACTGGGTCAGTACCGCTATAAGATAAACGTATTTGATGATACCGTGCAACTTCAAAAGAAGTAATTCCCTAGGGAGCGACCGCTGACTTAGTTAAATCGGCTTTAACACCTGAAATCTAAACATAGTCACTATCTTGAGTTAACCTTCCTTCTACCGTTACGCTTCCAGATTTAACTTCAAGCTTAACCATGCTAACTGAGGATGGAACATGAAATTCTCTTATTCCACCAGCGGTAAAGACTACTTTTTCTTTCCTAAATACCATTAAAAGCTGTCACTCCTTTCTTTATAAATAAATATAATTTCGTGTAAACGCCCATAATAAACGAAAGTAGAATTACATTTAATTATAGTAATGTCTTTTTAATTTATATCAAACTATTTGATACCAAAAATCTCCGTTCTTCTGACCAGAGGGCTGAGAGCTACTAACTACAATGTCTGGACCACTACTCATTGCCTCCCACGTTGGAGCTCCAGAGCCATTGCTTTTTAAAAAATAACCGTTTGTACCAGCGGTTGTTGGTGCATAGAAAGTAGGATTAGCATTAGAACTACCATTCATAGTAATAGAATTCGCTGTTTTACTATCAGCAGTGCTTTGGGCATTAGAGGCCGCAGTTTTAGCTTCATTAGCAGTTGTTAGAGCTGTTTCAGCATCTGTTGCTGCTTGAACAGCAGTACTACGAGCAGTACTATCAGCTATGTTATATGGAGTACCCACATTCGGTAATTTGATTTTACTAATATTAGCCATTATTGTCTCCTTTCTAATGTTTTTCAAATTTATCCACCTGTACATCGTAGACAAATCAAAAATCTAACCAGTATTACTAATTGGTTAGGTTAATTTTATGTTCTTCTTATATTACATGTATATCAATTTATATTATAAATGTATGTATATAACATAAAAAGAGCATATTTATAAAATCTAAATTTAAAAAGATAGATTTCATAAATACAGCTCTTTTTGTTTCTTTGTTAAATTGTAATAATAAAAAATTGTTTTTATTGTTTTAATACCGAGAGAAAGACATTCCATCTCTCTCTCGGTATTGTATCATTTTTCAGAATTAGGTTCTTCTAATCCTAAAAGCACCATAATTGCATGACGCAAATACTCATCTTTTATCTCATAGGTAGAACCATCTGGAAGCTTTATCTTAGAAATGTCCATAGCTTAATTCCTTAAGCTACTTGTAATTGAAATTCCTAATTACTCGCCAGCCTTAGCGACAGGAGAGACCTCAATCTCAACAGTCTTAGCAGTCTTAGTGATAACGTCAGTCTCGGGAGTGACAGCAACGCTAAAGGCAGCAGTAGCATCAGCCTTATCGTACTTAACACCAGTAACAAGAGCATTCTTAACTTCAGTACCAGCAAAAGTAGAAGTTGCAGCTTCGCCAACAAGTTCCGTAGATTTAACTTCGGGCTTAACATATTCAACCTTGTTAACAATAGTAGCACTATTGGTAGCAGTAAAGGCGACATCCTTAAGAGCAGTATCAGCAGTGGTTGCAACAGAATAACTCTTACCAGTAAACACAGGAGCGTTAGCCAACGCAGCAGCAGAAACCTCACTTACAGTATCGGTAGCAACAGACTGAAGCTCGTTAGCAACAAAAGTATCCTTAGCCTTAGCACCGCCAGAGAATTTGGTAGTATCAATAAGCGTAGCAGAACCGCCATTGAAAGTACCAAAGTCAACCTTACCAGCATTGAAAGCACCCTGAGCAGTAACAGCCTGAGCAGTTGCGGCGGTAGTGAAGGTCAAGCACTCAGCATCTTCGGCATCAATAGCGGCGGTTACACCCTCAGAAGCAAAAGCTGCCTTGGTCGCTTCACCCATGGAAGGAGCAACATAGTCCTTGCCAGTCCAAGTAGCAGCAACACCAGCGGTATAGAAGCCATCTTGGAAAGCGGCTGGAGTGAAAGCGCCTTCAGTAAAGGAAGCTTTCTTACCACCAGTCAAGTCAGTAACAAAAGTCTTGTCAGCAGCGGTGAGAGAAATTGCAGGAGAACTAATAGTACCCTCAATCTGGACACCACCAGTTTCAACTTCACCAAGAGTAGCAGTCTTCAGAGCAGAGAAAGAGCCACCTTCTTTAGCGGCGATAGTACCAGCAGGAGTGAACTCAGAAGTGCTAAGAGTAGCTTCAGTCTTAGTAGCAGAATCACCAAGAGTAACGGTTACTGTACCACCCTTAATTGCATCAGAATTAATAGTACCAGAAGGTGTATAGTCAGCTTTAGTAAGAGTAGCATCAACAGCCTTAGAAGTAACAGTAGCATTACCAGCAACGGTGACTGGCTTCATAGTAATGCTATCAATAGTCTGAACGGAGCCAGAGCCAGAAGCCTTATCAGCATAGGCCATTGCACCGAGCTTAAGAGCAGTCTGAAGTTCAGCAACAGTAATATTGTGGTCAAGCTCAATTTCGGCAATAGTGGTAGAAGTAGGAACATAACCAGAAAGGGCTACCTTAGTATTACCAATTGCTTCCCATGCGTAAGTATAAGCACCCTCTGCACCAGAACGAATAGTAATATACTCAATATAGCCACCAGCAGCAGCATCAGCAGAAGGAACAAGATAAATCTTATACATGGTGTCAGCAGAAGCAGTAACAGAAGGGCCACTTGCGGCAGCACCATCAGCATCAATTACAACATCAAAGTTGTGAATCTGACCAACCTGGGAATCAACATAAGCCTTAACAACAGAAGCATCAACAAGACCTTCACCAGAAATATTAGCAGCAACAGCCTTCCAAGCGGCAGCACCAAGAGCTTCAAGAGCGTGGCCACCAAGAATAGTAGTCATATCAGCACGACCCTGAGCATCCTTCAAAGTAACGGTTGTGCCGTTAGCAAGCTTAATTTTAGAAATATCAGCCATAATAAAATCTCCTTTTCATATTCAAAGATTTTAAAACAAATTAAATTGCTTAATTGTTTATTTATTAATCCCAAGGTAAATCTAATTCCAAACATTCTGTATCAGAATCATTAAGCTTAAGAGCAATGGAATTGACACCCTCAGTAATAATTTTTTGCGAAATTGTACCATCTGAATTATTTCCAGCCTCTTGGTACAATTTCATGATACCCGCAATAGTATCCGTAGCTTCGGGAGCTACATTTCTAAATTCAGTACCAGTCCAAACAAAAATACTGCTATTAGAATTTTTATCAATATATAAATGGTTAATTCCTTTTCCTAATTCCTTTGTATAGGTACTATCGGTATAGAATTTGTTATTCAGGAAATAACCGTTCAAAACTACATTGTTGTTATTATCTTGATAGGACAAAGTTTTAAAGTTGTCTACACCATTACCAACCTTAACTCTCAAACCATATTCTTCAGTATCTACAAGACACACTTCACCATTAGCAGGAATAAAACTATTCTCTACTTTTTGATAATTTACTTCTTTATCCTTACGAAGCTTAATAACAGTATTAATCACTTTTGCCATTGGTAGTCCTCCCTTCCTTAATTATTAGGCTTCAGGAGCACTGCCACCATCAATAATTAAATCGTCCAACAGAGACACCATATCCTGTTGATAAACTATCTGGTTCATTTCACCATCTTTATTGACAGTGTATGTGTTCCATTTACCATTCTCAAGTAAAGATATGGTCTCACCTTCGTAGTTACCATATTTAGCAATCCAATATTGAGCTTCAGCAAAACTCTCAAATTGAGTCTTTTTTACAATGCTCTTTAAATTACCTTTTTCATCATAATAGCTTAGTTCAGCATTGTTTGCCTCACTATTAGTCACAATCAAGCTCTCTTCGGGGATGACTTGCTGTGCAATGCTATTTTCAATTTTTGCCTTGTCTACATACGCTAATTTAAACATTAGTCATCCTCCTTTCTTAAGCTTTTGCACTTACAACATAGTAGCCATCTATATACTTCTGTTCATAGCCTGCTGCAATATATTTCTCAGGTACAACAGCACTAAACTTACCACCCTTAATAACAACTTCGGGCTCTTCGCCACCACCGTTGTGCTTAAAGTTAACTTCGCCATTGCTGTAGAATGTGCCACCTTCAATGAGTAACTTACCAGAATTCATTACATCATTCAACTTGCGCATACCAATATTGTAAGTCCCATCAGTAACCTTGAAATTACCACCTTTAACAACCATTTCGTAACCATTGTTGAAAATAGTACCGTAGAAGTTACCACCATTAATATAAAGCTTACCATTGTCATCATTCTTAATAACATAGAAAGCGTTAATAAATGTACCATCATTGATAATCAATTCAGGATATTCTGCCATTTCGCCAGCTTTGTAATCCTATGCATAATCCCAATAACCATTGGAAATCATGCTCGAAACAATCCGAGGAGCTTGGAAAATACCATTGTTAATCACAGTATTACCATGGTTGACTATGGTATAATAAGAATTACCCTTCTCATCAACACTGCGAGTATAACTACCATTCTCAATAGTTAAATTACCATTGTTATTAATAGCGGGTTTACCATTCTTGTTGCATTCAACACTACCGTTACCAGTGAGAGTTAAAGCACCATTAACATCAACATTAACAGGAGTTTTCTCGTTATCAACAATAACTGCATTGTTCATATCAAGAGTAAACTTCTTGTCAGCATTAATAACTTCATCTGCACCAAGACCACCACTCAACTTAATCGTGCCACCATCACTTACAGCCGCAATAGCTTCACTGGCAGTATTATACTTTTGTCCATTAACTTCCATGGAAGTATCAGATGCAGTATCACCATAAACCTTAATAACATCAAGGTCAGCCTTCAAAGCGTAATCTTTAGCAAGCTCTGTTTCAAGATTTTCAATCTTAGTATTAACCTTACTAATCTCAACAGTTACAAGATTATCAGTCTCTTTTTTGGTGTAATAATTACTCAGGTCAACAGCATGAAAAATCTCCCAGCTATCGCCATCCCAAATATACAATTTGCCATCTTCAGTTACTTGATAAATGTCACCAGTTTCGGCACTTTCAGGAAGTTCAGCCTTCGTAGCAACAGTACCAATAAAATGCATAGCACCTTCATTGACACCAACATACTTAAGTTCTCCCCATGTGGAAGTGCCATCACCAATCTTAATCTGACCCTTGTTCTTACCATCAAGAGTTACACAAGGTTCACCAGCTTTAGGAATGTAAGTGTTAGCCACTGCATCCCACTGTGCCTAAAAACCACGACGCAGTTGGATGAGCGTTTGCAGCTTATTAATATCAGCCATTCTTATCTTTACACCTCCTATTTACTTAATTAAAATGTTTTGCAAAATATTTTAATTCGCTATAATTAAATAGCTACCTATTTGAAAAAGACTCCTTAGAACCGTGGGACTCCACCACCATCTACCAAGTTATCTTCCAAATACTTATCCATATTCTTATTTTCCCATGCTTCATTTTCTTTATTATACATGAGAATATCTTTGTTTTCTACTCCATTTTCAGATATATTTACATCTTTTAAATCTTCAAGCTTCATATCTTTGGCAGGAATTTCTTCAATTCCAGCATTTAATACACCATATAATACTCCTCTATTGTAATTAGGAGAATCAGGCGTTATCAGTGTCATTCCACTATAATCTCTTCTTACCATCGTAAATAAAACTCTCCTTTCATTTCTTTTAATAAGGAGTATTACCCAATTTCATATGTCAATATAAATTTGCCTTTGCAAACAGTGGTTATATTTCCTTTTATATCACAAAACTATACGTCGTACAAATATCCTCCGTATGTTAGAAATTTCGTATCAATTCCTTTAATTTTAATTCGCCAAACTTTCGTCTTTTCTTCATCTTTTTCATTCTTAGAAGTGCTTTCAAGCTCAACAAATTCAAAATCTTTTTCGATTAAAGGAGGAGTAGCGTTATTGTACAAAGGATGCTTTCTAACTGTAAACCTTGCTTTTTCTCCTTCTCTTGGACTGTATTCCTAATTATCAGGAGTATAAATCTGTAAATCTATTGTGCAATCATCTCCACGAGTTAATGAAATTACCCCGTTATTTATTTTTAACAAAATCCTACTCCTCCTTTCTTCTTATATTAATCATTAATATCAACCAAACCTTCCACCTCTCCTATATTTAGTGGAAAGTGGATTTACCTGTCCTAATCCGTTGAAAGGATTAGAACTATTACTTTTGTTTGCACTCTTTTGTTTTGCAAACATTTCTTTAAATTCCGTCTTAGGTTTTTCTTCCAACTCCAACACTTCTTTAGCGCGCAATTCCATCAAATGATTACACATCATTGCTACACAGTCAACTCGGTCATCATGCATATTTTTTTGCTTGGCGTCAGGTGAAAGTTCAAAAACAATCGTACCGTTTGGTCTTTTTTGCTTTTGCATACCAACTAACTCTTCTTTAGTTAAATCAATCTATATCAAAGAGTTCATTTCATCAAACGAAACCTTTTCATATCTTATTGAAGTTGTTCCATCAGAAGCAACTTCTTCAATTTCCATCTCGTTACGAGCATTTAAACTCTTTGGAAACATTACTAATCCTTGGTTAATTGCAGCTTGAGTTCTTTCATAAGCTTGAACTTTATCACGTTTAAAATTGAATAACTGCAATTTTCTTATATTTGCAGGATAATCATCTGCGCGTAATTTCATATATGGGTCTTCTTCGTCTATAAGACCTAAATGACGTTTACCATCAGAACCTACCCAATCATTTAAAAGGAACTGAGAAATATCAAATCCTCCACCGCCAGCACCAGCATCAATACAGACAAGCTCAATATTATCATAATCTAAAGCACCTCTATTATAATTTATAATAAGGTCTTTTATCATTTCAATTTGCTGAGGCTTTTGAATTATTGCTTTATCACCGTTAGGCAAAAGCTCAATCAAATTCTCACAATTGACTATTTTTAACATTAAACCCTTTTCTTTGTCTCTGAACAATTCTCCTATTAAAACAATAGAATTATCTAATTTCGATGCAGGGTCATAACAGACGATATATTTCTTCTCACCATCATTTTCATATACTGGATAGTATGCAAAGCTATTTCGTAAAATCGTTGAGCGTTTTACAAAAACATCTTCACCGCCGTCTCTGTCAAAACGATTCTTGTACAAGTATTTTCAGTTGTTGGCACAGTATTCTTCATATTCTTCTTTTGTTATTTCTTTCCAATGATATCCGCCAGCTCTTTTTCTTGTTCCTTTTAAACATTTAACTATATTTGGATTGTAAGAGCCAGTATTAACAGCGGCGTTAGAAATTGAGGGAAAACACTCTCCTGTTTCTACACATTGGCAATAAACCTAATTATATGTATCATTCCGTGGAATTACTTCCTTCGGTCTCTGTTTTATTTTACTATGGCTTTTACTTAACAATTCTTTAGATGAATCAGTATGAGTTTTACCCATATTACTTTCAGATATCTTCCTTTTAGTTTCTTCACTATGGTGATATCCATTCTTAAGTTTTGTCTATAAAGCTTTTTGAATTGATTCTTCAGAAGGCAATCCATCTATTCCACCCTCTTTAATATTATATCCAAAATGTTTGTTATTAGACTAATATTTTTCTATCAGTTCTTTTTCCATCTAAGAAGCCTCTTCCATAGTCAAATTTTCAGCTATTACTTCATGAGAAAAACCTTCCCATCCATATTTTAATACTGCATAAGCCATAGCTGGCTAACAAAAACTTCCATCTTTCTTTTTGGTTAAATAGCCATGTCCATGATGCCATCTTTCTATCACAGAAGTACTAGTTATTCCAACATATTTCTTTTGATTTGCTTTATTAGTATGAATATATACTGTCCATTTTCTATCATCTTTCATTAAAAACCTCCCGCAAAAAGTATTTTTAATATATAAAGGGCTATATACATATTTTGCGGATATGTATAAAGGATGGCCTTCCCTTGTCGCCCTTAAAAACAACCTACTTCTTATATTTTCATATAAGCTTAGACTATATCATCATCTCATTAAGATGCCCCACCACTTCGAAGTTGTTATTCTTTAACAACCCCTACTCCCAGTCACGGGATAGTCGTTGAACCTTTCTCTGTTAAAGACTTGGCTGCTGATTATCTATTATATAGTGTTTAGGATTTAACCATGCACCATGTTTTTGTTTCTTTTTACTTTCGTAACATTCGCACTTATTCTTATTTCATAATTATGCTGTAGTACAAAAACCTTTAAGAACTCCCAGCAGTTCAATGGGATGCACACACTTATCACTAAATGTGCGGAGTATTTCTTTTCGATTTGCTCACGTTCTGCTTTGTATGGATTAGTAGCAAATGCGTTGTCAACTTCATCCTAAGTAATCAACGGTTTCATAGGCTTACCATTCATAAAAGGATGCAATGAAAACTCACAGCTAATATCACATACAAAATAATTTGGGTCTCCTAATAACATTTTTTCAAATGCCATTTTATATTGGTCAAAAAGTTCGCTGTCAATACCCTCAGCAGAACTTAATAATAACTTTTTGTTCGGTAGCTGTCTTGGATATATATCCGTATTAATACCATCACCAGTAATAAAGTTTGTATCCTGTGCAGTAAAAGGACGAGACAAGGCAAAGAATGTCCTGTCGATTTTTCCCGCTTCATCATAAACACTAAAATTACTACGAATACCAACGATGTTCTTTATTACACTATTTAACGTATTAATTGTACTACCATTATACAAGCTAACTGTATATCCACTTTTAGGGTGAGTAAACGGGTCTGCCTAAGTATTTGCTCTAATACACTCATCTAAGAATACAGAAGATGTTCCAAGCAAAGAAGCGATATTACCTTTTGCCATATCTTCCATTTTCTAAAATGTTTCTTGAGACTGACCTCCACTTGGAGCCATAATATATGTATTAGTATTTGGTAACAAAAGTGCTCTTGCCATCATAAAAGGGGCAGCTAAAAACGACTTACCACTGTTACGACCCATAAGCCACACACAGTTTGCAGGACACCAACTACTCAGCAAAACATATTTTTGCATATCAGTTAACTATATTTTAAAAAAATCTTCAATAAATCTTGTTGGGTTTGCTCTTCCCCACTAAATTATCTTAGTATATTTTTCAAAAATTTCTTTTCTTTTTGGAAGCAATTCATAACTAAAGTCATTAAAAATAACATTAATCATTAATAACCACCCCAACTATCGCCATCATCACCATTTTCTTTGTCGTACTGACGTTTTTCTTCTTCTAATTTTTTCTCAGCTAATTCACGTTTAGCCAATCTTAAATTTTCAGTAAGGGTGGCGTTTTCTCTCTGCAACGAAAGCAATTTTTTAAGCTAATCTTGACAAGTTTTGTACACTTCCGCTTCACTCATGCTAAGTTGATTGAAAATAGCTGCAAAACTTGCATCAGCAGCTTGATTAATACTCTTGCTAGTCTCAACATCATACATATTAAGAATAGCATTTTCATACTTCATCTCATTCATCTTAGCCATAATACCAGAGAATGTGTTTTCACCTTTAGCTTTACTAATAGCGTAACGTTCGCCAAAGCCATTATCTCTACTAAAGCTTGTAATTGTTTCGAGTTCTTTTTTCTTTAATTCAGATAACGCTTTTAATTCTGAAACAGGAGCATCTTCGTCACTTTTCTTTCTATATTTTTCATTTAATTCACGAATATTTTTAAAAGAAAGAACAATCTAAATAGCAGCTTGAACTTTAAGTCCATCCAGCTCCATACCCTATTCCATCATACCAAGTAAATCTTTATAAAGAATTTTTCTATCTTTTTCAATTTCAAAATAAAACGGGTCATAACCAACCATCTTGATAACTTGTCTTTTTGCTTCGAGGTCAACTTTACTCCATTCTTCTTCTAAATCTTCAGGCACATTGCCTGTATTACTGTTAATTATTTTATCAGCCTTTGAATCCCCTTTATTTTGATTCACATCAACATCGGGCGATTCCAAAAAAACTTTTCCTTTTAAAGTAGCACTGCGAGAAATAACACTCATATATTCTTCAACTATATGAGTTTTTCTATCTTTCTCCTCCATTGTTTTTTTAGCTTTAAGATAACTAACATCATCATAATATATATTAAGATAACTACAAAGCCATTTCATTGCTTTTTCGCCATCTTTGTCTGCTTTTTCATAAAACAAATATTCGTATAAATTTTTACAACAATCCATACAAATATGTGTGTGCATTTTTCCATTAGCTTCTATTCTACCCAAATTCCCTTCATTGTATGCAAGGAAATATTTATCTTGTGGCAATGCTTTTCCACAACATGAACATACATATTTATCATACAATGGAACAAACCTATTAAAATATTTTGTCCAATTCTAATAAAGCTTTTGTAAGTATTCGGGTATCTTAGGCTTACTCTTTTTCTTTTCTGTTTTTTTAGTAAGATGGGTGCTTAATTGCTCTTTAGCTGAATCGTTAGAAGTATCTATTTCATCATTTATAATTTTATCACAATCATCAATAACTTCTTGATACGCTTCTTCGTATTCCAAGTATTTCTTATAATCAAGCTATCTTACACTTCCATCTTCTTCTTTATAAAAATTAATAGGGTCAAAAAAACTATTATAATCAACAGAATCTACAAGATTTGGTGTACCAAAGTCCCCAACAATTTCTTTTAGAGCCTGCTTATGCTCATCTTTTAAAGAATATTTCCAAGATTCTCCAAATTCCTCTTTTTTTCTTTGTGTCTCCATTTTCTTTTGAATGGCATCTAATCTTTTCTATTCTTTAGCAATGGCAGCTTTAGCCCTATTGTTTGTTAATTTAGCCATTTAACACACCTTCTAAACCTTTTAATTCCAAAAAATTTAATTAATCTACAATTTGAAACCAGAAGTCTCCTGCTTTCTAATCAACTGGTTGTTCTTTACTGATAGCGATATCAGGTAAATTATCCACTGTTTCCGCAATATTTTTATTATTTTCATTAATATTATTACGGAAAGTGTTGGCTAATCCAACTGTCACTTCCTTGATTAGAATTTTAAGAGACTTTCTGCGAGCAGGTCCAGCCATAAAATTCACCATCCTTCTCTTAATAATTAATTACTTCTTAGGTTTTCCCTAAAGCAATAACAACCAAACATCTCTGTTAATTACACCGTTCTATCTCAAACCATACATCTTTTGGTATTGTTTTACTACATTTTCCAGCTATTCATCGAAAATTGTGTCTGTTCCAGCATTAAACCCCAGACTATTAAAAAGAATCTTAGCCATCTTAACAGCTTTGTTATTATTGTCTATGTTTAAATAGGGTACTTGACCAGCCATAGTTCTAATATTGGTTTTATCAACTGGAACTTTATAACCGATTGCAGCTTTAGCATAATTTGGTAAACCAAACCCTCTAATATATTTACCATCAATTTGCATTGTGCGACTCTTAACTTCATTGGAATAATTTCCTTCTAAAACTTTAAAGGTATTTCCACTTACGTCACAAACCATGCCAACATGGTCAGCTTCTCCGGTACATTCTCCAATTCCATTGTCTTGCCAATCGTAAAAACACAAATCTCCAATTTGAGGCTTATAATCGTCTTTTTCTTCCCATCTTCCATTCTTTTGATAGAGAGCTATCATTCTATTACAACTACATTCAGGATAGATATATTCCGTCAAATTTAATCTCTCTCCAAGAGCAGAAACGGTAGCTGCACACCAAGGTTCTGTATACAGCATCATATGATTTGCTGGTAAGGGAATTATCCTATTATAAATATCAATAATCCATTTATGTTTACCATTGGCTACGCTAAAACCAACCCAACGATAAAACCATTCAACCGTCGTTTTTCTCAACTGCTATTCCGTCATCGTTAATTTCTCCTTGCCAAACTTCGTTTCTTTTGTTTTTGAGTTCAGCTTGTCGTTTCATCCACTCTTTGTGCTCTTTTGCATGTTGCAAACGAGCAGCTTGCCTTTCCTTGACTTTTTCAGGGTCGGCTAAATATGGTTTCCAGTTTTTTTGAAAATCTTCGTGAGTTTGCCACCATTCAGCTTTCATGTCTTCTAAGATATCTTCAAATGGTCTCTCAATTAAATCTTCCTCGGGAACTCCATTCTCTCTTTGTTTTTCTAAGTCCATTTGCCTCATTAAAGCATGACGAGCTTCTTGGTGTTTAATCCTTTTTCTTTCATTGCTCGCCTCTCTTGCTTTTTGATGGGGAGACTAAGGACCTTTTTTCTCTTCATCCGCTTTTTGACACAACTCTTGAATTTTTTCTTCAGACAAACCTTCGTATTCTGGGATTTCAGGGTCTCCAACATCTTGTCTATACTTCCTAGCTAACGAAGTATATCTATTTTCAGGCCAAGCAAAGAATTCATTTGCATAAACTCTATCACAATTTTTAGCCTCTCTACTAAACTTAATCATTGGATATCCTAAAAATGCAGAAGACCAAGCTTTTTGTTTTCTAATTTCAGGAAGCATCGAAACATATCCTGTAATTTTATGAGATGGTTTGGTAGTCCCATAAATAGAACCAAACACAAAATCCAGCTAATCTTCCATTGCAATGGTGTCAAGGATTTTGTATTCTAAAGATTCAATTACATTAGAAACAGTTTCTTTATCATATCCTGTTTCCTCCATAATTGCTTTAATCAATCTAAATCTTGTCATTGTATCACCTATATAAAAAGCCCCAAGCCACTATAAGATGACTTGGAGCTATTCTTTTAGTTTATATAGATTTCTTTATTCGAAAGAAATCTACTTTGTAAATTATTTTTCCTATTAGGCCTTTGCTACAGAGCTAAATTTTGCGTAGGGTACCCCGTCACGAGCCTCAATTGTGATAGCCTCACCAGTTGCGGGATTGTGACCCTTACGTGCATCACGATGCTTACCGCCCACAGTTAAAACTGAACCAACCTTGACCGCATCATTTTTGGCAATAACATCGAGGAGAACCTCGCTCATGCCCTTGATAACAGCCTCAATATCCTTCTTGGAAATGTCTGCGCAAACCTCAGTGTCCTTAATAGCAGCAATAAATTCATTCTTAACCATAATATTAAATACTCCTTTAAATCTTTTAAATTTTATTTTTAAAATTACCTTTTAAAACCTTTATTTATCAAGGCTTCCCCTTGACTTGTTTTATATATAACACAATTTTATGTCCTTGTCAAGAGTTTTTGAAAAATTTTTTCGTAAATTTTAGAAATAGTTTCTATTAATCTTCAGTATGTACTTCAACAACCTTGTGGGGTTTGTAGCTCCCCTTAGACTTGTTGTTGCTCCAAATACCAAGTTCAAGCATAATCTTAGAAATTTTCTTACAACGATAAACACCGTAAGAATCTTGAAAACAAATAGCGTTGACTTTATATTCGCCCCAACGCTGAGTATTTGCATCATTCAAAATCTTCTTTTCAACAAGCTTGTTATACTGATTAACACTAATTCTCTGAAGATTCAAATCATCATACTTACCCAAGAAAAGCATAATTTCAGGTTCTTCAGCAACATAAATTGTCTTATCACGACCTACATGTTCTCTATTAGTAACAGTATAATTTGCATCCTGTGGATTCAAACCAACCTGTCTATTCTTAAGAAGACCAACTCTCTCTAATTCTTTACGCTCGTATTTAGAAACCTTAATCATAAATTAATCAATCCTTTTTATTTTTAAATTTGGAAGGAGCGTTTCTATTCTTCCTTCCACCTACGCAGACATTATTTTTTTAAAAAGTTGCCGTTTCTACCTTATTTTATATGGAGAAAAAGAAGGTGGGGTTTTTCGCCTTATTCTTCTAGTTTTTCTTTTTTGCCGTATTTATTCTTCCAGTAAATTCTTTTTATTTCTTTTTCGTGTTCTGACTAACAAGTAGCACAACGCTTATGAATTCTTTTAGTGACGCTGTTATGTTCAATTTCTTTCCCACATTCACAACAAAAATACTACTTATTCGTATGCGTTTTCAATAATTTCGCACATTCATCGCAATATTTTTTTGGAGTTCCACCTTTTCCATAATTGCGAGAATAAGGCAATAATTTCCGACATTTTTGACACCTAAAAGTTCCAAATTTCCTCATTTCAAGCCATTTTCCGCACAAATAGAGGTCATTCCGACCCAATAAAATTACCTTTTCATCTTTCTCCGCTTCTTTGAAATCCTCTTTGTCCATAAATATAGGAGTTACTCCAAGTCCATGATTTATATCTATGAATCCTAAATCAAATAATACGTTTCTTTCTTTCGTGAGAGAAAAACTTGGCTTTAAATCAGCATCATTTCTTAACTTCTTATTATATTTCTCAAGATAATGTATATTAGGTCTACTTAAATAGTTTTCCTAAATTTTTGTCCATACATATAAAGTAAATAAATATTTAGCTCGTGCCATTGTAATTGGGTGATTCTTTACACTAACATTCTTACGCCTTGATTTAATATCTTTTACTTCTTCGTCTGTTATATAATATGTATCAAGATTTAAAAACCAGTTCAATACCGCTTCGGGAATTTTTATCTCTTTTATTTTCCTAAGCTAAGATGATTCTTTTAGGTTATCAGGGTCAACTTTCCAATTCTTCCAAGTTGTATCTACCAACTTATTAACTCTATTAAAAGTTACATTAGGGTCATAAGTTGGTACATACTTTTTACACTTTTCTTTAATCGTTTCTTTAACCCATGCTTTATTCCAAGAAGGCTAATTTCCAAGTGCATATTCTGTTTTAAAATACTTTACTAATAAAGCAGCATCTCTCTACCATTTTTGAGAAAAACCATTCTAAAGAACTTCCTGAATATAACCCTCTTCATCATAAATGTCAATCATAAAAAGATTCCTCCTTTATACCTTTTTCCTCTTCTTCAATTTCCTCTTCATGACTTACAAGCACTCTTTCAATAGAATACTTCTCATATAAAAACTCTAAAGAACCATTAGGATTCTTTTGAGGAAAATAATAAACAGAGGTCTTTTTTCTTATATTCTCGTATATTTGTCTTCCAACTAAAGCCCAAAGAATATTCTTGTTATAAGACTGTTTATCTACATAAAATAAATATATTAAATGGTTTGCTAATTGTTCTTCATTAGAACAAATATTAGTTAATAAATCTTGTCTTAAAATATTATATTCTAAATCTCTATCAAGAACCTTGCTTGGATTTACTGTCTTACTTGCAAATGCTCCGTCAAGAACTTTTTCTGTTCTTTTAGCTGCCCATTCCTTAATTCTACTTGATACTAAATCGTTAATTTGTTCATATATCTTTTTATTAATTACAAAACCATCAGACATTAAAGTATGATAATCAAAGTTTTGAGAAGAACGTACTTTTTCTCTAATATGGAAATCAACATTTTCAATATATTTACAAATTTGATTCATCACACAATTAGAATCAACCACAGGAAGAAAATGTTTATAATATCTAATAAATTCTTTTTGACTTTCATTTAATAAATTCTCATCTTTAGCTAACAACTCTTTTAAAGAGCAAGCAAATCTAAGCTGGCAATCTTGGTCGTTTTTCTTAACAAATTCATTGTATTCTTTACTTAAAGTGTTATATTTGTATCGGAAAAAATAAGGCTTTTTATCAGCTAAGAGAGAATTAAGAAATTCTTTCCTTTTAATTTCTTCTGGAGAATCTTCTGGATTTATATGTTGATATTGTTTCCAAATTGTTGCTTCTGCTTTAACATTTTCGCCAATCTTGGTTTTATCTCGCTACTACCTTTAGTTTCCTTAAAGGGCTAGACTATATCTTCATCCTTGTAAACAAGGAGCATGGCACTTCCAAATAAGGAATTTCACCTTAAATGTACTCCCTCTCGGGATAGTCGTTTGAGTTTAAGAATTGTTTTTAATTTCTAAATATTTTTGATATTTTCTTTCTAATCTTATATTACTATTTTCATACATATAAGATAAAAAATTTAACCCATCTTTTTGAGTAGTGAAAATCATGTTGTAAGTGTTACCAGAACATTCTTTTCTTAAATAACATCCAATTTTACTTTCTGGAAAAAACTTAAGGATTTCTTCTTTTGTATGTTCAGCCATATTTTTTGATGTAGTCAAACTAACCTCTAAAAGTTTTTTCTTACCAAAAAGCCCAAAAGTTCCGTCACCATCAAACAAGCCTCTCCAAAAGTGTCTCTTTAAATTATCTGGAACAAGAGAATAATCAATATCAAGAGTTAAACTTTTCTTTGGTGTTACTCCATATTTTATTAATTGTTTAGTTAAATGCTTACTGCATAATAACAAACTACTCATTTCAGATTCACATTCGCCACCTTGGGGTAAGTGTGTAAATGTTTTAAAAATTTTCACTTCTGCTTTTGTTCCAAAAGCTTTTTTGAATTGTATTAGTAAATCTCTATCAATTGAATTAACAACTACTTTTATATAATAAGATTTTGTTTCTTCATTATAAGTAACACACCCATCCGAGGCTAAAAATCCTAAAATATAAGCCTTTTCTTCAGTATCAATAACATCAAAAAAATCTAAATTCTTTATTAGGCGACTTTCTTTCAAACAGCCACAAGATTTTGTCATTCTTCTTTTGCCGTTAATGGGAAGATTATCTGAATTAACAATACAATCATTTCCACACTCACAGTGACACAACCACTTTTTATTCCCTAAATACTTTTGTACTTTTAATTTTCCAAAGGTCATTCCAGTTCTATCAATAAAATTCCATCCACCCATTGAATTTCCTCCTTTCTTTTATAATTAAACAATTCTTCTACCACAGGATTACCATATTAAACAACTTAGGCTTCCCCTGTTAGCCATTCTCTTAATTATCATTTCCTATAATTCCAAAAGTGAGAATGACACCCTATATTTATAGGTTCACCATGTAAATTTTTCTATTTGTTACCAAATAGCCAGACTATTTAATTAATCTGTCTCGATTGAGCCGCACAACACGACCTAACTCTATCTTGCAACAATTTTTCTTCTTTACTACCTTTTTCAAACAAAGGTAACATACCAACAAATGTAGAACAAATATTGGTAATTTGACCAATTCTTGTACCAAAACTGAATGTATCAGTATTATACAAATCCAAATCAGTCATTTCTCTCGCTGGCTTTTTGTGAGGTTTTTTAGCATTGTAAGTTACTACTCTTTGGTCTGGATAAACACCATTAATAAAATTTGGATTATCGCAAGTAAATATAATGTCATAGTCATAGTCACTTCCTGCCCAATGCATTGTATGTGCATCGTGGCAATTAACAATTACTCCACTATAACTGTACTTGTACCACTTTTTCATTTCTTCTGTATTCTTTAATTCAACAGGGTAATGCTCGCTAAAATGAGTGAGTGGGCTACGCATTGTGTCTACTTTAGTAACATTTCTCTTATTCCAAAATTGCGAATACATTTCTCCTGCATTTAACAAACCAGTTACTTTTTGACCAGTAGCAGCTTGCATAAAAGCATACCCATCAACTACAATACATTGAAAATTACCATGAACCATAATTTTTCCAAGACAAGCAAGTTCAATTTTTCTAATAATAAAATCTCTTACTTTTTCTTTAGAATATTTATCATATAACAAAGAATTATTTAAAACAAGAGACTTTAACCAATAATTATCGCTTGATTTCATATAATTTTCAATATTATCTTGAGTCAAATTTTCGCCAAGAAGAAATAATAAAGTGTAATAAATATTATCATAACTTACACCTTGAATATAATCAACTGTTGGTTTACAAACATTTTTTACCATTTCTGGCGTAAGATTTAAAGTTTGCAAAAATTGATAATTTGCTGTATTTACTTCTTTGTCTTGCTTAGGAGCATATTTGGTTACTCCCCAAATGATACCATTCTTTTGACAATTTTCTTCAAAACTTTCTTGAGAATCCCAAGCACTCCAAAGTTTTGCCATACCTTCTGTAAGAATAACATCAATATTTCTTACATCTACATAGTTGCCGTAAACATCTTTAATTAAATAATTCTCGTTGTTAAGTTCTTTACACCAGTCAACAAAATCAAATTCATTTACAGCCCCTTTTGTGAAAGCACAGCGGATACAAAATTGACAAGGAGTATAATCTTCTTCAAGGTCTTTTCCCCATTGTTCAGCCATTTGAGGACTAATTAAACCAGAACCATCGACCATATTAAATTCAACGTCTATTGTTCTTTCTTCGACAATATCATCTTGGTCTGCTGGTTGTTCAATCACAAAATCAACATCAACAGGCCTTACTTCTGAATAATCTGGAATTATACAAAATCTTGGTTTGGTAACTTCTTTTGTTGCACTCGAATATAAACCAAAATATGCATTATACTTACTAGGGGCGATTTTGTAATCATCCATATTACGTCCATTATCAAGCCTTCTCTTTAATTCTGGCAAAATAGTTTCTTCACAAAAAACTACTGTGCTTACTCGTGCTTGAGATGCTGAACAAGATAAACGTTTATAATGATACGTTACTTTCTCGTAACCGATAACTATGTCTTCATTTAAACCATCTTTATTTTTAACAGTTTTAATAATAGGCTCTCCACAATCAATAGTAAAAGAAAAACCATTTTCATAGATGTCTCGATAAGATTTGACATTTTCCATGCTTACAGTAATATACTGTGGTATAAACATCATGTTATAGATTTTTCTTTGTAACTCTTTAATTCTATCCCTATTATTCTTGCTGTTTTTTCCTTTTTTTAATCTATCTCTTTCAGAGTACCATTCTTCAAGCTGGACTCTATCAATCTTCTAACCAGTTATATCACGAATACTCTTTAGCATTTGACTATCTGCTAAAGAAACAATTAGATTGCTCTTTAAACAATCTTGAAAACTAATGTCTAAATTATAGCCGTTTTCTTTAATTAATGCACTGTTAAGCTTAACGGTGTAAAATAAACGCACTTAGTTACCTTCCTTCGCTGGAATTTTAAATAATTTGACTAACCTCAGTAATCATATCCATAATATCAAAACCATCAAGGTCAATATCTTCAGTATCTAATTTTGTTATAAATTCTAAAATTTCAAAAACTTGTGAAATATTATCTACAATATATAAATTTTCAAGATTTTCTGTCTCAACTTTAGGTCGATTAAATCTTGTCTCTTTACCATTCCTTACCAGAATCTTTAAATCTGCATCAGTTCTATTAAGAAAGCTATAATTATCATCAATTTGAATCCGTCCTAACATATGAACATCTTCTTTCTTCTCTCCATGACCTAATCCAAAATACCGCCATTTCGATTCATTACGTTTAAAAAACGGAATCTTATTTAAATAATCAAGCTTCTTCTGTAGTGATTCTTTTGAGCCTTTGGTAAGTAATATCCAATTATATTGTCGCCAGATTCCTTGTTCATCTTCTTCGGAATCTTCTAAAGCTTTCATTAATATTTCATTAGGCTTTACTAATGACCAAAATTTTTCTGATTCGTAAATTTCACTAACTTGTTCTTTAGTTAAATTTCTATAAATACTTTTGTATCCCCAGTCAACCAAATCATCTAAAGTCTTATTTAAACCATAACGCTAATTTAAAATAGCTACTACTGCCGCTGAACTATCTAACAAAACATCATCTACATCTAAAAAAATTGTCCTCTTATTAAGGTCTATATCTATATTTTTTACAATCTCCATCGGTTGCTTTAATGTATTCATCTATGCTTTTGCATTGCTTTTTTGCTTAAGAATTATACATTGTTGTACCTCTCTTTCTATATTTTTTTTGGACGAATTCACAATTCTCATTGGTATTCATCCGCTTTTCTTTCATGTCTGAATTGTAACACATGTTTCTATTCCTGTCAACTATTTCCGAAAATTTTTTAGTGATGTTCATAAACTCCTTGACTTTTCTATGTTTTGTATGTTATACTTTCATCAGAAGAAATATTCAAAATTAAAAATGTCAATTTTACTCATACAAAATTTTACGCATCTTACGGAAATGTTAAAACTACTCATACATTTCTTGACGATTGTAAAATGCTCCAGAATATAGAGAATTTAAGGGAAAAATTATCGTCCTTTATGGGGTACTCTAATATAGACTCTATATATAACAAAGAAAGACAATATGCCTGCGCCTTTATCAAGGCTTGGCATTCAATGCACTTTAGTCTTTATTTTTCTATATTTAAAAGATTTTTGAAAATTTAAAGAAAAGCTTATCAAAAGACTTGACAAGGAAAAATAATTATGGTATTCTTCTTTTGAAATAAAATAAGAAAGTAGGAGTATATTTTTGAGCAAATATGATTCTTTGTTTGTAAAGATTCCTAATGGAATAATAGAACTTTCTAACAGAGTAAATTCATATACTTCTTTAACATATCTATTTTTAGCCATTAATAGAAACATGCTTGGAAAAGTAAATAGTAGTATTTTATTTTTAGAAGAATGTTATGTAGATAATAGCATGGAAAATCAAAAAACTAAAGCTTCTAAAATTAGTAAAATTCTATCATCTTTATATCTTCTGTCAAATACTATTGTTAATAGAAAAAAAGAAATTATCTCTGAGTCAGTTATTGATATTCCTAAATATGGAGATTACTTTAATTGTTGTGAATTTGATATAAATACTTGTGAAAAAGATATTGAATTGCAAAAAGAAAAACTTTTAACACAATATCAAAGATTTCCTCAATATATGTTATCTATTGAACTTTATGATGAAATTATTATTAATAATTTTACTACTTTAAGTATTAAAGATTATTTAATAATTATGAAATATTGTTTAAAAGATAAAACAACAAAATCTAAACTTAAAGTAGATAGTTTACTTAATACTTATCTTTTAATTAAAATGCTTATTGATAGAAGGCAAGCATTAAACAAAACTTTTCCTAATGGTTGGAAATATAAAGAAGCTATTACTTTAAAATTTCTATTACAGAAAACATCTTTATCTTCTACTACTTTAAGAAAATATTTAGAAGCTCTTATTGAACTTGGATTGATTGAAAAAAACACTGTAAAAAAAGAAACTCTGTATAAATTAAAAAATACTTAAATAGAGGTAAAAATTAATTATGACTTGTATCGTTGGTTTTACGGATAAGAAAAATAATGTCACTTGGATTGGTGCAGATAGCCTTGGTAGTAATGGTTATACTCAAGATGTCGAATCTAATCCTAAAGTATTTAGAAATACTACTTTGAAAAATGTTGTTATGGGTAGTACTTCTACTTTTAGACATATTGATTTGCTTAAATATAGTAAAACTTTATTTCCTGAGATTGATAAATATAAAATTCCTTCTGGTGAAACTAAAGTAAATCATGAATATATGGTTACTACTTTTGTTCCTAATATTATTACTCTTTTTGAAAATGGTATTAAAGATAATGGAGATAAAGGTGGTAATTTCTTAGTAGGTATTGATGGAAAACTTTATGAAATTCAGAATGATTATTCTGTTCTTGAACCTTTGACTGGTTATTCTGCTGTCGGTTGTGGTGAGGTAACTGCTAAAGGAAGTCTTTATGCTACTACTAAATATATGAAAGATTTTACTCCTGAACAACATATTCTTACTGCTCTTGAAGCTGCTGAAAAGAATTGTTGCGGTGTCCAAAGACCTTTTGTTATTCTTAATACTAAGAATGAAGATATTATTATTGTTGGACTTGATGGTAAAAGAGAAATTATTAAGAAAGATTAAAGTTATGATGAATTATTTAGATTTTTGTGAAGAACTTTTTGATAAATTAACTCAGGATATTAGTCAAGATTATTCTGATTCTTCCTTTTTTGGTTTTAACAATTTAATTGATTGTAATTGGACGAGAGGAGATGGATTTACTTTTGCTTTTAAGATTCCTACTCTTAATGGTTTGATTTTCCACGAACATTTAGATGAATCGTTCATTTATGAAAAGTTATTTGTTCCTTGTGTTTATAGTCTTAGTCAACCAGCTTGGAAAACAATTTCTTATTTTATTTCTAACACAATAAAACAAGATTTTCTTAAACATTTAACGAAAGATTGGGTATTTCCATTATAAATAATAACTTAAAAATTTTATCTGTGGATTTTACAAGGAGAAAAACTATGTCTTATTTTAAAGTTTATATTATAAATGGTTCCGGTGGGTCTGGTAAAGATACTTTTTGTGATTTGGTTTGGACGGCTATGGACAATTTTGACCCCCATTGTCTTGTCCATACATACCATACTTCTGCTCCTGCTAAAAAGTGGGCTTCTTTAATGGGTTGGGATGAAGAAACTAAGCGACCTATGGATAGACGATTCCTTTGTGAATTAAAAGATATGCTTGATTATTGGGATAATGTAACTTATAAATATCTCAAAGAAAAAATTGAAGGAGTATTATACAATTATACCACCTTTGATAGAAAAATTTTATTTTTACATGCAAGAGAAGATAAAGATATTACATGGATTAAAGAATATTGTTGTAAAAAAGGAATTTATTGTAAAACAATTAAAGTCAATAGAAAAGTTTTAAATGAAAATAGTAAATATGGTAATCATGCTGATGATGATGTAAGTAAGTCAGGAATTGCTTATGATTACGTTATTGACAATAATGGAACAAAAGTTGATTTGACAAAAGAAGTCTATAATAATTTTATCTGTAAGGAGGATTTATTTCAATGAAAAATGAAAATAAAACTAAATACGAAGCTAATGTTAAACCTTATTTAGTTATGTCTGAAAAAAGCAACTTTGGCAAGAAAATTAAATATTATTATGGATTGCATGATGTAAAACAATTAGATAATATTCCTACTAATGAATTAGAGAATGGCGATATTGCTGTTGTTAAAAATGATGATAATGGAAAATATTATAAATTTATTTGGGTAAGTGATATTGATTGGCAATATGAAAATTGGGTTTCTTGTGGGGAGCTTGATTGGAAATCTAAAAAAATCGAAAGTGAGACTGAAAATATGATTGAAGAAAATAAAGAAAAACTTGTTCCTTTTCATGAAATGACTTGTGAACAAATGAAAAAGCAGTATCCTAATCTTAACATGTTATATGAATATTGTTGGGTAAAAGAATTACATTTGATTTTAGATTACTGTGATATCAAATTTACTTCTAAAAGCGAAACTAATCGTGAAGCAACAATTGTTATTAATTTTAAAAGTAATCTTATGAATAGTAACGAAAGTGTAACTATTTCAGTTAATATTTGGGGAAACTATGACAGAGAAGTAGGTAAGAAGGTTTATTATACCGATATCTTTGTAAACGAAATTCATGGTAACTGTACTTTAGCTATGCTTAGATTAATTGATGCTACTTGTGATACGCTTGAAAAAATGTTGGAAAATCTTAACTTGGATAATACCTATGGTGGAGATTATGCCAGAATTTACCATATCTTTGATAGTTTTAAGCTGTACAAGAATAATGAATGCAGTGATGATGATAGTTGTGACTGTGATGAAGAAGGTATGTAATAATGAACATTATTAAAAAGCATTACGTTATTAAGCAATGTCAAAAACTTGATAAATTAATTTCTATTCAGGAAGATATTTATAGAGCTTTGGAAATTGGATATAATCTTTGTGTAGATTTTGATTGTATCATTCATCAGGCAAAAGTTTATCTTAAAAATGATAAACATATTCAAGATGCTGGTTATCTGAATGAAAAATACTAAGGTGATAAATTGGAAGCTGTTCGTGAAATTCGAATTGGATGGGATTGTTATAAGAGGGAACACGAAAATGATGTAGCTGTCTTTGATGGTAAGAAAATTTTGGGTGTTGAAGAAGATTGTTATGTCACATGGGAAGATATTGATGAAAATTTTCAGTTCTTCTGGAAAGATTATGAAATTTATAAGAGTAAAGCTAATAAGATTATAGCTTCTTTTGAAAACGAAGAATATGATTTTGCCAATTTACACTGTATTGAAGATTTAATTTTGGAATACGATTTTCGTTTTAATTGCAAATGTCTTTCTACAAGAATTATTGAACATTTGTGTATGATTCGTAGTTTCAAGTTTGCTCAGAATATTATTAGTGAAGGTCATTGGATTAAGAATCAATGGAGTAAGAATAGTTAGATTTTGAGCGGGAAAGAAAAGAATAATCTTGGTATGAATGATATTTCTAATAAAATTGATGGTAATATTAATAGTACTAAAGACGCTAATGATATTAAGAATGTAAATGTTAAATGCTATAAAAATAATGGTGATGGCACTATGGATTGGGTTGACTGTCCTGTTATTATTACTGATGGAGACAATGATGTATATAGAATGCCTGAAGAATAA